CTGCCACCACGTTTTCTTACGGCACTTTCGGTTCCAAAAGTGCCTACCCATGAACCAATGTCAGTAAGTTAAGCTTTAGCGTTAAATCCCCTATAGGAGTCTAACATATTTTTAAATTGATACTTGACAAAAATGTCAAAATATGCGACCGCTCTCGCTATTGATCTTTTTCAGAAGTAGCGAGAGCGGCCCCTGTAATTAGAAATATATTTTCATTTACAGGAGGCACATATATGACTTTCGCTAGTAAAAGTTAAATAACAAATAACAGTACATAAAATACTTTGTTAAATAACATTCTTATAGGGATAGTTGAGCTTAATGCTCTTCTATCCCCATTTTTTACATTTTTACTAATAAAAATCACAGATTTGATAATATTCACGAAATATAAAAAATGGAGAGATTGTTGCAAATTAATAATCTCTCCTGTTTTTGACCACATTTTATAAGCCATAAGTTATAGTTGCTAAAATCTACCCAAAAACACCTGTTAAACACCCTCTTGAAATGGGCTAAAAATGGGCTAAAATGCGAAAAATGGGTTAAGCAAAAATCGCTTAACCCCTTATTTTTCAATACTTGTAGCTTAGTCTTCTACTTTAACGATTTCTTTCTTGTTGTAAGAGAAAATTGACTTTATAACTCTTTATAAGCCAATGTTCAAGGGTTTATTTTTATATAACTCTTTATAAGTCTTTATAAAAAACGATTCAAGTGGGTTAAAATTTGGGTTAAAATAGGTTTTAACCCATAACTAATATAATATATCATACTACTAGAGGCGATGAAACTCTTTGAGTTTCTTTACTTATTCTTATATTATCAGCGTGATTATATACCTGCATAGTAATTGCAATATTTTTATGCCCCATTATCATTTGTAAAACTTTAGGGTCCATTCCGTTTTCAGCGTATCTTGTGCAAGCTGTATGTCTAAGTGTATGTGGCGTAAAATCAGGTAATTCAATTTCATCAACATCTTTTGATTTGTTGTATGAGTCTCTTATTCCGTGAAAAGCTCTTACGAGTGTTGCCACTTTATGAAATTTATTTTCACGATTTAAAAAAACGAAATTTGTATAACCTTCAATTTCACATCCAGACGAAATGCTATTGAAATATGTTTTACGTTTATAATTCCTCATAATTTCAATTATATCATCTTGCAATGGAATGATTCTGTTTGTTTTATTCTTTGTTTGAGCAATGAAATGTAATGGTTTACCCTCAACTTTTTTATTTATCAACTGATGATTTACATTTACAAATTTTTGTTTTAAGTCAATATCATTCCAAGTTAAACCCAATGTCTCACTGATTCTACATCCGGTAGAAATCATAAATGCAATCATAGGATAATAAACAGAGTATATACAATGACTTTTGACATAATCAAGCAATACTTTTTGCTCTTCTCTGGACAATGGTTTTCTAGTTGAAGATAAAGATCCTCTTACATATTCTTTCATACAATCTTTAGCAGGATTTACTCTAATCATGAAATCATCGACAGCCATTTGAAATGCTGGGAATATTAAATTTTGATATAATTGGATTGTATTTGTAGAAAATTCTCTCTCATTATGCAAATATGCATAAAAAAGTTTCACATCAGATTTTCGTACATTTACAATCTTCATTTTTCCCAGACGATTAGGTTTGATATTTTTATTCGTGATATTAATATAATTTGTTCTTGTGGTTGGAACTATCATAGTTTTTGTATCTATATATTTCATAATTAATTCATACACCGTTGTTGTTTCTCCGGCATAAACATCAATTCCATCCGACAAATCTTTTTGAAGTTGAAGTTCTTTTTCACGAAGACAAATATCTTCTTTTTTACCATTTGGGGTTTTATCAGTTTTAACTAATTTCCAAGCATAAATAGCCTTTCGATTTCCGTCTCTATCTGTATATCTGTATCTATACCTCCCATCTTTCATCTGGTTTTCATTTTGTCTTAAATTCCTTCCCTTTGAATCTTTTTTCTGTGACATTTAGACCCCTCCCTTGCATAGGTAGTAGGAGCTAAATGGTATAATTTTTATTAAACCTATCATACTACTTTCCTTTTTTAATGTCAATATTTTTATAAGTAGTGTACTGAGTCACTGTTAATATACTCTTCAAATTTTTGTCTCTTGATTAGTCTCTTGCTTCCAACAGATAAGGCAAAAGGACAGTTTGGATCGGATATCATAAGACTCAATCTGTTAATTCCAATATTTGAATATTCAGCAGCTTCTTTTAATGTTAAATTCAATTTCAGGTGTACCGGAATCGAATCTTTTTGATCTACTTGTTCTAACATTTATGCAACACCTCTCCTTTAGTTAAAATAGGGTCATTCTCATATTTAATGAGTGACCCTATTTTTTACGATTCTAGTAACAATAATTATGCCATCTAGTCTTCAAGTAAACCTTTCCTTGTCTACCACCAGACTGCCATACGACTTTCTGAGGTAGGGTGCTACCATTTTCAAGAATCCATCTGGCATTCGCCCAGTTCCGCTCGGTCGGAGTTCTGTAGAAATTACCATCTGAAATACAGGCGTATTGTCTTTTCTGAAAAATAACACCCTCTAATGAGTTTGGAAACCTTTCATCTGCTACACGATTAAGAACTACTGAAGCTACATATCTTTGTTCCATATCATCACATGGCTGTGCTTCTCCAGCAATTAGATGTGCTAAAAGATAAACATCGTGTTCTGTATATGTATTACCACGACTCTCTTCTGGATAGAGATTTGCTGTTTCGATAAATGCTACACCTGATTCAGTTAAAATCATTGACCAACCATCAATCTCAAAAGCAACATCAAATGATGTATTCATCATAGATGTACCTAAGACTTCGGATGATTGATCTGGCTGTGCATAGATATTTACTTCTTCATGTGTATATTTTGTTACTGATTCTAAATTGTCCTGTGCTGCTAATTCAATAGCAGTTTCTAATGTAATATTTCCTGCCTCGACCGAGCAAGGCATGACAAACATTGAAGCGATCGCAAATAAAGCGACTAACGATTTCTTCATATAACCTCCTTTGTGCGTGTCAACGAGTTACTATATATCAAACCGATTAAGGTGTGATAATTTGTTTATTTGGTGTAATGATATTAGAATCAGTCTTTTTCTCATTCATTACAGATTCATAAAAGTCAGTAGAATATTCATTTCTCACATAAGAAATCTCATCTACGTTTCTTGCTTCGAGAATAATTCCCGCATTAGTTTCTGTATTCTTAGACACAAATACAAACATATGTTCAGTGATGTAAAAATCATTACATTTACAATCAAAATTTAATAATTTCCCGTCTTTTAGTTTACATTCATAATGGGTTTTCATTGCCATCTATATATTCTCCTTTTCTTCTTTGTTAAGTTCATTCTTTTGCGCTTTTAGTTCTATTTCAGCCTTGATTAGAGCAAATGGGAAAATAATAATCATGCATGGAATAGAAATTAACATCATAATCGCATAAACAGCCAACAATACGATTACAAATGGTACGAAACAAATAGTGACTGTAAGCATTTTTAAAACATCTATTATCCACATCTATATATTCTCCTATTTGTTCTTTCACGAATTACCATCTGACCAACCACAGTTAGGGCAATACCAATAAGTCACTTCTTCATACATTGGAATAAGAATCTGACAGTCTCTATATTCCTTATGAGTTTCAGATAATAAATCTTCTCCACATTTAGGACACCTACCTGTCTCCCAGTATTTATCATTCATATTTACTCTCCCTGATACATGAATTTAATAAATCTTGAAATATCTTCTTCTTCATATGCTACAAGCTCTAATTCCTTAATATATCCATCAGAAAAAGCATTGGCTAAAACAAAATACTGTGCTAATTTAGATTTAAGATTAATTCTATCTCCTTCAGGAGATACCAATTCAATCTTACCTTTACATTCTCCAATAACCTTAAATAGAGCATCTACATTACTTACATTCGCTAATTTCACTACTCTCACCTCTTTCTTTTAGAGCTTCTTTCATCTCCATTAATGTATAAAATCGACCATATTTTTCTCCTCGATTAAATGCTTTGATAATTAAGCGTTTTAATTTGTCTTTTGGAGTATCAGAAGACGGGAAGTTTAAAACTTCCTCATCCTCTGTGATAAACTGGTTAATCTCTTTATCAATTAGTTCGATCAAACTATTCGATTTGTTAGATAAACTTAGATCATTCATAAGTGTCTTTCTCATCTCCTATTTCTATATTCTCTTCTTTCTTGTTGGAAACTTTGTAAAAGTGATAACAGGTTGCTAGATATGGAATAAATAAAATAAGAACTACCATTTGATAATGTAGAATCCATCCAAGAATTGTAATCAAAATACCAATATCCCAAATTGCTATAACTGGTTTTGACTGAGATAAGATTTTAGATATGAATTTTAATGGATGAAAAGATAATTTATGTTTACTCATTAATTAATACCTGTGGAACCAATTCCACCGCGAGATTCAGTGTCAAGATGCTCTACTTCTTCAAACTCAATCTCTGGTTGAATCTTCTGAATCTCAAACTGGCAGATTCTATCATTCTTATGAATCACAGTGTCTCTTAGTGCAACTGCTGGGAAATGCCACTGATCATTATCTCCACTGTATGAATTATCAATCTGACCTACAGAGTTAGCTAGAATAATACCAAAGTTTTTATATGTACTACTACGAGGATATACGTTGGCTTTATATCCTTCCGGTAGTTTCATTCCTACACCAAGAGGAATAAGTTTAAACTCACCAGCTTTCATTTCTACATCTTTTGCAGCTCTAAGGTCAATAAGATCACCTTTAGAAATCTTCTCGATTTTATCAATCTCATTATCAAAGTATTTAATTTTAATTTTTTCCATGTTATAAATTCTCCTTTAAAAAATTAATGTATTCATTCCATTTTCCAATAGAGTGTATATACTCCTTTGGTTTTAACCTTTTTTGTCTCATATCAGATTTAATGTTCTCTATTGGGTTCTTTTTTGTTGCTAGACTCTTAATAAAATTATTAGTGATATATGATATAGCTAAAATGCTTTCTGGAGGGATTTTAGACGTTATATTCTTATACATATATAAATCCTCGTCTGGTATTTTATAATCCTTATTCTTAGGCAAATTCTTGCTTGAAAAAGGACTAATATTCGCACCACTGGTTTTAGGTTTTAATAATGGAATAATTTTATCAGAGTCGTTATATTTAAATTTAAATATGACCTCTTCATCGGATTCTAATATATCAAACACTAAGTTGTTACCAATAGAATCAATTACTTTAAGTATATTATGTCCTCTTACAATACTGGGGATATAAGCTTGCAGAATGTTTTTAGAATAATGATATATTCTATTATTGTTACTACAATCAATATAAACATCAATATCTTCATAGCTGCCGTTAATCTTACGAGGAAAATCATTTGTACTTTTATCAACAGGTGCTTTTAGTCTGTAGACACCTTTAAATTTATCTATCATGTATGACATATATTCTCCTTTTTGATTTCGAAATTTTTTATACATACATTTTGTTGATTCGTTTTTGCTAATGCTATCTTCTTATAATATAACAAGATTGTTTACACATACTTCGTGATATTCATTTATACTTGGTTCGAAAATTTTGATGACACCATATTCTTCATCTAAAGTTTCTACATATTCACAAGGATAATACTGTCCATAAATGTCACTTTGCAATCCTATTTTCTTATGTTGATTAACAACTAAATTCATATTTATTTTTACTTTTGATATGAAATTTATATATTCAGTCATATATTTCTCATGTGATTTTCTTGTAATTGACATTCATTTCTCCTTCTTAGTCACAATATAAAATCACTTGTCCTTGTTCAAGAGATTGCTTAACGTCAATCACTCTTTGATTTTTTGAACCCCTATAAGCAAGAGTGATATCGTGTTGTTTGTCTATATATTCTCCATCAACAACCACATCACAAAGTTTTACGATCTCTCTACGTTTCCAATTACTCAATCCTTCTTGAGAGAGACATGATGGTTGACCTCTAAAAATATTATCCACTTTATATCCGGTATATAACCAAATGGTTTTCTCAGGGAATGAAAGGCGAATTTCTTGGGTAAGAGATAAAATACCATCAAGATTTTGATCTGCTAATGGCTCACCACCTAAAAATGAAATACGTTTGATATATGGTTTATCAATCAGCTCTAAAAATTTATTTTTTGTTTCTTCTGTCCATTCTTTACCACCATTAAAATCCCAAGTATCGGGGTTGAAACAGTTATAACAATGTGGATTAAATGGACACCCTTGGACAAAGAGGGCTACGCCACAGCCCTCTCCGTTGGATACATCTAATGATCTTATCTGTGAATATCTCATCATAAATCCTCCGCAATATCAGTTAAATGGACATATCTATTTTTAATCTCTTCTGTGCGACCAGAATTCCAGAAATTTACACCAATATAGCCACAGGTTCTTCTTGCTACGTTCATTTTTGCTTGATCTCTATTGCCGCAATTCGGGCATTCCCAAATAAGTTTATTATTTTCATCTATAATTTTGATCTCACCATCATACCCACAAACCTGACAATAATCAGATTTTGTGTTAAATTCAGCATACATAATCGTATCATAAATAAATTTAATAACTTCTAAAATTGCTTTTGTATTTTTTGTCATATCAGACGTTTCAATATACGAAATAGCTCCACCTGGGCTGTGTTTTTGAAATTCTGATTCGATTGCTAATTTATCAAATGGATTGATTTTTTCAAATACAGGAATATGATAAGAATTTGTAATATAATCTCTGTCTGTAATTCCCTTAATAATTCCAAAACGTTTTTTCAAACATTTTGCAAATTTATATGTAGTTGATTCGATCGGAGAACCATATGGACTGTAATCAATATTTTCCGCATTCTTCCACTCATTACATTTATCCTCGATATGTTGCATAACTTTTATTCCAAATTCTTTTCCAATACCATTATCAGAATGAGAATATCCAGTCATATATTTTACACATTCATATAATCCAGCATATCCTAGTGAAATAGTAGAATACCCACCATAAAGAAGTTTATCAATTTTTTCACCTTTATTTAATCTTGCTAATGCTCCATATCTCCACAAAATAGGTGCAACATCCGCAGAAGTACCTAATAATCTCTCATGTCTAGCTCTTAATGCTTTATGACATAACTCTAATCTTTCATCAAAAATTGTCCAAAAGTCATCAAGATTTCCACCAGAAGATAGTGCTACGTCAGGAAGATTAATAGTTACAACACCTTGATTAAATCTCCCATAATATTTAGGTTTATTATTTTCATCAATATATGGCGTGAGAAAACTTCTACACCCCATGCAAGGAAAGCAATTTCCATCGCCATTTTTATCAATTTTATATTCCAACATTTTTTTCTCTGAAATATAATCTGGAACCATCCGTTTTGCAGTGCATTTTGCTGCTAATTCAGTTAAATACCAATAAGGAGAATTTTCGAAAGTATTATCTTCTTCAAGAACATAAAGAAGTTTTGGGAAAGCAGGTGTAATCCATACACCGATTTCATTCTTTACACCTTGAATACGTTGTTTTAATACTTCTTCGATAATCATAGCAAGATCATCTTTTGTTTGTTTATCTGACACTTCATTAAGATACATACAAACCGAGAGAAAAGGAGCTTGTCCATTTGTTGTAAGCAGAGTCACAACCTGATATTGAATTGTTTGAACACCTTTTTTAATTTCTTCTTTAAGTCTCATGTCAACAATATCATCAATAGTATTTTGAGGAATTTGACCTTTGGGCTTTAATATACATAACTCTTCCATGACATTCTTTCGAATCTTTTGTCTGCTCACATCAACAAATGGTGCTAAATGTGATAATGTAATGGTTTGTCCACCATATTGAGAACTTGCCACCTGTGCCACAATTTGCATAGCAATATTACAAGCTGTTGAAAAACTATGTGGTTTTTCAATCATTGTTCCACTGATGACTGTACCATTTTGCAGCATATCTTCCAGATTGATCAGATCGCAATTATGTAATGCTTTTTGTCCAAAATAATCAGAATCATGAAAATGAATAATACCTTCATCATTTGCTTGCACAATTTCTGGTGACAATAAATATCTTCTAGTAATATCTTTACTAACAATACCTGCCATGTAATCTCTTTGTGTTGTTACAAGCTTTTCATCTTTATTAGAGTTTTCTGTAGACCAATATTCACTCATACCAGTTAGTAATTCTTCAATCTCTTCATCTGTTGTGTTTTCATTTTCTCTCTGGAATTCACGAATACTTCTATATCCCTCATATGCTTTGGCGGTGAGTCTCTGCTTCTTTGTAATCAACTTATCATATACCATTAGCTCGATATCAGAGATGTCTACTTCATTTTTATCTCTACACTCTTCTTCAATTTCATTTGCAATATCTTCTGCAATTTTAGGTTTTACAATACCGGAACCATTTTTCATTGCTTTAAGAATTGCATTTGAAATTTTTGATTTATCAAAATTAACCTCTGTACAATCTCTTTTAATAACTACCATTAACATTCCTCCTGTGTGATAAAAGTTCTTCTATACCATCTATCTGTTTTCTTCTCACGAATATCACTAATAATACGCTTCATACTACCGTTAATATCTTCATGCTTATCAAACAGGTAAACTAACTGATTAATATTGAGCAAAACATCTGAAAGCTCCTCTATAATATTATCCTTTGTTTCGTCTAAAGTCTTAGGAGTTAATCCCTTCGTAGCTCTCCGATATTTTAAGCAAGCCTGAATTAATTCAGCACATTCTTCTGATAATTGGCAAAGAATTTCTTCTTCGCCCAGCTTATCAGCAATTACATTTGATTTCTTACTCATCGCTTCCCACCTTAATCAAACACTCGTATTCATTGTCCTTCATGCATACTTTTTCAAAGTTACTCCAACTCTGATATTTACTAGGCTTCGCCATAGCACGATAACACTCATCTGATCGTGGACAATTATTGCTCCAACACATTGTAATATCTGGCATATCACACCTCCTCTCCACATATAAGAACTGTATACACCGAAGAATCATCTGCATTAGCATGAGTTCTTTTAGTTTTAGTTCCTGTAATACAATATTCTCTATTTCCAACTTGGACTGTGACGAAACCTTCTCTATTCAATAGTTCTCGTCCAAGTCCAAAGCAAGTAGTATAATTGTTGTAAATAATCATCACCACCTATCTATATATTCTCTTTTTGAAATTGACATCTCATATTAAATGTTTTTCTTACATAAGATATGAATTGTAAGCATCTATGATATCATCCACCACATCGTAAATTTTGTCATTAAAATGATTTCTAGTGATGTGATCTGCTAACACTTCTACACCCTGAAAATCGTATTCATCTGCCTTAATTCGTCTATTAGCTTCTTCCTGGTTATCTCCTCTAAGAGACAAACGCTGCATACGCGTTCTCAGATTGGCATAAATATAGATAACATACATTTTAATATTTTTATCCTGTAAATCTCTCACCCCATCTGGTGCAAGAATTGCAATAGTATCAGCATCAGCTCTATGACAATCTTCTAATGCTGTGCCATAATACCAAGTACCTTCTACAGTTTTATATTTTTTCCATTCAGCAAAGAAATGTTCATTGATTTTCTTCTTAAAATCCTCTTCTGAAATGAAATGATATGTAGAATGCTGTTTTTCACCTTCGCGCATCGGACGAGATGTATAAGTGATCATAGGCTTAAAACCATATTCTTCAATGAGTGTTTGTTTAATATAATCTTTTCCGCTTGCTGATTCTCCTACTAAAACTAACATAAATTCTCCTTTAAAACATTTTCATAAATTCTTCTTCTGTAATAATTGGGATGTTTAAATCTTTTGCTTTCTTGGATTTTCCTGAATTAGAATCTTCATTACAGATTAGATATGATGTTTTAGAACTAACAGAACCAGAAACTTTACCACCATTTGATTCAATTACATTCTTCAGTTCATCTCTATTGGAATAGTGATTTAACGAACCAGTAATTACAAAAGTCTTTCCGCTAAGTAAATTAGTGGATTTACTTACTTCTGGTTTATTAAAATTGAACTCTTTAGATAATTCAAAGACCATAGCTCCATAATCCATAAAGTAAGAATCAAGAGATGTGATTATAGAATTACCAACACCAGAAATACTCTTAAACCTATTATTTTTAGGATTAAGCATTATCATAGAACGTATAAACTCACCAAAATCATATTCACATTCTTTTGCAATAAGTTTACTTGCTGTTTTGCCAACCATAGGAATAGATAGTGCATAAATGAAATGCTCAAGATCTGTTTCACGACTTGCTTCAATAGATTTTAGAAGTTTATTTACGCTATGAGAACTAAATCCAGATACATGATTCTTCCAATACGAAATAACATCGTTTGGTAGATTATATAAATCCTTAAATGTAGAAATCCATCCTTTGTTAATTAATAATTCTAGTGTAGCTTCACTCATACCATCAATATTAATAGCGTTCTTACTACAGAAATGAACCATCTTGCCTAACAATTTACCTTTACAATCTGGATTAGTACAAATAAGAACTTCTGAATCGTTCTCTTTAACAATCTTTGTAGGCTGACTACAAATAGGACATTTATCAGGAATGCTAAAGTTGCCACTTTTGTCAATGCTATCATGCACTTTAGGAATAACCATATTAGAACGATATACTCTAATTCTATCTCCAATTCCAAGCATCATATCTTTAATATATGTAATATTATGAAGTGTTGCTCTGGTTGTAACGGCTCCATCCAAATCAATTGGATCAAATACAGCAATTGGATTAATAAGACCTGTCTTTGATGTATTCCACTCAATATCTTTTAATACTGTTTCATATAAACTATCTTCATATTTAAATGCAATCGAGTGTCTAAAGAATTTATCTGTTCTTCCCATTGATTCAGCTAATGAATAATCATCTGTAGCAATAACTGCTCCATCATACGGAATACTACGATTATCAGCACTGTTACGAATTCGTTCTAATACTTCTTCTATATTATTTTTATCACATTTAAACATTGGTACAATTTCAAAACCAATATTATTTGCTTCAATAAGATCGTCAAATACTGATTTATGTTTAAATCCTTTAATTACCCTCCATGCGACAAATCTCATGTTGCGACTTTCAGCTAATCTATTAGATAAAAGCTGCAACGAACCTGATACCAAATTTCTAGGGTGTCTATATTTTGTCTCTACAGGAAGAGATGCATTAATCTTGTTAAATGTATCCCATCCAATAATTACTTCTCCGTCAATAATTAGTTCATCTTTATATGGAATTTTCTTAGGGACATTCTTGATTGTAAACACATTAGACAATACTGAAACGCCTTCAATACCATTTCCTCTTGTTTCAGCTGATACCAGCATTCCATTTTTATAATATAATGAGCAAGTTAATCCATCACATTTCACTGACACAAAACAATCTTTTTCACTAATAAATTTCTTTAAATCATTTACAGACTTCGTTTTGTCGAGTGATAGCATTGGATGATTATGTTTTACTTTATCAAGACCGTTTAATACAACATATCCTACATTATGAGTTGGACTATTGTTATATACAACATCCGTTTCCTTTTCTAATTCTTTTAGTTCTTCATACATATTATCCCAATCGTAATCACTCATAATTGGTTCATCTGAATAATAGTGTTCTGAAGCTTCATTTAATATATCAATTAGATATTTAATTTTTTCTAATTTATTCATATATTTACTCCATATTATTTACAACTGTTTTCTTATCTTCTTTATATTCATCTAGTAGTTTATCTGCCATGTCTACTACACCAGCTACATAACTGATAAATACCTTTTCACCATTTTCAATTCCCCAATCAATAGCTTCATTAATTAGATCAAATGACTTTTTATAAATTGTATTTTTATCCATATTATTATCTTCCTTAACTTTATTATCTTTTCTTATTCTGTATGTTAGAAGTCCCAAGTATTGTTCAAGATATAACCTTACATGTTCTATAAATTCTTCATTTAATACATTATATTCATGTTCACCCGTAATAAACATACGCATAAATTCTACAAAAGTTCTATCCTGAAAATAATTCTTATGAATACAATAAAGTTCATCATAGAAATCTTTTAATTTATTATTATCCATATCTTACTCGCCTTTATACATAATCAATTCTTTAGAATATGGAAGAGACTTAACCCACTCAATAAATGACTCAGACCATTCTGTGAGTTTGTGATTTTTACGCTGGAAATACATATTACGAATATTCTCATAACTCATAGTGATTGTAGATTTGTACAAATATGAAGAAGGTAATAATCTACGAATTTCTTTAAAATAATAATAATCTTTGGTGTCCAAATATTTTTCTCTTAGTTCATTTAACTGGATTAATAATACTTCCCATACTAAACACTGTTCAAATAAATCTTTATTCTGAGAAGTATTTATATCATCTCTAAGTACAACAGAAACTTGAGATTGCGATACATCCATCAAAGACGATATATCACTTTGTTTCATTCCCGCCTTTTTTAATCTTTTAATTTGATCTTTCTTTAATAAATCAATCTTAGATGATTGCTTCCAATTCAAATAATCTGCATACATATTATTGTTTCTCATTAAGCAATTATTACATTCTCTTTTGATATTTTCTTCTCTTGTTACCCATTCCAAATTTTCTGCCGAATTATCATTTTTATTACAATTAATATGATCAACCGTATCGTACTGATTCGGATTATCTATCCAGAGATATGCGACTAATCTATGCAACAACCATCGTTCCCCGTTTCTACCGCCTATATTTATTTCCCAATACCCATTTTTAGTTAGTGACGGAGAAACCTCTCGTTTCGGAAAAGACCTGCTTCTTCCTAAAGTGTCTGTGTATGTAAACGGCAACGAAAAGATTCTTCCATTTTTATACACTTCATATTCTCTTCCATTTTCGCATCTATATAATTTATATTCATCCGTTTCGTATGGATAAAAAATCTTTTCGGTTTGATTAGATGTTTTTTTTGTTAAAATCTCAACAATTCTATTATCTTCAACTTCAAAATCTTCGATTTCAAATTCTTTAGAAGTTCCTTTGTGCATAAAGCTTGAAGAATTTCTAGTTACCCCAACCTTATATGTATCAAATTCAGCCATAAAATACATTGGTGCAGTAATATCTACACAAACCATGATCTGACGCATGAATTTATTATGAGATTCGTGTCCATCATGAACAGCAGCTTTAATAAGACGCTGCATTAGTCCTAAATCATTCTTACCTAAAATGGTTTTACCCTGTGGTGGAATATCAAATGTACTATCACTTTTACTCCAGCTTTCTAAGGGATTTCTTGCGCCTCTGATAGCCCCTTCAAAATTAAATACTTTAGTATTTTCAAACTTCATCCTCATCATCCTTTCTTGTTAAATTAATATCTGGTTCTTTCACCCAGTCATTGCAATAATCATTCTGACCAGCAGGTGTCCAGTCACATAAATATTCGTTAATACAATTCTCACAAAGTTTTCTCATAGATATATTCTCCTAAACATCCATATTTACCCACCATTTATCATTTCCACAAACAGCTTCCCATTTATTTTTTGTACAAGACACTAATTCATCATATAACTCTTCAGTTGAACCCCACATGGTTTTAACCATGTGACTCTTGAGAACTCTTTTCCACTGAAAAAGATATTTACCAAGCGATTCTTATTATCTGTTGATATTAACAAGATAATTTACTTTCTTATTATGTGCTTCAGCATATTCAATTTCAGATTTTGTTGAGTTTCCAATATATCCATTGACATTGATTACGAAAATTTCATCTGCCATATCAATTTTTCTCTTGTGCATATCATCTAACATAATCTTCTGCTCATCTGTAAATACATCACCTGAATGACCAAAACACCCAACTGAAATTACAATATAACCATTTAAAGTAAGTTCTTTTTGAACTTTCATAAACTCGTCTTTAAATTTTGTACTACCACATAATGTAATCACTTTATAATCTTTTAATCCTTCACGACATATACCTTCTACTGAACTTCCACACATAAATTCATTACATTCTTTTCCTGTTCTTGGGCAACACATATTCTTTATAACCTCCTTAATTTTCACATGAAAGTTTAGTTTCCTGTTGATTTATTCTAAGTCAACAATATTGTATCTAATAGTATCATCGTCATATTTCTTGGTTTCTAATATTCCATCAACATATTCTCCAATTTTGTCTGAATATTTGGTATATGTATTACTGCCAGAAATATTATATTCTACACCATTATATTCAACAGTAATTCTATAAACTGTTGGATGCGATTGTGGTATTATAGTTTTAGTCGCAGGAAGATAATACATTGTTGTATAAGCATCCCTATGATATTCATCTATTATTTTTACTTGAACTGTAGATGTTTCATTACTAATGCATTTTGAACAGCCAACTAAAGAAAGCACAAATATAAACATCATTGCAATACTATATAAAACCTTTTTCATGATATTTTTCACCTCGATTCTCCACATGAAATAATGGATTCCTGTTACTATATTATTCTCCTTTTAAAATCTCTTTTGGGCAGTAAATAATCTTCTTACCTGCTTTCTGTGCTTTACAAATTGTTGACCAAACACCACCAGATTTATTACCATCCCAAATTGCAAAAAGTACATCACAATGATCAACCATATATTGATCTCTCACATTGTCACAACCTTTATAGAATTTATCTGATAATTCAACCCATTCATCAGCTTCATCCTTAATAAAACGATAATACTTATTTGAAGAGTTATAGTCTTTACAAGGTAATATACAATGTAGCTTTAAATTCTTTGTCCCATTTTTAACAACAGACATAACAAAGCCAAAGCTAATATCACAACCAGAAGCCATTCCACAATATGCGTCAACATATGTATTACTCAATATTGCAACTTCTGCCATTTTTGTAATTTGTTCAGTTAGCCAATTAGTAATTTTGCTCCACTTTTCATCCATCTCATCTTCTGGTAATCCTAATCTCTGAGGTCTATGACCTGTTAATGCTACCTTCATTTCTCCCCCCCCCCTAATTTTCACAAGAAACTGTCGTTTATTAATTTTTATCCTATTGAAAAAACCTTATCTCTCCTACCTGCAAATCATTATCAAATAATACCTTGCATCCTTGATAATATTTACAATCATAGGGATAATTTGAACCATCTATATTGCATTTTTTCATAAATAATGCCGTTGTCTCATTCATTACCATATATGCAGTTTTTGTAAGATCTCTTTCTTTTATTAATTCGCATATATTTGTATTATCAAAAGAAAAATTTATATTTGTACTATTCAATTTACAACCTCTCTTTCATATAAATAAAGGACAATAAATCCGTCTTTCATTGGGTTTTACACCTTTATCATCACATGCCATGTCTTCCAATTATCATCATATTCATTATCATCAACTACAATAAAGCCTTGTTTTTCAAGGGTTTTCACGATTTCAACTGCATCAGTTTGTCCCAAACCCTTGATTTCTCCTATTTTTCTTAATTTTTCCATTTTTACCTCCAAATTCTACCAAATGAAAGAACGATTTCCTTCGATTTTTGAGTCTCTGAAACACCCTATTTATGGGCATTCCAGAAATCCTCTACTGTATTATTCTCTTAAAATACTAATTTTGGATGAGCTGTGTCATATAAACACTGCTGTAAGTGAGTCTGTTTCTTACTTACGCCCTCTTTACTGATAGCCATTCTCAAAGCACCAGTTTGAGCAACCAAATCACATTTTTTCTTTGCTCTTGTAATTCCTGTATATAATAATTCTCTTGTTAAAAGGGAATATGAAGAAAAATCAATGCCGAAAATAACATGGTCGAACTGAGAACCTTGAGACTTGTGAACTGTAATTGCATAACCAAGTTCAATACTATTAACTTGTGTTCCTTCTACGTATACCTCTCCAATACCCATAAATGAAATAAGTACTGCTTTATCTTCTGGAAACACCTTTTTAATAATACCAAGATTGCCATTAAAAATAGGTGGATTGGTTTTGTATGTATTCTGTGTATTGATAACTTTGTCTCCTTCTCGAAGAATTGTTACTTTGTCCCGTGATACAACCTCAATCTGTTCTTTACTGTCGTCTTCTGGATTATATAAATCCTGAATTGTATTATTGATGTTATAAGTGCAAGCATCACCTTGTTTCTTAACAGGAACAAGTATTTGAGTTTCCATAACATTGAAGTTCTCTATGTTCATTGCTTCTGAAAATCTCTGCATTATTTTATAGAAAGTATTACTTTTATCTGAATAACAATCTAATGATAAATCCTGCAATTCTCCTCTTGTCTCTGTACCAACCCAGTCTTTTTCTACAATCTGTATTCCTTTACGAATACGTCTTGCTTCTGTAACAATAGCTGATGCTGCTGCTTGTCTATGTACTTGACTAAGATATACGGTAGGAATCTCAAGAGAATTGATCATATCAAACGCAATATTGCCACATCCGATTGACTCTAACTGTCCCATGTCTCCAAGACAGATAAGCTTTGCACCTGAAGGGATTGCTCTTAAAAGATAATAGAAAAGATAAGCATCAACCATTGAAATCTCATCTACGATTACAATATCAACATCCAACGGGTTTTCATCATGATATGTAAAACCATTCTTGCCCCTTTCATCAGTGCAAGGATATTTAAGTAATCTATGAATTGTATATCCTTCTTCTCCTGTGATTTCAGCCATTCGAGAACTTGCACGACCAGATAAAGCACACTGTACATATACATAATCTTTCAATGCTTCAAGAAAAGCAGACACGGATGAACTCTTACCTGTTCCAGCTTCACCATGAATAATAACTATATTGTTTTCAAGTGCTTCTTTTACACCCATTCGCTGTTCTTCTGTAAACTGCCAACCATTCTTATGCTCGACATGCTTGATTGTATCTTCCCAATCGCCATATGTAATCTCTGATTTTGCGTCTCTTAATCGGATTAATTCTTTGGCAATTTTATCTTCAATATTGTAGAATTTTCTAAGACCAATCTGTGTCTTATCTTCATTCCACCACAGCTCATCACCCATGTCATGAATTGCTTCTGTAATATTCATATCGGGAACATCTTCACCAAGTTCATCAATAATTGCCCCCATTAACTCATCAGGTGTAATCCATGAACAACCATTCTGACCAGAATCTTCAAGGTATTTATAGATAAAAGCACTAATACGTTGAGAACAAAATTCTTCCATTCCACTATCAAGTGCTATTTTATCTGCTGTTTTCCAACCGATTCCTTTTACTTCATTACATAAGATATATGGATTATTTTTAACCTTTTCAACAACTAAATCAGGTGAATTATATCGTTCCATTAGTCTATTCACCATATTGTTCGTAAGGTTATACTGCTCCAACTCTGAGAAGATTTTTGCTAAATGGATATTCCGATTAAATCTTTCAATCCATCGTGCAGCCGTGTCTAATCCACAACCTCTGACCTTTACCAAATCTTCTGCCTTGTTATTCTTCAAAGAATCAAATGGATCATCCAATGCGTCATACATATTTTCAATCTGAAGTGGGGTGAACAAAGTGGACAAGAATTTCTTCTGTCCAACTTTGTCATTCTCATTAAAGGTAATGGCACTATAGATTGATATGATATTGTATTGTCCTCCCCATTTGGGATCTTCTACATAATCTGCCACTAATACGTATGGATTACCTTCAACCAACTGTGGCATTGTACCTTTGATTATGATTTGATTGAATTTGTCAGTCTTAGGTTTACCCTCTTTGACCTTATCTACCGAGACAACAGCAATTCCAAATTCATTTTTATAAAATCGTATTCTCTCTACACTACATATAATTTTTATTCTATTTTCTGATGCCATTAGTCTTCACTTTCCTTTTAATCAACTTTTGTTCTTTCAGATTGAAGTAGCAATGTACCGTCTAAATGTATCTCTTGAACTTTATTTACTGTATGTTGGTAAATTGTGTCTTTGTAAATCATTGGTCTGAAACTATCGTCCCTTCTGATTCCTGCCACAACAATCTTTGAACCTCTGCTTAACCAACTTCTTTCAAGTACAGTCTTCTTATCACTATTCGGATCAAGCTTTGCTGAAATTTGTTTATTATAAAATGCATAGTGACCTTTATTAAACTTCACATGTACTGCACCATACTTTGTAAGAAGTGTAACCATACAATGCAAATTATCAGCATTGATAATTGTTCCTGCTATTCTTGAAATCTTAAATTTAGGCATTTTCTTTGGTGAACCATCAATATAGCGAGTGTAATAATCGTAAGGTTCTGGTTCTTCTGGTAAATCGAAGAAATTAACTATGCCATATAGTTCTTCATTAATATTCTCCAATTCATGCTCACCATCATAGAAACTTAATGCTTGCATAGACCAAGAAGGCAATGTACCATCAGCATATTGATTCCAAACAGTTTTAAATAAAGCTTCATTATAGAGATTCAATGTATCAGTATTGTTAAACCAATCCTTTAATGGCTGAATGTATTTATCAACCTCTTTAGTAAACAATTTTTCTGATACGATATAATATTCTCCTTTTATTTTAACTACTGAGTCTTCTGTGAAATGTTCCTTGAAGAAAGGCTGAGAATTGTTGTCGAGAATATAATAACCATCATGGTATCCTCTTTTTGGTACTTTCTTTCCTTCATCTATATGCTTTTCATACAATCCTTCATCATCTAAAACATATTTTTTGAAATTAACCATACGTTTTGCTAAATCCAATGATTCAGGAGTAATACCTAGCTCTGTCATTTTTGCGAACTGTTGCATTGTAATTTTGTCACTTGGAGTAAAAGCATAGTTTTTTAAATACCAACGCATTGTTTCTTTTCTATCTGGTGAGTGCAATTCTGTAAAGCAACCAGCTTTAATTAATTGAACCATTTTTGACTTAGTAATAAGCTTTGTATCAAGCATTTTACGAGCGAAATCTTCCATAGAATTAAATGGTCTGTTCTGAATAATTGCTTGTACAATATCATCGCCTATACCATTGATACCTTTTAGTCCAAAAATGATACGATTGTTCTCAACATCTGCTTTAAAACCAAAGTCTGCTGAGTTGATAAGTGGAAGTTCTACTTTAACATTCTCTTTTTGAACAGCAGCTATTGCTATTGCCATCTTTCCATAATTGGTAGAATCGCCTGCGTTTTCATCTATTGCACCAGAATCTACAATTAAATTCGCTGTCTGCCAGTAAATCGGACTATATTTATAACACAAATTCAGCTCTTGAAGACCTATAATCGAGTAGGCTAGTGTATGACTTTTATTGAATCCATACCCTCGCTGGGTGCAAATAAGCACATTCCACACATAGTTCGTTAAATTCTTTGATAAATTCTTCTCTTTCGCATTAGCAAAGAACTCTTCTTGTAATTGCAAGAACTCTTTTGGTTTCTTCTTTGCAACCGCTTTTCTTAACCTATCACCCCAAGCTAGTGAGAAACCACCAATCTTCAGATGCATTGTTAAAAGTACCAAATACTCCTGGGCTTCACAGATACCAAATGATACTCCAATAATATCTTTCAGAATATCTTGTTCTTCTTGTGTCAGACCATATTCAGTCATTTCATCATACCAATACTGGATATTTTCTCTAAAACGAGCATATTTCTGTAATGGTGTTTCAGCACCTTTTTCCTGTGCCATAAGTCGCAATACTGAGTTAATGGTTGCTAATTCATCAACAGAAGCAGGTTTTGCTAATGCAACCGCCTGTACACCACTCTCTTTCTCCATCTGAAAGAATGACATTACTTTGTGATTCCAAAGCATTTCCCACATATCTTTAGCATTACGTTCCAAAGTATATACACCAATATATTTTTCATAAGTAGCTTTCAATGAACCTTGCCACTCTATTACATTATTCTCCAAAAGCAATTCCAACTCTGCTTGCATTTTATCCAAAGCATCAATACAAAGCAGATCGACTTTAATAAGAGAACAATCTTCACACATATGTAAATCAAACTGAGTAATAACATCACCTGAATTTGTTTTCATAAGTGCTGTTGTATCTGTAAATGGTCTATCAACTAAGATAATTCCACCTGCATGTGAACCTACACCATTGACAAGTCCTTCTATCTTCTGTGCAGCTTCCCATAATTCAGGATATTTATTCATTTCTGTAACAAATTCTTGTACAGGTGGGTTATCATCATCACCATAATACATTTGTGATAAAGTTCTTAATTGACCTCTATCGGCTACAATCAATGAACTAATATATTGAGCTATATCATTATCAATCTTCAAACCACGAGCTGCTGTTAAGATAGCACTTCTACTCTTTTCAGTTGATAGTGTCATAACCTTACTAACTCTATCTTCTCCATATGTATCTTTCATAGCCTGAATAACCGCTTCACGCTTTGAACCACATATATCAATATCAATATCCAAAACAGAAGCACGTTCTGGATTCAAGAATCTCCAAGGATACGTCTTTGTTTTTTCTCTTAATGGATTAATCTGTGTGATACCAAGAATATTTAATAGACAGAAACCTACACCAGAACCTCGACCAGCCCCTACTAATGTACCTGCACTCCAAGCAATCTGTACATCAATAGCAATCTGAAGAAGATATTTAGACCAACGAACCTTCATTTTTTCAGATGAATCCTTTATATAATGAAGACATTCGTTTATTTTTTCATAAGCTTCGTCTGTTTGGTAATAAGGATCTGTGTCAATATAAACAACAATATCTCTTACTAAATGCCTATCACAATCGTATTCAGAATGATAAAACTCACTTAATAAAGGGATTTGATTCTTAAACTTTTTATATAACTCTTTGTTTGGTTCAGAAGTATTTAATGGAATATACGGAATATCAAGGTCTTTTGTGAGTTTATAATACTCTGCTTTTTCATATATAAGCATTGTATTGTCTAATCCTTTTTGGACTACATCGTGACCATAGTATTCGTCCATATATTCATGAATTTCTTCTTCACTCATGATATAAGTGGTAGAATAAAAATCATCTACTTCTCTATCGCCCTCTTGAGACTCCAAAAAGATTTTATGTATCTGTCTATCTTCTTTTTTAAGATAGTGCACATCCGTTGTAATAATATATGGTGTTCCTGTTTCTTCTGATAATTGAATTAATTTATGATTGACATAGATTTGCTCCATCATATGAGAAGGTTGCAACTCTAAAAAGAAGTATCCTTCACCAAATATCTCATTCATATATGCAATCCAATCTTTACAAGATTGCCATATTTTTTCATATTCTCTTGGATTTACTCTTTCTAAATCCTGAAATTGTAAAAGTCTGTGTGGTAAAGCTCCTCCAAGACAAGCCGAGCTTCCGATAATATCTCCTTTATAGTTTGCCATCATTTCTTCAAGATCGCTATAATAGGTAGGAACTCGCATCATAACATGCATAAAAGAGTTCTTAGTCCAAGCTTTTGTGCTTAATTCTCTAATGCCTTGATGCCCATGAGCATTTAATGCCACTAAAATAAAATGAGGATATCTATTATTAAATTTATTCTCGGCAGTTACATCTTCTGTACACAAATATATCTCATTACCAAGAACAACTTTAAAATTCTCCCATCCTTCTAAATCCTTGTGACTATCATAGTATTTAAGTGCATCTAAAGAGGAAGTGATAGATTCATGTTCCGTAAAGCAAATACCAGCATGACCTAATGAGTGAGCATACTCAATCATTTCAGGCACTTTATTTATAGAATCTCGAAGTCTTAAATTACTTCCTTCTGCACTATGGTTATGTACTCCAAAAAAACTCACTCAAATCCTCCTCTTATAACTGTTTTAATAGACTTCTGACTGGTTCTCTTCCATAATTCTCTTTCAACCAATCAATGTATCCTTTATCCTTTTGTGCTACTTCCACAAGACGTTCATCCTTATACTTGCCAAAATTCAACACATAAGTATCTAAAGGTGGTAACTCAGGTTTCTTCCACTTATCAAACTCCATGTCTAACGGCTTTCGTGAAGCAAGATAATCAGCCAAATGAACAATCTCCTGATATTTATTTGATGGTTTTGGAAGTACAATTCCAGCATCTTTTGGTTTGTTTGAGGTATTAAACTGCCCCATATGAGATTCAATCGCATTAGCAATCAGCTCAATTTCTTCATCTGAAATAACTGCATCTTCTTTGTGCTTTCTAACTGCTTCTGCCATTAACAACGGATGATCAAATACTGTAAACACTTCCTTTACGTCATCACTTGCACCTGATTTTCTGCCATCATGCACTAAACCAGCACATCTTAATAAATCTCTTTCTCTGTCAGTGAATTTGTTCTGATACTGTTCAAGACTGAAAAACCAATTAAGGAATCGTACAACTGCAATACTGTGTCTCATCAATCCACCATCGCCTAATGCGTATGCAGGATGATACTTGCCTGTAGACGAGGCAGGTACTTCCCACCAATACAAAGGAAGTTCTGATACCAAGAGTTTACAGAAATCTTTAATATCTTCGTTTTCAAATGAGTTATAAATAGGCTCAATCATTTTTAGTTTTTCTTCTGTCATTTCTTTTTCCTTTCTACAAATTCTAATGCTTCTAATTCTGTCCAGCCCGAACGCAATCGACTTTGCACTGTATTTTTATTGATGTTTCTTTCCTTAGCCCACATAGTCATTGTCATTGTTCGATTTGCTATAGTAATTAATTTATTATTTCTCTTATTGTTGCTTTGCTCAATCATAGTTGTCCATCTACAATTACTAGGCTCGTAATTCCCATTAACATTAATTCTATCTATGGTTAGATCCTCTTGGTATCCACTATTTAAAGCCCATTTTTGAAACACTTCAAAATCATCTAGCCATTCATTGCAGATTTTAATTCCTCTATCACCATAGTTTTTATAATCTTTATCAGTGCAATCATAGCAACGTTTCTTCATCCCACACCAAATATGGTATAAACGAGTACCATAACCACCATGCTTATAATTATTCTCTATAATTCTGTCACTCAAATAACAACCACACGATTTTGTATGACCTGAAGTTAGAGCAGATCCTCTAACCTCTACTTCTTTTCCGCAATCGCATTTACATAACCAATAAATACTTTTAGAATTATTATGAGAAGGTACTTTTCGCAAAACTTGTAACCTTCCGAATTTTTTGCCCAATAAATTCATTGCTTTACGTCCTATTTAAAACACCAACTTTCTTGATTGTTTTTTCATTTGATTCTCTAAAGCATTCCATTTTTTATTCACATTAAAATTTTTTCTGTCATTTGGAGTCCATAAAGAAAAATATTCACAGTCGTTTTTATAAATAGAAGCATCTGGATTATTTAAGCAGAAGTTACAGTAGTAACAAAGAGGTGAAGGCTTCGGAATAAACAGATTTTTATTCTCACTTGCTTCAATATCACCAAACACTTTATCAAGTGCTTTGATTAAACGTTTTTCCCATCCTTTTGTAAGAGCATATTGTTCATCATCTATAAGGATGAATCTATACTGCGATTCAATAGGCAATTCACCAAATTCGTTTAAAATTGCCAAGGCATAAATTCCAAACTGTAATGAAGTTGCCAATTTACCCTGATCATATATTTTCTTAGAAGTCTTATAATCAACCGTTCTATACTGACCATCTTTTATATCAATTCGGTCAATAAAACCTTTTAAAATAACTTTGTTATCCCATACAAATTCAAAAGGTTTTTCAAAATATGTGGGCTGCCAAGTAGTATCTTCCATTTCTTCGTGTAACACTTTGTCAAATAGTTTTATTTTTTCTTCATATGAAGCACCACTCGCATTATCAGCTTCGTGCCACACTTCAAAATATTTTCTTCTTAACTGTGCTACACCTAATAATTCTTCCTTTGTTTTTTTGTCTGTTTTGGTCACTCCATTCTGTAAAATATCATTTAACTTGTCATAATCTACTGCTTGACCAGAAACAATCATCTTGCCCTTAGTTTCGAGTACATAATGACACAGACTCCCTAACTCAAGTGCAATTGAAGTATCCTGTGAATACTTCTTATCCATATATTTAAATTTATACTGAAGAGGACAATTTTTGAAAACCTCAGTTTTACTATATGAAAATGTAGGTAAACCTTTGTCCTTATCAGTTACAGGTCTTACTCTATCTTTTAATTCTTGCAATTACTTCTCCTTCTTTGATTCTTTCAACACTCTATTAACCTCATCCATTGTGATAACAATCTTCTCATCTAATAATTCCAATAATGTTTCTTTCCCCATATCTGTAGGACTGGCTTTATAAGGCAATCTATTCTCACTGTCTAACAACAAACAAACTTTGCAATATGGCACTAATCCTGCTACTTTTTTTACAAGTTTGTTATAATAAATCTCTGCTTCAAAAGAATGTGCATCCTGATATTCTCTATCAAAAGCCACAATCACTTCTTCACATTTGAGATATTGCAATAATAATTTTTGTTGAGTGACAGTAATATTACTTCCGCAAGTTGCTACTGCAAATGAATCTTCTCCAAAGTATGAATAATTTTGCATACATCCTTTTTCTGACTCAAGCAGCATTGCTTTTCGTATTGATTTAATTTTGTTTTGGGTAACATTGATCCCGTATAGATTTGAACCTAATTGATGACTAAGAAACTTCCCACTTATTTGAAGCGGAACATACTTTCCTACTCTTTCAATATCAGATTCATCAAGATAACGACCTCTAATTCCAATCAACCGATTGTCTTTGTCTCGATGTGGAATTACGATTTGGTTGGTCAATCCATAATAACCAATCTCATATCTGCTCAAAGCTTCACGAGAAATGTTGTCATTTAACCAATCTTCATGAGGTGCATAGTAGAATGTGTCTAAGATATTTTCACTAATTTCAGACAATGTAGGTACTTCACGTCTATTCTTTTTTACTGACTTCAAACGATTAATCCATTCAAAATCATTAATACGATTCTTTTCTTTCTCAATCTCATCAGCACTTGTAACTGCCAACTTTCCTGTAAGTTGCCCAATAAAATGTAACGCTTTATACCATGTAACTGCCTTTCCTTTAACTCTATTGGCTCTAATTACTAATTCAACAACGTTAAAACTGTCTGAACATTTAGAGTAACAATGAAAAGTTCTTCCTTTGTACCCTTTATCCTCGTTTGGTTCGTGATAATAATACAATTTCCACGAATCTGATCCGTGGCATACCGACTGGAATATTAAATCGCCATTACTATCTGTTTTTGGATAACTAGAGCCAAAATAAGTAACAATTTTTATTATATCTTCCTTAGTAAGTGAGTTAAGAATTGCATCCTTGTCTAAATACATCCCCTCACCTCACTTACCAATTTCCCCAACTCTTCTTATCAGTTGGTTCTTCTTCCTGTTCTTCATCAATCGGATTATCAGGTACTTGAGATAACAATACAGAATGTTCTTTAATCTTCTCTTCTACCTGTTCAATCTTTGTAAAATCCATATCAATTAACTCAAAATCATAATTCGTTACAAACAAACACTGTTCTGTCATAGTACCCAAATCAATTTTTGTCCAAATAATGATTCGTGTTAATCTTCCTCGTCTGACTTTGTATACCCAATGACACATATTAGGCACAGGCATATTAACCATTTTATGTAACACTGATTCGATTTTCTTTTTCTCTGCTTTGGTGGGAGCCATTGAAATAACACCCATATCCAATTTATTCGCTAATGCTTTTGAACCAGCTAACAAGTTCTGATCCTTATACTGTGCATTTTGTGCTTCACCATTCAACTGAGAAGCAGTATAAATAAACACATCCAACTGTTGAGCGATTGTCTTTAATTCGGTTGCAAATACCAATAATAACTGATGCTCTTTCAATCCCATTCCAGATTTACTATTTACTTCTGCCATTAAACGTAATGAGGTATGAATATAGTCAAAGAAAAAATACCTAACAGAAAATTCTCTGTTATATTTTTTTATCTGATTTTTAATATCTTCAATGGAAAAATCAGGAATATGTACGATATACAATGGACTAGATTCGATATAAGAAATGGCTTGTTGAACTCTTTCTAATTCTCCTTGTTCATATGTGCCATATAGAATATGTTCCTCATTTACTTTACTAACGGCTGCAATTAACAATGTCTGTATTTCATCTACAGGCATCTCAGTTGAGAAAATAGTAGTTGGCTCACAATTTCCTGTATACACATACTGCTTTGATATAACATCATAAAAGTATGGAACTGCAATTTTACATGCATCACCAGCAGCCATACGAGTTTTACCACCACCTTGAGGACACGATCTCATAAATAAACATCCTAATCTCGCACCTCTTGATACAGTGTTCAATCCCTCGTTATTCAAAGCCAAACCAACATCAGGAACTTCCATCAACTCATTTACCAAATCCGTCATACCGTCTCCAGCCTGAACATCTGTACTTAATGTATTGGTACAATATTTCATATTGGGATTAATAACAAATGTTGCTTCAACCATTTCAATAATGTCCTGCTCAGTATAATTGTCAAACTTAATTTGTTCAGCTTCCATCTTTGAGGTATCTGCAATGGTACTGTCAAAAATAAATCTTGTATCAAGACCTTTTTGCTCATAATATCTAAGCAATGCGTATTTTCTTAATCTGTGATAATAATAATCATAGTTCTCAATGGTAGCCATATCTCTTGCATTTGAAAGATATTCTATACCTTGATTCTCCTGAAAAATTGAATACTGTTCTTTGTAATTGCTTAGATATGAATCTATACTAAATTCATCAATTGTGGTACAACCTTGCATATGTAGATTGTAAATTGCAACAAATAGCAATTCATAGAAGTTCTCTGTATTAAAATCAGTTCTGTCTAATGGTCTATCAATATCATCTATTAAAGAAGAATCTTGTATTAAACAACCAATCGTATTCAAATATGCTCTTTTATCTACAAGTCCTTCATGTGCCATTATTTCACCTCTTTCCCAATTGACTGAATATCAATCTGTTTTATTTTTCTCCTTTTAGGTTGAACGATAATGGTCTTTTCTTTGTACATATTTGAAATATCCATACTTTCATTATGTTCTTCCAATTTATCAACCGACTCATAATACTGCATTGCTTCTGTGTGATAATATGGAACAATTCCAATTACATCACCAGTTAAATCCTTTTCAATTATTTCATGCAGATAAACCAGAGTCTTATACATGCTTTCATATGTAAATCCATAACGCTTGATATAATCTTCTGTTAGGGCATATACTTTTGTACTTAATTCTTCTCCTTCGATGAGACTTCTTAAATACTTATAATACTGTTGCTTTTTTGCATATTCTTCTTCGGACAATGCTTCTTTCAATTCAGCTTGAGGTCTAGCCTTTCTACCGACTTTTTTCTTTGTAGCAACCTTATCTATCTGTTCAGTTTTATCTTTCTGCAATGTCTTGATTGCAATATTAAAACATTTTTTATGAGCATAGCGTCCCTTGTATGGAACGCCATCCTCATCTACAATTGGCTCATTGCATATTACGCATTTTCTTCGAGCTGCCATGTATCAACCTCTTATAAATTATTCTCCTCAATGAAGCTCTCAATATCATAAATGACTGCTTCAATAAGCTGTTCCTGACCTTTCTTCAGATCACTAGCCTTCTTGCCTTCGCCTAACTGATTTGCAACGATTGTCTGTAAATCTTCAAGATATCCATTATCAGCAAGCTTCTCGCCAAATTTCTGTAACTCGTCCATGAGGTCATCATATGATTTAACATCAACTGTTCTCTGTGCTTTCTGCTCCTCATATGTAACTGCTGTGATTCCCTCTTCTCTCTCCTGAATCTCAATAGCCTTAACAATTACATCTTCAAGAGCTTCAGCAGTGAACTCCTCAATATAAGTAGTAGGAAGATAATCGAAACGAGAACGAGCAAAGAACTCGTCTGTCTGTGCTAAGAAACCAGAAGACTTAACAACCTTACCGTCTTTATCAACACCGTTAGAACGAACATAAACACATAAGTCTGTATTATTGATGATAGGTGCTAACGCTCTTTTATCAGCCTTTGGTGAAATGTATCCATCCTTCTCCTGTGCATGTGCAATAAAATAACAGCAATATCCAGCACCAAGTAATTTGTTAATCTGCTTCCAGAACTCAGTCTCATACTCTTTCCAAAGTCCATATCCACCATTTCCTTCTCCGATTGAAGGAGCTTTATACTTCTGACAAATAAATTCCTGACAATAGTTTGCAGCCGCTTCAATCTCATCAAAGATAATTGTTGAATACATTTCTCTTGCTTTTTCTACTGTTGCAGGATCTGTAAGCTGCTTGTTAATCTTAATAAAGTCAGACCACTTTGTAATAGGACAATATGGAACACCAGGAATGGCATTAAGACCTGCCTCGAATGGAAGATAGAATGGCTTCTTCATACGAGTTGCCTGCTTAGTCTTTCCTAAGTTATTTCCACCATAGACAAGAATAACCTTGCCCTCTAAACCTTTTGCCACTGTGCTGACCTGTGGATTAAAAATATCTAATTCGTTCATGTAATTCTCCTTTATTTTTAAAAATATTTTCTTAATAAAAATGGTACATATTTCAAACTATTTCATTCGTACCTACAACAAAGTTAGATTAGAAACCTAAACTTCTACCATGTGCTGCACCACTTGGCTTTGCAGTAGATGCCTTTGCACCATTCTGAGCTTTAGCTTTTGCTTCCTCAAGACGATTTGCTCTCTCCTGAATTGCAGCCTGAATTGTTTCAGCAACATATGGAAGCTCTGGTGTAATGCCTTCCTCATATGCTTCGGAAGCACCTGTGATAAGAAGATCACTCTTAATCTCTACAGATACCTTCTTTCTTGGCTTACCAATCTTAACTGGAATCTCTGTAACAGTCTCAATTCTGTTATTGATAATATCTCCATAGAACTCTACTGTCTGTCCTACTTCGAATCCTGAATCAACAGCCTGCCCTACTTCTCCCTCTGCCACAAGGTCGATTGGCTCAATTCCGTTATATGTAGGCATCCATCCACTTACTACGATTCTTCCTGTCTCAACACCATCAGCATCAAGCTCAGGATTAATACTAGAAATGAATACCTCAACTGCGAACTCTGCGTGTGGCTCATAATCCTCGTTAGCCTTTAATCTATTGAAGAAATTGCTCTTGTAAGCCACTTTCTTTTCTCCACTCTGTTTATCTGTGAACGGGCTAATATCACCAGTTACTCTAACCTTTGTAGCCTCTTCCTCACCAACTTCTGCAATAGACTTGTACTCATTCATCACTGTCTGAATACCTGCATAAGTCTTATTGTCAGTACCAGCCTTAGTCTTCTCATTTACATTGACGTTGTACTTAACGAAATTCACATCAGAAGTCTTAACTGTAATATGACCTGTTACCTTATTCTTTCCATCCTCTGTTACAATCTTCAGATCCTTCTCACTAACCACACCTACTGCTGTTGCCTTTGCATTTGCCTGTCTTAAATTTGTTTCCTTTGTTGTCTCTGCCATTTAAAAATGTCCTCCTTAAAATTAAAAAATTTATATAAATATTGTTAATAAAACAATCTATCTAAACGCCCAAATGGACGGAACATGGAAGTAAATCTATATGAAAATTTATCCATAAACAGTGATTTTCGAGTAAACAAACCCAAGGGTATGCTGCTAACCACCCATTCATATATTCTCTGTTCAGTTGTTCGTATTTTTGGAAATTTAATCGAATTATTTAAGAGATATTATTTTGTCAAATCAACGATTGGTGTGTTACTACCCTGAACTGTAGGAACTTCGCCATTCCATTTCTCAATTTTCTTCTTCTCAATTAACTCTTTCGTAAGTGAAGCAGCGATTTTTGCATTGGCATCTGCTTCTGCATCAGCCTTAATTTTTGTAGCCTCTGCATCGCCTTTTGCTTTAATCTTCTTCTGCTCTGCTTCGATTGAAGCCTTTTCTTTTTCCTGTTCAGCAGCAATCAGAGCAACTTCCTTATCTTTATTCGCCTGAACTTTTGCTGTCTTTGCTTCAATATTCGCTAACTCTAATTCCTGCTGAGCGTTTACTTTCTTCTGAATCGCAGCCTGAGTCTCTTCATCAGTTGAGATGGAAGTAAAGTTTACAGTATCAATCACAATACCATATGGCTCAAATTTTTCTTTCAGGTATACATCCAGAGCTTCATTAAGTTCCTGCCTCTTATCACCAAATACATCTGTTACTGGATATTTTGCCGTTACTTCCTGTGTCCATGCTTTCATCTTTGGTTTAATAAATGTATTTTTTACATCTTTACCAGACTGTCCTTTAAATCTAATAAACGTATCAGAGATTTTATCCTGGTCAAACTTATAAGAAAATTCGAGATCAACCTTTAATGATTTGCCATCAGATGTCGGCGTAGAAAAACTCTCATCTTCTGGTGAATCTCCTTTATCATCAGACGTTAAATATGACTGCTCAATACCAATAGAATACTTAGTTACTTTCTTAGTTGGTGCTACTAAATGCCATCCCTGAGTGATAACTTCTCCATCAACACCACCACTTAATCCATTGTAAACAACGCCTACATAACCTGCTGGAATTTTAGCAGTACACTTTGCCGTTGTAACTAATCCACCTGCAATTAATACCGCTAGTCCAATACCACCAATTACTCCTTTACTCATCTTTCTTATCCTCCTTATTCTCTACATTTTTATTCTCTTCTTTAAATGATTTTTCTACGTTTTCTAATAAATATTCTAGCAAACGACCAAATGGTTTAAATAATGCAGATAACATAAACCATAACAGAATTGCTGCTACAATAACTATCGGAAAAATAATTGGATTCATCTCATCACCTCATCTATATATTCTCTATTTTATATTTGGAATTTTTGAACGAATTGTTCAAGACTGATTATTATCTAAGATATTTCCTGTTACTTCATACATTTCCAAATCATTTAATTCACACCATGATTCAAAGTTATCTCTCTGAACATACCAACCAACATTCATTCCGAGAAATTCATTCTCGCCATTTCCATAAGAGACTACATTATATAATTCTCCGTTTAGAATGTCATTTTCAAAGATTAGCTTGCCACTCTTATCATGACTGCCAGTACATCTACACAATGTATTTACATCAATCTCATATGGTCTAAGTTCATTTGGTAATCTCCAATCTGTCATTTCATCACAAATAATATAATGATGAGTTTTTACTGGTGATTTATCATAATCTTCTTTGAAACAATATGTAGTTTCTTGCCTACTTACATAATATCCTGTAATCCATGTATCAGAATTTAATAGCTTCGCTTTACATAGCTGTGTATCTAAATTCTTCATTTTCTCACCTCACTTATATATTCTCTGCTACTATCGAAGAATATGAAATATCCCTGGCTTTCATCTTCCAATAAGCACTTTTACTTTTCTCTATCTCTAATTGATGTTTCAAGCTTTCAATTTCTTTCTCATAATAGTCATTATCGAACTTCTGAATGCCAATCTGTTTATAGTCTTTAGAAACATGTTTTGCAGAATAATTGGATATGTAACCACTTGTACCATCTGAATACTGAATTGTTGGCTCAAAAAACCCACGCTTTTTACATTCATCGCAGTGGCATATATCTGAAATGTAACCAATTCTTCCATCTCTATTTTCTACGAAATCTCCAATGTTGAATTTCATATCTGTTACATTATTCTTTTTTGGTATATGGACTTCTTTAAAGAAAAGGTTTACATATTCAATATCTTGTGCTGATCCGATAAATCTGTATCCTAAGTTTTCATATTCTTTAATTGTATTATGTGCATCAGATAATCTACCTCTTACCTCCACATTCTCACCTCCTAACAACCAATGAAACAGTGATTTTATTATTAATTAAGGCTTTCGAATATGCCACAATGGTACATCTTTTGCTTCACAATAACAGTGCGCCATTCCATCAATTCTAAAGATTACTGATTCTTTTTCAAAAGCATCTATATTCTTTCTAATCACAGTTACTATTTCCTTATTACCGTCTGCTCTATCACGTATCAAATCTATTCCGACTTCTAATTCATCGTAAGTCATATCTACACCGTCCTTTTGAAATTTACAGATTAACCACTTGATTAATCATTCTCTCTTTCATAATCTGTTGAACACATACCAATAACACCCATTGGTTTATCTTTTAAGAAATAAATATCTCTAACGTCATCTGGAAGATTAGGATCGTTTTCTGGAATACCCATATATCTGCAAAATCCTTTTACATCACTAATTTTGCTTGCTCTTTCATATAAAAGATAGAATAAATTATGCCATTTAACTCTTTCATCTGAACTTTCTGTATCCTGAATATAAATATCGGTTGGTTTAATTTGAAACCAAGGAATTGATCTATTGTGTTTATCACAAATATATTGTTTCATTTCATCTATAGAATTAAATTCTTTAGCTTCAGCCATAGCTTCTTTTAATCCACCTCTATGTGGTCTATAAATAACCATTGTGTTACCTCACTTACTTATTCTCTATTCGATTTTCATTTTTATTGGAAATTGTTTGGTTGATTAACCAATAAGATAAAGCATTCCGATTATATAATGTAATGTCTGGTCTGTAATATATGTAATGTCTGGTCTGTAATATATGTAATCTTATTCCATCTTGCTTTCAACGGATCAATAATCAGATGCGAAATAAAGATTGCTGCCAACTGCCATGTCCAACCGAATGCTACTAGAAATGGAACACAATACAATGCACAATGTACAAATAAATGATACCAATTCTTTCCTTTTGTCTGTGCAATAAAATCACATTGCAACACATAATCACCAATTAAGTGACATAACACAACCAATACAATTGTGTGTAGATTTAAATACACCATACTCACATTCTCACCTCCAACTATATATTCTCTGTTTTATCTCAATTCTGTTTTTCGTCCTTATCCATTACATCTTTCATAAAATATGGCTTAGTAACAATATCAAAAATTATGTAGTAGAGATGGTTGCAGAAAGTAAAGAATTTTATATTTTTCCAATCCAAATCATCGCCACCAAGATTTTCTGCTATATTTTCAATAATGAAAGTAACGATAGCGTTTCTGTTAATAGGAACATTATGATGAATATGAGATTTTACTAAATAGACTAACCTATCCTCTACCTCTTTAAGTTCCCATTTGTATACATTCTTGTATAACTCATCATATTCGTCTTTTGATTCACCAAAAACTGCCTCAAACATAAAGTTCTGAAAATCTTCCTGACGAAATGCTTCTCTAATTTTATTCTCTGTCTCTTTTTCAAATCTCATATTCTTTACCTCCTTAAGAAATGTCAGTTTCATCGGGAAATCGACCCTCGAAATACTCAATAAAATCAAGGATTTTTTATTTTCCCTAACTTATACATTTCATGTAATCATCTGGTTTGATAATGTATGTAAACCTATCTGTAAGATATTTATACCTGATAAGATATTTCATCTTAGATGTTGAATTTGTTTTTATATGAATTACTGGATAATAACGTTCACCAAATTTATTAATGGAGAAATTTATCGAGAATTCTGATTCATATATTTTCCCGGTCTTCTCATCTACTCTTTTAACATTAATTGAATTAAGCAAAACATTGTATTCATCGATCATAAATGAACTATCATAAATACACTGTTCTTTTTCAACAATAATCACTTTTGCAATCTGAGCATTATCTTGAAAACCAGATTTATCTTTTTCCATAACTATATTCTCCTCTCTTTTATTTTTAATAATGGATCGTGTGGGATTCGAACCCACAAGAGTCTTTTCAACTACAATCTTCTGTTTATGAGACAGCTGCCTTAACCGTTTGGCTAACGATCCATAAAATTGTTTATCTTGGACTCGAACCAAGGTTTGTGGGACTACCACCGTGCTTCCTATTACACCAATAAACAGCCTATATATTTAGGAGGTGAAACAAAATGAAAACGAAACATTTTGTTCTGTCCCAACCTTGCGGCTAAACAATTGGGACAAGCAGCGGATACTGGATTTGAACCAATATTCCTAGAATCAAACTCTAGTGTGCTAAACCATTACACTAATCCGCCAGAGGTGGTCGATACCACCTTTCATTTATATATTCACTTATCAAATCAAAACAAGTTTTGTATACTCTGGTTTAAGATTTGATTTACGCCAAACAGCGTGCATATACTCGATAGAATCTGTTCCACCTCGTTTTGGTACACCATTATTATCATAAATAGTAAAGCCAGCAGCATCTTTTTTATCTGTAAAACTAATTCTTTTGTGATGCACGAAACACCATTCAGGCATATATTTATTGAAGAATTCTTCTTTATTCTTTCCACCAAAGAAATTCAGTCTTAAAAGCATAACAACATATCCATCATCAGCCACATCATTGATCGCCTTTTCAATAATTGGAATTGCATTTCCGAAAGGAGGATTTGAAATAATCATATCTGGTTTATATCTAAGATTTGTTTTTAGATAATCACGTTTGTGTTCAGCTAAACTATCTTCTCTAATATCATATGTACGAACATCACATTCACCAAATACATTTTTAATAGCAACAGGATAACTCATTGGATGATATGCTTCTTTATCTGTCTTTAAATTTCCACCTGCTGTAGAATCTACGATAATTGAATTATTCCAGTCGAATGGAATTTTATCATTAAATGCTTTTAGGAATAGTTCAACATCTTTTACTGGTGTAGTGTAATAATCAGCAATATGTCCATCTCTTGAATTACTTCTTTTTGTACTACTCATTTATATATTCTCCTCTCCAATGTATAACCATTTAATACTTCTACTACACAATCTATATCCACCTTCTTCAATTGAATCTGGATCTACTAACGGAAAATAAACTACACATGGATATTTATCTGGAACCTTAGAAAATTTTCCACCTCTATTATAATATTCTCTCGTTGTTTCTAAAATTTCTCCAGTCTCTTCATCAAACCGTCTTTTGAAACCATAATAATCTTCGCAGTATTCTGACGCTAAAAAGAACATTTCTGTATATTCAATAAATGTAATCATTTCTTCTTTTGAATTAATTTTAGTCAAAGGCAATATTGGATAGTATGCCTCACAAACATCTATCCACCAATTAGGAGCAAAAGAGTTTTCAGAAAATCCACTAAGCCCCTTAAACAACATACATTCTCTATTTGAGTGATATATGCAATTTCCACAATTATGATTATCTAGTTTTAATCCGTATTCATTCCGCACACCTTTATTATTTGTTGGAAGCAGTTTACCATCTACTTCTATATACGCTGGATGTAAAGTAAATTCATCTCCAGTTTTAATAATATTTTTACAGGTGTTCAATAAAAAATGTTTATTTGGATCACTTACAACCAATCCCATTCCACCTACTCCTTATCTTTAACGAAAATGTTTAGTAGCAATATAAATAATCGGAATAAATAAAAATATGATGATATTATCTACAAATCTATCTGTCACTTCACCATAAAGAATTTTTTCCAAAATCATCCAGATAAGACAATATCCATATGTGATTGCTAAGGTTAAAAATATCCGTTTTATCATTCCTGAACCTCACTCAACTATAATATTTTGTCGTATTAATATTCTCCTATTCTAATACTTTCCAAGCGACAATTGCACTTCTATAGAAATACTCTGGATCACCAGAATAAAGCTTTCCTCTAGTTAAATATCTGCCATTATTGATTATTTCACCTATATATTCTCTCCGAGGAAGAAGTAAACAATCATCACTTGAAAGTAATTTTACTTTTGTATTCAATGGACACAAATTCATATCATAATTCCACTTCATATTCTATCCCATCTTATTCTATATTATTTTAAAAATTTATCTCTATAAAATAATTTTCTTAAAGTACAAATGTCTTTTGGAAGTGAGTCAATATCCTCAGCATTGTACTAAATTCGTATGTATCAATCCTCCTTATGTGTTACCATCTGTTTGTATATCTACTATCTACAAACAACTCTTCCTTTGGTCTTGGATTTATTAAATCTGGGCTGTTTAATCTAAGTCGATTACCATAATATCCACTCCATGAACCACAACCTCTTACATTTACCTTCCCGTCAAAAAAGATATGAGTAATTCGATATGCAGGTTTATCACAACATTGCCAATAACTGATTTTGAAGCAGTTATCCTTATTTACATTCTTTAAATGTTCAGGCACAGTTCTCCAAATCTCACACTCGTCATTGATTTGCTTTAATGTGTATCCTTCATTAAGCATCTCATTAGCCTTCTCAATTCTTTCATGTCTTATTTCATGTGCTAATGCTTTTTCAGGTGTGTCAAATAATTCTCCACATTCAGAACATCTATATTTAATTACTTTCTCCAAGATTTCACCTCCTCGCAAGAAATTGAAATTTACTTCGTTTCTCTCCAACTGATACTATAATATGGTTCATTATATTGAGTCCCCGTTTCAACTTTATAACCAAGTTCCTCTAATTTCTTTCGTGTTTCAGGTTTTAAACAACCATCTTCACTGATTGAAAATTTGCCATCTGCAATCGCATCTCTAATTAATTTAGATAATTCAGTTAATTGCTGTGTAGTGCAACTATTAATTGCATTGTTTGTCATTTTATTTGCTTCTGATGCAGACGGAATAACATTCTTTGGTGGCTGAACTTCTGGCATAGAAATGTTAGAGTATATTAAAGGCAAAGAAGTAATTATATCTTTACATGCATTCTTTTCATCGCATAGAATACACGCATAATGCATTCTACTTTCTTTTGGATATTTACAACTCATTTACTTATTCTCCTTGTAGAAACCATAATCACCAAGTTTTTCATTCACAACTTTGTCAAATTCTTTTGACATTATATCTAAAAATCTCTGCTTACATTTCATTACATTGTCGCAACCAATTGTACATTGCAAGTCTGATATTACAACTTCATATGCTCTACCTATATATTTAATGTCCATTTTTCACCTCCACATGAAACCGATATTTCATGTCCTTTTTATTACTATATATAGTAGTTTAAATTTATCAGACTACTATATATAGTTCCAAACTTACCATGAAATGTCGGCTTCATTAGATTGTTATTTTTCAATTTATAATAACAATTAATCCATATAAATTATTATTCTCCAAAAGTTCTTCTAATAATGTTTCATTACAGGTCATCGACTTTTGCATTTTTAGAATCTCATCTTTTGTATAATACAAAATAATCCAATCCCAACCATAAATATCATCTAAACAATATTCCTTATAAAAGTCAGATTCAGTATCTATTGTCCATGCTTCGATATTCTTGTAATCATTATCCCATTTGACTGCACATTTATGACCTAATGCCTCAAACTCGGTGAAGAAAAATGGCATTCCTGCATATTTTCCATCGTCAATTTTCTGACCTGTTTTTGGTGAATAGAAATTATAATAAAATCCCAATTACTCAACCTCCATACTTCTCAAACAATTTTGCCATAGTCATATCATTATACTTAGCAAGATCCATTGCACAAGCACATACATTCTTGCCAGTTGAAGCACCTACACACTCACATAAATACTCTGTAAGATTTGTATATTTTCTTCGCTTACAATGTAATCTATCCCATCCGATAAGATAATGATGGTTTACAATAAATCTTGTATCAGGAATACCTAACACACTACCTTTACAACTGCGCCACCAAGCATCTTCACCTGCTAATTCAACAAATTCTTCCTCTGACATGTCACACATCTTTTTATGTAATTCGTCTGACACTTCCCACACTTCATACTCATTACCTGCATATGTGATTTCAGCATCATTTGGTGGATTATCTACTGTATCGAAAAATTTCTTTAAGTTACCGCCTAAAATCTCCATTATTTACTTCTCACCTCTTTTATTCTCTTATTCCAGATTTTTCATCTCACAAGTAACATTTTTATTTATTATCGTTTCTGCCAACTTACATAAACCAAGTTGAGTATCAATATGATATGTGCCAACAAATCGTGGCTGAGTTTCATCATCGTGAATTACATCTTTGTATGTTCTAATAAATTCTTCGATACCAACTTTTTTACTATATTCTTCCATTTCTTTTTTATAAATTGGATTATATGATTGAGTAATCGGAGGCTCGTTACCACAATGACCACCTGCTCTAATATTCAATTCTTTATACTTCTTATATATTTCATTTGCTGTATCAAGTGGCATATCACCATGACAAATCCAATAACTCCATGCTCTATAAAACACAAAACCATTTAAAATACCGATATATTTTGTTTTAACTTCAGTATTCATATAATACGGTAATGTGAATACCGAAATATTTGCTATTTGAAGTTCTTCTTTTACTTTGTAATCAATCTCTTCATCATATTTACATCTTGCAAAGTTATCCATTTTTCGCCTCCACTTATATATTCTCTACTTAATTTTTACGAGCCAATGAAAGACAGGATTCTTTATAAGTCTAATATCTTTTTGATAATACGAAGTTTTTCATATTTCTTTTTATCTGATTCAAAAGAAATATTTTTTATATCTGTTTTATCAAGAATTTTATCAATAGAAAGATATAAAATATTGTAGTATGAAATATGATTAAAACTACTTATAATATCAACACTCTCGTTGCTATCATATCCATCTGTTTTTATTTCTTCTATTACTTCTTCCCTAATTTTTACTTTTAATTTTTCAAGAGTTTCCTCATCTAATACAACGCTACCCTTTAACTCAATTCCATCCATATATTCATCATCCTCTCTAATCTATTTTAAACTCATCCCAATCAATCAAAACATACTGCTTAAAACAAGGATAATATGTAGTCGCTCCTGTCTGATCTTTACACCAGGTATCTAACAAATTTTGCAGACCACCAATATCACACTGTTCATAAGCATCTTCATGTAACTCTTCGCAAGCATTGTCAACTACATTATCAGCATCAATATGAATCTTCTCTACGCCACATACCCATAATCGCACAGGTTTTGTGTATACTTCCTCATCCATATAGTTCGTTGCATAATCGTCAAAGAAATCACAAACGGTATCGTAATACTTATCAAATTCCTCGCAGTAAAGCATTGTGTCTACATCTTTTTCATCAACTGGGACTGCCTTAGAAACCTTTTTGTTCCACTTCTTTATTCTCTCTTCTTCATCAGCTTTCTTCTGTCCTTCGCAGTCGCAATGTATATATGCCTGATTTTTATAAGGCTGTCCACAATAAGGACATAATCTCTGTACACCATTATAACAACTTCGGCAAAACGAAAGAGCCTGATGTTTGTATGGAAAAAGATATTTTCTGCCAGCTTCAGAGTTGTCGCCTTCAATCCCATAAACATTGTCTGCAATTCTCATGCCAAGACCATTACAAACCAGACAAATTCTTTCGTGTTCTGCTAAGTCTTTAATGAGGATTTTAGGAAATGATTTCTGAATTGCTTCATGAAGATTTACTTCTTCTCTGTGTGTTAAATTATCCATATCTTTATCTCCTATCTATTATTCTCTCAATTCATCCAATACTCTCATCAAAACGTGTCTTGTAAGATTCTTAATATCACCACTGTACAATCCACATTCAATGTCACAAGCCTTTAGAACTTCATCAAGTGTTTTATTCTTTTCTTCTTTTATATTGTAAGCACATTTCTGTCTACCAAGAATCTGCATCACATCAGACTTTCTTACAAATCCCATTTCAGATGGCAGTTTAGATAATTCTTTTCGTAATACTGTTTTATCAATTAACTGTCCCATATAGTTATTCTCCTATCCATTGTGCGATTTTTTCATCAATATATTTACTGTAATCTACTCCTGGAAATCTTGTACCCTTGCACACAAATGGACATAATTTGTTATTATCTTTCTTCATTATATAAAATGTGACATCCATATTCGTTGGTTCAAGATTACAGTGTATCGTCACTCCATATTTTCTCTGTACTTTTGATGTATATGGGCATTCATAACAATGCATAATTACCTCCTAATCATACTCATAGTCATCAAGTTTCACTTCCTCACCACATTTAGGACAATCACACCAAGCACCATCACCCCAATAATCAGTTTTAAAATCTACTTCATCAAAATTCACTTCGACTTCTTCATGACAAAATGGACACTCAAAAGTAATATAAGAAGGTCTACTTATGATTGTGTAATTTACTCCATTATTCATACTGTCATCCTTCTACAATTAAAATATCATTCATCTTATTAACTAATACTGTTGGATTACTTGACATACGACATACAAATTCGTTATTACGATAAACTTCATATACATCGTCATATTCTGGTCTTCCCCAACAATCGCATCCGTTTACAACTTTAATTTTCTCTATACGAAATATATTAATCACCTCCCAAGAAAGAAAATTTTCTTTAGCTCATACCCTCATATTTTTTCAATAATGTATTTTTCTTTCTTAAATCAGTTTTGCAATTTTTAATACTTGACTGATACATCTCAATTCTATTTTCTAGTGATGCAATATCTTTTTTAAGATTATCAATACAATATTGTTTTACTTTGTCTTCCGTCTCAAATGTATTGTATTTTGAACATGCGATATCCATATCATCCATTTTTACTTTTGATATTTGATATAATTCATCAACCTGATATATAACTTTCTTTTCAAGATTTTCTTTAAATTTTTCAATAATCAAATCAGCAAGTTTATATTCTTTTGTTGTATATCCCATCCATCCACTACTATGTGTTTTAACTGAATTTTTTACATCAAAATGTGATACTTCTATTGATGGATATGTCTCATTGATATAATCAGTAACCTTTTCTTCGTCATACCAAATATATACAAATCGAGGGAGTTCTTCCATTTGAGATAATACTTTGATATAATTTCTTTTATCAAGATTAACGAATTCAACGTTTAATCCTTTTGTGAGATCCATTTTTTCTAACTTACTTTTCGTAGAAGAAATAATTGCGTTAGAATATTCTCTCGAACGATAAAATACAAGTATCTTCATTTATATATTCTCTCCTTCTCTATCTAATCGCCACAAACATAATCCATGTCATAATAATTTGTGCTATATGAATTAACTGATCTTGAACAAGATTTATATTCTTCTTATTGGCTTTGCAATCATCTACAATGCAATGAACCGCCCAGTTGAAACAGAATACGAAGATATACAGCTTAAATGCTAAATTGCATTGATTAAAATATGTATAAATTGTTGGAACTAACATAATCATAAATGTCCAACTAAAAGCATGTTCACATAAAGCCATAATGTAATCATTCTTATATAACTTATCAGGTGCATTTTTCTGCCACCAAGATTTCTGTTTTGCTGATGCAAGCCAACCCTGTAAATAATAATCATCTACAATATGGCAAAACAGCATTGCCAATAATAAAACTATTTTTATATACATTTATTCTCTCCTTTCAAATCAGAATCCACCTTGAAGACCACTCCAATACATCAGAAGTTTTAAAAGCCTTATTTTTCAAGGCTTTTGTGACCTCTCGATTTGTTATTCTCTGCTTTTATTCATTTTCTTTACAAATTCACGATACTTCCTTGTATATTCGTAAGAATCGCAAAAGATAAAATTTACAGCTTTATATAGTTTTGGTTCATATTTTTGAATAACTTCAAGTTCATTCTCAAAATCTCTTCCAAATGGACAACCTGCACAACCTGTTCTTGGTAAGGCGTAAACAACATAACAATCTGAATGCTCAACATTATAGGCGTTTTCATAATCAATTTTGTCAGAATCTTTATACCAAAATAGAGGTCTATAATTATCACATCCATCATCACCTTCACTAAAACAAGACTTATAGGATGTGGCTCTAACACCACCTTCTGCTCTTCGCACACCAACTATATTTAATTCATATGTATTTTCTTTTATTAATTTATGAGAAACGTCCTTTTTTGCATACTGACAACATTTTGATGAAATTTTAAATGTTGGTGGATTTTCAATAATAAACTCTTTAAGCCATTTATTATTTGCAATATTAAAAGCATTCGATTTCTTTAAATTACACCACCATAGCAAAGCAGCTTTACACTTAGGATATTCCTTATATAATTCATCAAACGATTTATCTTCCCATTTAAAACCATGTCTTTGAAGTCTATCTATGTATTCAGCAGCTTGTTTGTTTATAAACGGTTGACCATATTGTTTGCATGATAATGGAATAGGCTTAATTGCCTTATATGGTTTTATCTTTATATTATATTTGTTTTCCAAATATTTTAAATGTTCTTTGGTCGCTTGATATTCAAGACCAGTATCAAACCAAACATAATCAACTTTATTGTCTTTATCGCATCGCCATACAATATCAAGCATCACGTCACTATCTGATCCACCTGAAATCGAGCAAACTATTTTCTTATATTTGGGACTATTAATTTTCGACCATGCTCTAATCAAATTATCACCAATAATTTGATTAAGTGGGCATGTGTTTAATAATTCATCAAGCGTTTTTGCTTTTCGTAATGAATTAGTATTTTCTTATAGTGGTTGCAAACACTAAGAAAATCAATAATTTTATAATACAGAAAGGTCAAAATAGTAAACCTATAGGTGATTTAGATTGCGCGATCTCTATGAAAAATAAGAGATTATGACTACAAACAATAAAAATACTATTTCTTCTTGTTACTGGGATTCCCATAGCCGAACGGCTTAGATATGATTAAAAATTTTCCAATGAAAGATTGGATTCCTACAACTTTTTATGTTCACATGTAATAGCTATCCCATTAGTTTTTAATGGTGTTCCTATCGTTATTTCTCTAGGAATCATCCAGTCATTATTACCTCCACAATATAAAACATCGTCTCTTCGATTCCAAGGAGTTGTTGTGATAGTAGTTTTATTTGAATTCCCATCTAAATATCCTGCTTGATATACTTCATCTAAAATTTCTTTTAATTTATCTTTTGTAATTAACACACTATTACTGTCGTTTTCACATTCCTTAAAATCAAAATATACTACTGGTTTCATTTATGTTTTCACCTCCAATCTATTATTCTCCAAATTCACAAGTGTCACATACTGAAAAATACTTATCATGATCTATGCAACATTGTGGTCTATTATCATTTTTATCAGTCTCAGTAATCTCTTTTCCATCCATAATTGCACCACAATTAGGACAATACTTTGATTTCAACTTCTGGTTCGCATAGTTTAATTTATATACTTTCTTATGACAAACTGAGCAATACACACCTTCATTTACACATTCATCTAATGCAAACCAATGACCATGCTTTCTATTCTCTTTCTTAAAATTTATACAAAATGGTTCACATCTACAAGTCAACATAGATGCAATAGACATTCCGTGAATGATAGCCATTTTACATTGATCGTTATCTTTAAACACTGTTGAATCAACCATTTTACCAAATTCATCTGAAGCGATATAATCCAATACTTTCTGTTGTAATTCAGTTGAATCAATAAGTATCTTGTAATTATCCATTTAGCACCTCTTTTCAATAATCCAAGGATATGTTGCTTTCTTGTGAATTTACACTTTTATAAATCTTCCGTCTGATTTATCATCATCCTCTTTAAATATCCATGTGCCAGGTTCGGTGATATGATAATAATAGGTAAATCCTGTATATTCAGCAACATCATGCAATTCTTTTACGCATTCTTCTGTAGGAACAACAATTTTAACAGAATAATTATATGTATCATCGTCCATAATATCTGCAAATAAATTCCCGTCTTTGTCATAACACTTAATATCCTTTAAATATGAATGTTTTAAAAACCATTCGTATTTTTTACATTCAAACTCGTCATCAAATTCTTTATTATCATCCGCAATATAAATTGTTCTCATATATCCTCCAATTACTTCATCATCGCTTCAAGTTTCTGAGACATATATTTTTTAAGCTTGTCTTTCCACTCTTCCTTCAATTCATTAATAGCTTCCTGAACAATATTCTTTCCAAGAGTCTCATTTACATCATCTGGATCAATAAGATAATACGAACGCGAACTGTCTCTCAAATCTTCCTGTACCTGAGCACAAATAATGTCGATGATTCTACTCTTCAGTTCACTAATACCATCTGCTCCAAGCAATGAATAAAGTGGCGTTTTGCTAATCTCTTTCTCAATATAATTAAGTCTATCTTCTCCCATATATTCTCCTTCCTCAAAACCAATGAAACCTGAAATTCATCGGCTTTTAAATAATATTAGCCGTTTGTAGTGGTATATTTACGACTACTGGATGTGAACCTGCATCCACTATCCCATTAACGAAAGCCTTTGGGAATACTTTTTTCATTATCTGATAACTTCCATTTACGTCTGCATTAATATATTCCCCTTTCTCACTCTGAAACAATCCTCTATAAATTCTTCTATCTTTATTGTAATTTTTCTCAATTGGTTCTTCACCATCAAGAAAAGATGTACCACTTGTATAACTTTCATTTGTTTTAATGAACTTAATTCCTTCATTCTCGCATTTATATTCAAGTCTTTGTACAATACTTAAATATGGAATAGATACAAATTTCTGATTAACTCTTTTACCCATATTGGTATCTTGCTTCCATCCTGAGTTATATCCACAAACTAAAGTATCAATATCATTACCTCTACAAAAATCTATCACCATTTTTGTTGATTTTTGAATATAATCATCTACTTGATTATTCCTTTTAGTTGTAAATCTCTGCATTTCGTTTGACCAATCACTGTCATTTCTCAGTTTTAATGCAGATCTCATTTCTGAAATCTTCTTATTATAATACTGATTAATTGACTTCAATGGTTTTCCATTTATTATAATTGGACTCACGCCACAGTTTGTTGTAATAGTCATCAAATTATCAACACCTAAGTCAATTGCAGCAATACTCTGTGATTCTATATCCTTTGTTTCAGGAACTTCTATTTGGTAAACTACTTCCATAATATATTCATTGCCTTTTGGAACAAATCGAAGCTGTACTAATTTAGAATCATTTGGGATTTTTGTTCTAAAAATATTATTCATAATTTTAAGCGGTGTCCAACTAAAGTAAATATATTCATCAACAATTTTGAATTTGATATTATCTAATCCAAGTTCAAATCGCCCATCTTCTTTAGGAAGATACTTCGGTAACTTCGGTCTGCCAAGATATTTAGATGGGTTTTTTGAATAATCTTTGATAGCTGCGAAGAATGACTTCCAGTTCTTATCTAACTTTCTCAAAGTAGCTTGTCCTACATTACTTCCTATACATTTATAACAATCAGATTCTTTACATAATTGAAATAATTCATTGTATTGAATCCAACGAGCATCCTCAATCAATCCTTGTTCTTTTTGTTTTGATGTCTCTATAAATTCCTGCCGAATTATATAATTTCCATAGTTATATAAATTTTTAGATTTCCAACATAGATCATCTATAATTTTGAACAGTTTATCGTCTTTATTATTTTTCTTACTTTTCTTTATTCGATGTTGTTCTACTCTACTTACTTTCTTCATAAGTTCTCCTTAAATTAACATGGTTCTAAAACATATTTGAAACATCAACTTTACTATCCGCAGGTTTATTACCATATAAATTAACATAGTTCTAAAACCCAGTTCGATATTTCTATGCATGAATTTAGGTTTATTACCATATAAATTAACATAGTTCTAAAACCTCAAATATGTATCTGTAATTTACTTGGTATTCTTGAAGTTTTGAGTTCAATGGACGAAACCCACGCCCACTATCCAATTGATTGCTCTTTTGGAATACTTGTCATAGGATAAACTAGCTTGAATTAGCCAAATAGATTTGTTACAATAGAACAAATATAGTTTATCCTATATTTTATTCTCTGTAGAGCAGATTGTTAGGTCGCCAAACTTGTACAATCTGTTCTACTGTTTTACTTTTTATTAATCCATTCCTTAAACTCGTTAAAATCATCTTTTGTAAGCACAATATCCGAATAATAGAAATCCTTATTCCTAATAATCGCCCAAATTTTCTTCAACTTTTCAAAGAACGGTCTTTGCTGAGTGTAGAAATTACCATTTGTATATGTTAAGAAAGCATAGTCGCCATCTCCATAATCATGAATCTTAAAATGAATACCTTCATCACAACCACACTTGCAACTTACTATCAACTCATCATCTTTGAAATTTTTAAATACTGCCATTTTAATATTCTCCTCTACTTACAATTCAATTCTTCTAATTTTCTTCCACACCAAGGACAAAACGCAATATATTCTCGCTGATGAGCAAATCCATCTTCATAATCATCCCATTCAGAAGTTTCTATGTCTAAATAATATTCATTCGTCAATGGATCTAAATATATCTGATTGTCAGGTGAATTATAATTACAACGATTACACATATTTATTCTCCATCCTTTTTATTTTCTGTAGTATTCTGACTGCAAAATCCATCAACAAAAATTTTAAAATTGGTATATAAATCCTCAATCGAATCAGCTACCATGCTTGTACAAGGATTGCTCATGAATAAATTATACTGTTTATTCTTGTCTAATCCATTAGCATCCATATATTCTGAAAATGCATCCAAGCATGTTCTTAAATAATTACACGCCGAAACATATGTTTCAAACATATATGCCGTTTCAACTCCAAGCATATATTCTTTTTTCTGCTTATCATATGTAATATCTATATCATTCATGGTATACATATTGGCTTCGTGACCAGATAAATCATCCCAACTTGTTATTCCCCAAATGAATTTCCAATCATCTGTCTCCACGCTACAATTTCCATATTTCTCATCCATTGCTTTATTGTATTTTTCTTCTTTTTTATATGTTCTCTCAGTACGCCAATAATCAATTTGCTTGAATGGGAAAAGCCTGATGATTTTACCATAATATATATTTGATAATGAGTTACATTTACCAATTGGATAACCATATTCATCTTTCTCCCAACTATCCATACAAGTGTAATCATGATTCTTGTTAAGTTTTCTATATTTGCAAAAAATACAACTATATTTTTCTAATAGTTTCATAAATTTCTCCTAATTCATCAACCTAATCTCTCTAAAATCGTCATCAGCTTTTACGCCATTGATATAAGCACACCAACCTCTAAGACCTTCTTTCTTAGAGATTGGATATTTGTGCTTAATGTTCATAACAATTTCGTAATCGTCTGGATAATTTTCAAGGATTGCTTTTAATTCACCTACTGAAATACTGCTCATAATCTCACTCCCAATTCTCAATATTATCGTCACAAGGGAAATATGAAAGTTCGATCTCACTCAATTTTTTATAATAGACAACCGATTCATCCCAATCTTTCTCAAAACTTTCGCTATCATATATTTCTCTAAATCCAATCAGAATATCTTTATCAGGAAGTTCAATAGCTTCTTTAATCTGAATATGTCTAAAATGATTATCTATATATAGTGACTGATCCTCGAATTTCTTATCCATCTCATAAGGAGTATATTGTCCTGGTCTACGAATTTCTAACATGCGAAAAATATGATCATATCCAAAATCATGTAACCATGTTTCAAAATCAGTCATTATAATCCTCCTTTTCAAAGGGAATATATGTCTCATAAAAATCTCTTGTCACTAAGACAAAATATTCCTCATCACCTTCATACCTGAATACAATTAAGAACAAGTCCCCATGACACGTATACCAACAAAACTCGTCTTTATTTGTCCTAAAATAATCAATACCTCTTTGGATTTCCTTAATTACTTCATCCTTTTGTATTTCTACAACATTTTTTAAATCCTTGTTAGTTCTATTAAAATGTATAGGATAATCAATATTGTCTTTTGTTAATGTGATTCCATCTAATTCATCAACCATTGATTTTTGTCCACAACAAGGACATTTAACAAACGACGCACCAAGCCATCCAATATGGGTATCTTCTTCAGATATTTCTAACTCAGAATCGCAATTATCGCAAAATGTATGTACGTTTTTAGGTTTTTCTTCTGTTTTTTTATTCAAATGATTTTGATTAAAATTATTCTGAATAACTCTTATAACAATCACCTCTTTCTATGTATATATTCTCTTATCGCAGCTCAACTTCACCGAATTTTAATGTATTATCTTCAAATAATTTATTGCCAAGATAATATCCAACTAATCCACCTGATATTTTTGCATTTTCAAATACCGATACTTTACACTGATCTACTAACCTGCTAATGGTATCTTTATTAGCAAATATGTACGGGTAATAACTTTCATCACCTGTGTTATTTCTTATAGTTTCTTGCTGTTCGTACATATTTTTTCTTAAAACACTTTCATCTACTTCTTTAACTATTGAAAATTTACTCATTTACTTACCTCTAAATCCAAAGGAAATGCTTCTTTCTTATCATTCCATATCTATCTCGTATGTCCCCGTTGTTGATATTGTCCCATTAGGAGCAATAATTACATAATAATCTACACTCTTATCATCAACCCATTTTGTAAATAATAACCTTTCTACAATTTCTGGTATCTTATGATTTTCTTGATGAACTTCAATACAAGGCTTTTTATTATCATCATATTTTATGTAAGATTTATCTGCTGGTATATGTCCAATAGCTTCTCCTTTATCTGTTGTTCTTGAAAAGAAATAACTAATCTCTCCGTCAATAGCCCCTCTCTCACAAAAAACACCGCCATGAATTTCTCCACTTGTAACTAAATTGTCCTTTAATGAATTAATATTGAATGTATAATAAGATTTTTCTTTAGGACAACATAGAACAACAATCATAGATATTATGAAAACAAATATAAAATTAATTACATTAAATGAAATATTAAATACGAACCACATAAAAATATATTTTGGAACGTTTACATAGTCATGCTCATTATACTTCCTCAAAGAAAATGTGTAATAGTTTGTTCTAACATATTCTATATTCTCTTTGACTTCTTTATTTGTTTCTTCAATATTTTTGATACTATCGATTAGCCAATCATCTGCAAAAATGGTATATAAAGCTATTCCAATGACTATCAAAATAAATAAAATCATATTGTTATTCTCCCATCTGATCTACAATACGCTGCAACTTGTTAATATATATCTGAGCGTCCTTTTTATATTTAAGTTGCTTAATATCAGCAGGTACAAGAGCCAACTTCGATTCACCGAAAACATCATTATTCGAATAAACTTTCATAAACTGGCACATGGTTTCAATATCAATCCAATCTAAATCTGGCTGAAAACAAATCACATCACCTTTCTGTGGATACAATTTTCTCACCTTAATGAGTGTCTGCTTGAATAATTTCTTTTTCTGTCGCTTGTTCATATCTATCGCCTACCTAAAATATTGATACATACACTCATTTCTATATTTTTGTATCAAACTCTGCTCAATCATTCTTTTATCAAAATCATCCAACGAATTATACATATCCATGATATGCTTGTTTGGATTTTCGAGATAATCTGCGTATTCTTTGTCATTTTCTACTTGCAATTTTATATAGTCAAACACATCAAGTTCATCACTAAATCCAACATTAAGTTCATTATCATTTTCATCTTTTATAAAAATCACTTCACCAGACGCATGAGTTTCTGGATTAGGACTTCTGGTTAATTTGTATCTTTCCATACTATTATTCTCCTTCGAATATTACTCTTATTGGTTTTATGGCTCCGCAATTTGTTGGTACAAGAAACACTTTGTCATTTCCAACCTGATCTTTAAATATTTTTGGAGCTTCAACAAATGTAACTCTTTTTGACATATTACTATCCAGCCACTCTTTAAACTTTTCAAGATTTTCTTTTTCAGAAATTGCAGCACATGGACTTACTTTATCTATTAACTCTAAAAATTTTTGTCTTTCATCTTGTGATAACTCCATACTGTTGTTCTCCATTTCTTACTACATCAAACTTAATTGGCAACATAGCTGTGAATCTACTCTGCATCCAAGGCTTTTCTTTAGTTGCAAACTCATTACCAAATTCTTCTGCCAACACAAAATCTCCAACAGTATAAACAATAGAATATCCAGTTAAATCTTTTGGAATCTCCTTATTTACATTACAGGTTTTAAGATAAATCATTTTATCTATGCACTCACCCATCAAGTTTTGGAAGAATATGAATGTTCCGTCACAATTACAACGTTGCATTGTAAAATATTCGAAATCTGCATCAGGATCATATTTGATAACTACATTGAAATCTTTAAGATAAGGAATATCTGCTAAAATTATTCCATTTTTAGTATAATTAACAGTTGTAAATAATTCTCGTATATCTTGCTCAATCATGGATTCATATTTATTATTTTCCATTCCATTGCACTGACCCGATGCAATTCTCTCTTTTACAAATTTTAATGATTTACCCATTGTTATTCTCCTTTGCCACTCTAAATACATTTGCATCACCAACTGCCAAATACAATATAGCCATCTTTATTTTCTACATACTTATTCATATATTCTCCTTTATCGATCATATGAAATCGCATTTATTGGATTCGATTTTTCCACAACTCATATGGAATTTCATCATCTACACTAATATAGATGACTAATTCTTCTTTTGCCTCGTCTAAAAAATTCATCTCTTTGACAATCTTTGTGTCAATTTTTATAGACTGATTGTATTTAATTTTTCCAATCTGGTTATATGGTTCTATCGTACTACTATCCACAATGATTTTTTCAAATCCTAAATCAGTACAGCCACCACAAAGTCCATTACTACCATAATTATTTCTAATAATATAATATGTCCATGCTGATTCAGGTGAGTACCAAGGTTTTTCGATTGCAACCCACCCAATGACATATTTTCCATTCATATCTTTTGCCATATATTGGTATTCTTCTTGTAAATTTAACGGATCATATTCTATTACTTCGCATCCCATTCACATTCTCCTTTCTAAACAATGAAACGTGGTTTTAATTGGATTTATTTTTTTAAATCATTATCAATTTGTTTCATTAAAAACTTCTTTGTAGTTGCGTGATAATCAGCACATCCAGTTTTCATATCAACGGCTTCCCACCATATACAATGATCAGGTTCATGATAGCCACAATTACTAATTCTGTATCCTTTATACTCGTAGATACCTTTTGATATTTTTACAGCTCCCATACTTTTATTCTCCTAATGTTCTTTCATATGAAACCAAAATTTCAAGTCAAAATTCATTTTTAAAAGCCCTTATTTTAGGCACTTTTTGAAGTTTAATTTTTCTCAATTCTATATTTGAATGACAATGGGCAGCCAAAACCTAATTCACCACCCAAACATGGATAATCATTCTCATCACCAGTTATAAAACTGCAACCATATTCACGATATCCAGTGTCGCTTTCATATAATCATTTTCCTTCAAAATATTCACAATCTTCCAAACTATTATCGTTTACAGTTGCTAATAATGCTCTTCCAAGAGTATTATCAGTCCCAATACCAAGATAAATCTCGTCTACAATTTTCTTATAAGAAGCATACCAGCCACAATCATCTTTACAATTACATTTTTCACAAATCATAGTATTGTTCTCCTAATCAATTTCTTCAAATGCAACACTATTAAATTCCATATCTGGGAATTCTTCTATATAAACAATTGTGTGCCAAGAATGAACAATAATATCTTCTAATGTATATTCTTTCCCCACTTCCAATAAGTGATGATTTTCACCTCCACCACCCCATACGTCATCATCGTTTCTAACACATTTAATTTTCCTTGGTTTTGTATTATAAATATCCATTTAAATTCCACTCCTCTTCCAAACGCCTATATATTCCTGTAACTCCTGTTTGAATCTTTTTAACATATCAATTAATGCATCTACTTCTGTCAAATCATCAAAGACAATTTCAACTGGATCTTTTTCTTTTAAATCCAATCTTTCTGCGTAAGGAAATGGTTTGATAAAACATTCAAATTTAACATCTTTTCCTTTATGACGAAGTATGATTTCATTAATATTTTCTTTATCATTAATCTTCAATACTTATCCTCCTGTGAAATGCGAGTTTCATTGTTTATTATATTCTGTCCAAATAAACAAGATAATCAGCATTATAATGGATGCCATCTATGTATTTATCGAAATTTTTATTAACATACCACGCATAAGGACTGATACCTTCATTCATTTTTTCTGCAAGTTCATCGGCTTTTCTTTGATGCTCATCAGCTTCATTCTGCATAGATAATTTTTGAGAATTCCATATAAGATTTGGAATTGTATCTACACACTTTCTATACATCTCAGACTCTTTTATGTATTCTCTTATAACTTTTGTCATTTTGGAAATATTGTCTTTTAATATTTGTTCATTGCTAAATTCATATGGATATAGGATTAAAACACTTATGTCCATATATTCCATAGATATTAATTCCTCTACACAAAACTGTGGTTCTATCAAATTGTCACCTCCCAGATATTTATTCTCTTATTTCAAATAATTTTTCCACTGCTTTAACTCGCTTTGTATTGTCAATCGTTCTCTTAACTTCCTGCTGCCAAATGCATTCCCATTCTGAAGGAGCTTCATGCTCACTGACTAAGACAACATTCTTTTCGCTCATCTTCTCAGCCCAATTCCAGAACCTGTCATAATCAAAATTCTTACTTGATCCATATTGTTTCGTACCCTTATATGGAATATCGCAATAAAATAAGCAGTCAACTTTATCAGAATACAACTCTTCATAATCTCCATATTGGAACTGAATATCTTCTAATCTTGGAATCTGCTCTAACAAATTTCTCTTAGCTTCATCGTAATAATTTCTTTCAGTTCCAGCTTTCGTATGAACAACGCCTGAGTAGCCGCCATCAAAGAATCTTCCGTTATAGCTTGAAAGAAAACCTATTGCACCAATATATCAATCAGGATATTGGGATGATCCTTTATTAAAACACTCTCTTACATCTGAGTAATGTTCTTTTGTAATAAATTCTGGGAGATTTTGAATCTGATTTATATTCTTGAACATTTCGATAAGATACTTATGATTATCAGATGCGATTTTTGTGTCACACTGAACTTTGTCAATTACATTACAACCACCGCAAAATGGCTCTATGTATATTTTTATATTATAATCTCGCAATCTTTCTTGAATAATCGGTAAAATGTTATCAACTATACGTGATTTAGATCCCATATATTTCATTTAATCTACTCAGAGCGAAATTTCTTTAAGGCTGCCACTCACTCCTTTCGTATTAATATTCTCTTATCTCAATTCAATCTCTCCAAAATCTAATGTGTTATCTTCAAACAGCCTATAACCATGATACCTACTAATCAGACAAGAAGCTCTTTTTCCACAAAGAAGAGTAAGAGTTACTGCCCCTCTACATGGTTCTACTATCTCTTTTAACATTTCATTATTTGCAAAAATATATGGATCATAACCATTCTTAGATATAAAATCAGCAATTTTTTCATCTAATCTTTCCGTATTAATCTTCTTTACAATTGAAAATCTTTCTGCCATTTAGTTATTCTCCTATTCGTCATATCTGTGTTCAAAATCATATTTTTCATCACTGTTTTTTAAAGTATGAATACATGGATTATCCATTGATAATATCCTGCGACAGTTTGTATTAGGACATGTAACCTTACAATCTTTAGGATCAGGAAAAGGTGTTCGTGGTCTACAAATATCTTTACTGTCAAAAATAAAAACCGTATCACAATAAGGGCAAACACATCCATATCCTAAGCTTTCTGTATCTTTTTTAATGTGTCCGTTGTTTAATGATAAAATTTTCATGTAAAATCACCTTTCTGTATTATTCTCCTCTTCTTAAAATCTCTCCATATTTATTACATACCATTGCATTTTCACATACTTCTCGCATAATATATGGCAAACCATTTTCTTTAAAATACTCATTTGCCATATCAATAAATTTATCTCGATTTTCATCAATATGATCATAGGAATATTCATCCTCAAAACCCCATGTGTCCAAATACTTTGTCTCTATAAAATCATTATTCTCAATGTCTTCTTTTAAAGCTTCAAATGCTTCATAACAAATATCTAACATTTCACACCTCCTGACCGAATGAAAGATTTCTTTCTTGTTACTTTTCATTGTACTCGTTTTTTTGCAATAAACTTCTATGAACATCTTTTTCATTTATTTGGTTTTAATCAATAAACTCAATATCTGTTGCACATGGCATAACTACTTTACCATTTGGTAATTCCACAATAGCAGTTGAGAAATTGCCAATATATCCATCCGCATTATCTTCGTAATTGCAACCCCATTGATGGAAAAATCCAAATTCAAATTCATGGTATCCATGGTCAAAATATTTACCCTTACATTGTCTCATCATATTATTCTCCTATGTCGCACTCATCAATAAGTCCTGATTAGCATATTCAATAACCCTATTACTTCCAACCTCAAAAATATCCTTATCTTTCTCAAAACACATGTAATTCCTACCTGTATTCATAGCTGCAATCGCAGTTGTACAACTTCCAGCACATGAATCAAGGACTAAATCGCTTGGATCTGTGTATGTCTTGATAAGTTCCTCAATCAATGCAACAGGCTTTTGTGTCGGGTGAAGTGCCGACTTCTGAATATCCTTTGCAAACGTCCACACCGATTTAGGATATCTTTCTGTACTATCATAAGTAGTAAAACCATGTTCTCCATAATCAGTAGTCTCTTTGCAATTAGTCTTATGCTCTGCTTTGCTAACTTTTCTTGGATGTCCAGTTGTTTTTTGTGGATGATATGTAGGAAGTTTCTTATAGAAAATACAGATGTCTTCATGTGAACGTAATGGCATTTTCTTAGCATTTAGAAATCCTGTTGGCTGAGTTTTCTCCCAAATCAAGTTATATTTCCAAAGCTTTCTATTACTCTGCATCAAATCTGCAGTAAACATACCATTTGCAAATAGAATTATTGCTCCATTATCCTTAATGACTCTTTCGTACTGTTCCCATAATGGTTCAAATGGAATGACTGAATCCCATTTATTTCGTGAAGTTTGCCCATAAGGAAGATCTGTGATGATACAATCGACTGATTTATCATCAATTTTCTTCATACCTTCAAGGCAATCCTCATTGTATATTTTGTTAATCTCTAACATTTCTTACTCAGAGCAAATCATGATTTAATGCTGCAGCAAATCTCATGCTCCTTTCAATGTATTATTCTCCGTCAAATACGATGCAATGCTCTCTAATTGCTTCTCTGATATTTTCGTGCAACTCATCCAGATCCCATCCATCTGCATGTACGAATAAGCAATCATCGCCACCTTCTGTAAATGGTAATCCCTGCGCTACCCAAAATAAGTGGCTATCATCAAAGCTTGAATCTTTAAAAATATCGCAATTATATAATTCTTCTAATTGCTTTTTAGAATATTTATTCTGCAAAAATCTCACCTCCTAACTTCCAAAGGAAACTTCGGTTTACTGTGTTCTATCTTTAGTAATCTGAAATGACACAAAATTACCATCTGTAAAACTCTCTGAACACCTTACGGAATCTACTTCTACTTCATATTTAACAAGAACTCTTCTATTAACAGATACATTTTCTTTCTCATAATCTGGAAGATATAAAATTCTTGATTCCGTATCATACTCATAGTTAGTAATTTCTTTTTCTATAAGACCATCTTTTGAAACATATGCTAGTTTAATAGATTCGTAAATTGCACCATTTTTTAACCTAAATGCATTGCTCTGAAACAAATTCATTCGTAACATTGTTATTTTGCTATGTTTATATATCATATATTAATCTCCTTACTATCTCAAAATCTTACTTAATCTTTTTATAACTTCTTCGCACAATTCGTACAAATAAGTCTTCTTAAATACTATTCTCAAATCATCAACAGCTTGTTTATATTGCTGATGTAATTCGTTGTCTATCATACTATTTCTTCTTCTCAATAATAGTTACAATACCCTCAAATACTCCAAAATTTGATGACTGTTGAAATATATGTGTCTCCGCAATGTCGTCATCTGTCATAGGTCTTGTAAGATACCATAATGAATCATCTTTCCATGTAATCTCTTCAAGTTTCTGATTTGGTTCAAGCTCAATTGTTGTTGATCCACCAAAATCTTTTGTAACAGACTGGCATCCAGTCATTCCAAAACACAGTGTAAATCCTAATATAACTGCTAAAATTTTCTTCTTCATATGATTTACTCATCCTCTTTTAATACAAGAATTGCTTTATAGTATCTACTATTGCATGAACTGGATTCTACTTTGTATCCATCATCCAAATAATCATTCATGGCATTCTCAAAATCATTACTATTTTCCATTTCTAAAATTACACATTTCTTCATATGATTTATTCTCCCAATTCTTTCAGTGCATTAACAAGTTCTGCAAGTCTTGGATTTTCAGGATGTTCCTTTGCCATCTTTTCATATAAGGCAATGTTATTCATCTTATCAATTTCTGACTTTAACTCCTTTTCGATAGATGCCTTCTGCTTTGCAATTTCTTTTAGACGATTTTCTTCATCAACTCTTACATTATATCCATTCATATTAACAACACCAACGACCTGAGCCGTTACACTCTTACCATATTCTTTAACTGCTTTAATTTCTTTCAAAATCCCAAGAACTCTATTGTCTTTTCCTCTTGCATTTACCACAACATATAATGGATGATTGATATCATACTTAACAATTTCATTAATATCTTCATCATATAAAGCAAAACCATAATCCTTTTTACTATAATCCTCTACTAAATTTACAATCGCCACTTTATTAAATCCTGTCATTTTATTCTCCTTTAATTCATTTATATCTATATAAAAGTCCACCAATTGTATTTGTCACTAATAATAGCATAAAGAATTTAAAGCTATCTGTTTCTGATAATTTACCATAAAGCATAGCTCCAATATCAATTATTAATAGACCAACTATGTTAATCAAAAAACTCACTAAATTGTACCTCCTGTTATATTATTCTCTGCTTGATATGGATCAGATTCCCATTTTGCACCACATGTTAGACAAGAAAAACAATCCACTTGATAATACTTATTTTTTTCTGGATGAAAAAAATTGTACAATATACCACTATCTGATTTATATTTTCCATACCAATTCCTGCAAATTCCAGAAACTATTCCTTTATTTGTTATACCACGTTCAATATAAAATAAATGACTTTTATTTTCTCTACAACACGGACATATATCGCATCCTGCTAATGCTGCCTCTCTGACTTGATTTTCTTTTAGTGCTTCTACTTTAGTTTTAATTATTTTCATAAGTTATTTTAAATACACTCCTATTTTTGCTTTTAATTCATCTGGCTTGTCAAATTATCAAACTCGATCTTCCCAAATTTTCCATGAGAAAATTCTTCATAATATTTTTCTTAACCAATAATTGCGCCACAACTATTTTCAATTCTATAATCATAATTGCCTTCAGGTTTATCTGATAATAAAAAATAAAATGATGCTCCACCAAACCAACTATCAAGATGAATATATTTACCAATACTTTCTTCAAAAGTTCCAATACGATCTCCTTTAATTGATGTATTTTCAACATAATACTTCAAATAATCATATTGTTCTTTGGTCTTAATCTTTCCAGTTGGTCGGCATTCTAAATCTACCCAAACACCAATTTTTTCTTTTGCTTCTGAAAATAACATTTTAATCCCCCACTTTTTTACGTTCTAATAAACTCTATAGACCCGTCAGTATAACATTTTGTTTTCCAACCTTTTGTTTCAACCATAATCTGTTTATATCCATATCTCTTGATCCACTTTTTATTAATTCTCTTCTTTTTATGTCTTCTTATCTGAACATATTTTATATATTGAACACTATAAACATCCGGACATTTCGCTAAATCTATACCAAATACTTTTTCTATCTTTTTTTTATTAATTGTATTATTCGCGTTAAATTTTAGTTCATATGTAGGATTATGAGTGAATGAAAATATTTTTTTATTATCTGAATTATATACATATTCTGTCTCACAATTACAAGTAAATGAAGCATCTGTAATTCCATCAACGGAACAAATGTTTTTACCAGTAATAGGATTTGATAAATTTATAATTCCATTATTTTTCCCTATTAGCATATTATTTACCTATTATTTAGAATCTGACTTCTAAAATCGTTCCAACCATCATCATATCCATCCAAATATTCACCATTACAAATATTATTATATATCTCGCTTGGTACTTCTTTTAATGGACACCAATTTGGCTTATTATCAATTTTTATTACTTCTTCATAAATCATATCCACATATTTATCTAAGCGTCCTGTTGCAGCACAAAGATCACATTGCCCATAATTATCAAAACAAAGAGGACATTTATCACAGCTACTTGGCATGTCCATCACTAAAACAGCTTTACTCATTTACTTATTCTCCTAACCAAACTTCTTTTTATAATCTTCCTCTTGTAATTTTACACTCATATAATGTTTCCATTGACCAAGATCTTCACCTTTGATTTCTTTAATCGGTGTTTCTCGCTTTTTATAAAAACTGCAATCTGTACACTTATCAGATAAATTTCCACACTCGTCAATTTTTTGATCATAATTTCCACTTGTACCAAAAGGACACCATGAGCCTTTTGAATTATCATCCCAGACAACATTTGCAACATATTCACAAGTCGTAAATTTACTATTGTAGGCTTCTATATCTTTTGGTGAATACAAACCATATTCTTTACACCTTTCATGTGGAAGTTCATCTAATTCATAATCTATCCAATCTTGTGAATTCATTTTCCAACACCTGTTGTCAAATCTATTTTCAAATAATTCCTGACTTTCTAACGGAAGACTCCTAATTAAGTTCCAGATTTTATCTTCATGTTGATAAGTCTCTACATAATCATCCATTACTTCCTTTTCATTGAACCATTCATCATATTCTGGTCTATCGCATTCATCGCAACACTGAAATTTTGTGTCCATATCATCAAAAGAACTACCATAACCTCTATATGTAATGTAATATGTATGAGTTGCTTTATTTTTTAGGCATTCCATACATATCGTTTCATCTTTAATTGCTATAATTCCTTTAGAATTCATATGTATATTCTCTCCTTTCTCCACAAGAAATTCCGCATTCATTGGAACTTCATATTATGTTATTCTCTACTCAATCTTCTTCTCGACCACAACAATTGTGTCATTGTGCCAACCGCCATGAGGAACAAGTAAGATTTCCTGAATCTCAAAGCCGTACTTTTTACCAATACCACCGCTATTCCAACTGCAAGTTATTACAATACCATCTTTTTTAACAATTCTTCCTATTTGTTCTTTCTGCTTTGACCAATAGGAAGCCTGTGTTGTCTGCATATTCACAGTCTGTCCAAGATTTTTATAACATTCACTTACCTGTCGTGGCGAATATGGTGGATCATACAACACTGTATCCACTGAGTTATCATCAAATATCTTTAAGAAGTCTAATGCGTCCATATGATAATCAGTTTCATATTGCGTGTCTAAATCATTGGTTACTGTTGCTAGTTTATTACTATTAGCAAATGGATCAACAATCTTACCAGTTGAATATTTCTCAATCAGTTCCTTGATTGGTTTAATTGAAAATGTGTTACTATTTGGCATCTGCCAGACTCTATTTATTATCATTATGTATTAGGAGTAAACGCTGCGTTTTCGGTATACCAAACCTCTTACTCCTTCCGTTAGGTTATTCTCTTAATCCACTCAAAATCCATTCAACTGTTGGTTCATTCCAACCATTACCCATTAGGCTGCACCTTTTTGAGTATGATAAATAACGACCATTGAGCTGAACTTTTGTGAAATTATCAGGTAATCCCTGTAATCTCTCATATTCAATTTCGATCAATTTTCGTGGTCTATCGTTATCTAATACTTTTTTCTCTTGATAACCGCCCGACACACAGGTTAATGTTGACATTTTGAAATCTGGATTATAAATTCTTTTACACATTTCTGTTGTGTTGACCTTTAGTTCAGCACATACACGCTTATTCATATCCAAAATCTCAAAGTCCTTCTTGTAGAAATACTTCTCATCTACATTATTCTCCATAATATCTTTCAAAACTAATGGAGATTCTTCAGGCAATTCGCCTAGTGGTATGTCTGTCCAATAATATCTCTCACGATTCTGAGCTGAAAATATTCCTGAATCAATCAAAATAGGTTCAACACCAATACATTCTGTCATTGTTTTCAAATCCTCATCGCTACTTGGTACTACATTTTCAAACATGAAATATTTGGGTTGAATTGCCCTAAGACACTCAATCGCTTTAAAGAAAATTCCTGATTTACCATCAAGACCATTGTTGACTTCTTTATTTTCAATTCGTACTCTTGAAAGAGACTGACAGCATGTACCTGCCAATAGAAGATCAAATCCTTTGAACTGTTCAAAATCCGCTTCATATAAATCACCATGATATACCACAAGCGGAAAATGGTACTGAGAAACTGCTATGGCTTCTGGTAAAATTTCATATGTATGATATTCTCTTATAGGTATTCCAAGTTGTTGTAACGCATATAATCCTGTTTCTACGCCACCACATAAACTTAACACTCGTAGCCCTTGAGAATTATTTTTTTTCTTTATTCTCTGTCAAAACACACTATTTTACAGAGGTTACGTAACCATAATTACCTAGAATTACTGTTAAATCCTTTCTTCTTGATATTATTTTGTTGTAAAATCACTCGAATTAGGCACGTCTGCCTAATCAAATGAAAAAAATATTTCAATACTTTTTTTGTTTTGGGAACACTTGAACGAATGTACAAGCTAAGAAAATTTTCTATACTATGTTATTCTCTAACCAACGTTTGTCCTCTTTTAATAAATCACAATACGATTTACTTGGTGTTACAATCAGGTTCATATAATCTACATTGCCAGTATTTAATTCTTTCTGAATAGCACGATAAATATGATACATTACTGTTTCTTTATCTATTCTATCTTCATCTAAGAAAATATTAATTGTAAAACTATTTTGCTTTATAATTCTCACCTCTCTTCTCAGGAAAATTTGGCTGATCAGCCACGAATAGAAAAGTTGATATTACAATTTGGTTATTTTATTAAAGCAGTTATCCTTTAAAACCCCTTCAATTTTTCCAATAATATTCCACTCTGAAATATCTCCTTTATTACTATAGGTATAAACGTTTGTTTTGTTGGTTCTAATATTATACCAAAAAGAATCATCGCAATTATGATCAATATAATATCCTTCTATAATCCCCAATAGCAAACAATCTTTTGTTTTAAAAATTACTACATCACCAACATCATATTTACTTGTATATTCTTCAACAATCTTTCCCATAATTCTTCCCTCTCTTTTTAGAAAATTCGATTGATTAGCTGTGAATAGAATTACTTTTATATTGGATTATTCTCTGTTTAAAATAAAATTATAAACAAAATAAATGCCTATAATGACACGATAAAATGTAAATCATATATCTTTTTTGTGCCATTTTTCTTTAAAGTCAGATTCAGATTCAATGCTGAAATTAGAATCAAAATTGCTAAAGATATTTTCACTCTCTTACCTCACTTACCACTTTTACCTTACATTCAATTTCTACGACTTCTAGCTGCCTATCAGCGTTATAACGTCTTGACATAAAATTTCTAACCACATTCTCAGCAGTTTTTCTTGTTTCCCAATATTTGTGTCGTGGGTTTGTAAGATTACTTACTAATCTCCCTGTTGATTTATCCATTACACCATATAATGTAAATTCATTTGCCATCTATTTCACCTCACTCTATTGGAATCATCTTTACCACATTATCACCCATATGTTCAACCGCACGATAATCTACAATCGACTTTAAAAAATCACATCTATTAGGTTCACATCCTCTTCCTTTGTATAAATTACATACATAATTACCACGCAACTGATTTGTACATTCAGAAAAGATACATTCTTTTGGTTCATCTGGCATTTTATCTACAATAATTTTCATATTCTAACCTCACTTATTCGTAATCATATCCAAAAACAACAGCTCATCTTTCTTTAATGTAATATCATAATCTTTCCACTTTTCCATAAGTTTTCTTGTATCGAAACCATGCGGAACTATAATTGCATAACCATAAGGAGTCTTATGAGCTTCTATTTCATAATTGTAAAAGAACATATCACTGTTATCATATGCGAATCTTTTGATATCTTTTTTGAAATCTTCTGCCAATTTATCATCATCCACATCAAAATCAAACAGCCATTTACTCTCATCACGATTCTGTACCTGTATTGCAACGGATATCAATGTACGATTAAGCTGTGTCATACTTGGCTTGTCTCTCAGCAGACGAATAATAAATTCTTCCCTGATTTTCTCTTCGTTCCTAGAATTAACTGATCTATATAATCTTGTCTGTTCACCATGAACTCCTTTAGTTGCAAAACTTTTAAATTCTTCAATTATTTTGCCTTCATTCTCTTTATATTCAAGAATTGTCTTATTTCGTTGCTTAAAATTTGGAATATCCTTATTATCCTTGTTACGAGAACACATTAGATATACATATAAGTTTGACATTTTTACCTCCTCAAATTTTCCTATTAATCGTGAATTTCACTTGCTAAACAAATATTCATCACACTTATATCCGTTCTGATTTAACCATTCTGCAACTAAATGTCTGTGACAAAAATCCGTTGGTTTTTCGTAACACATTAAACAAATGTCGCATTCACCAATATTAAATCCATAACACATCCTTGATAAATCCAGAATAACATCTGTTGCATTTAATTTACTTAACACTTGCTCGTTAAAACATTTAATGTAATATTCATTGTCATGATTTTCTTTCCATTTCATAAAGAAATCATATTTTGGTGCAAGCTTCTTATATTGCAATCCTGTATACCAATCAGGTGCTTTACCACAAATACTAATTGGAACAATATTATCTGGCAAGGATTTTAACTTTGCAAAATAACTCGTATAAATCACTCTTCATTATCCTCCTATTCTTCACCAATATAAACTAATCCGTTTCTAACTGGCATAGCATGTACCTCTCTTTCCATTAAAAAGGACTGACCAACTGTTCGTCAGCCAGCCCACAAAACATTACTCTAACTCTGCAAGTGCCTTATCAAGATCCTCATCGGACATATTCTCAAGTGCAGCATCCTGTCTCTTAGCCTTGATTTCGAGCAATCTCTGTCTCATCTCAGCATTCTTCTTAGCGTCTTCTCTCTTCTTCTTTTCATCAAGTTTTACACTAACAATGTACTTGACAATTTCAATCTTATTAGAAATCTCCTCATCTTCCTTTGACTTGGTATTCAGAAGACTCTCTTCCTCAGACTTCTTTACTTCCGCATTGAGTGTCTTAAATACTGAGTCCAGATTTGTGAGAGATAAATCCCACAAATCAATTACATTAATCATTCCTCTGAATGGGAATTGATAATTATTTCTCGTTGCATTGATAAATAATTCGTTATTTGTCATAATAATAATCTCCTTTTTTAATTAAAATTTAATCTTCATTACACGCTCTGTTGCGCCTTTAACCTTAACTACTAAATCTGCTCTCTTTGTCATAGAGAATCCAATTCCTGAAAGCTGATCATCAGTATCTTCTACATGACACTTAGCACCTAAAGCCTCAAATACTCTCTTGTGCTTCATTAAATCATTGTCAAGGAACTCAAGATAGAATCCATTAGGCTCTTCGCTATTTACACAATCCTTCAGGAAGAAGAATAAATGTCTATGACCAATTCCATCCTGCTCGTCAAAATAGTTTGGACTGTAACTAATTACTGATACAGGAACAAACTGATTTGTATTTACACCCCAAATCTCACGACTTGAAATAGATGAATTGCCTGCTAATTTCTCCTTAATTGAGAAGTTACCATTCTCGTCAAGTGTAACTTCTGCCACCTGAACATTACCAGAAACAGGTCTATTGTATTCAAATGCAAAAATCTCACCATTGAATTCAATTTCTGCCTTAAATCCTTTACTTCCTCTCGCTGCATACTGATTAACAAAAAACTTATAAACACCTGGCTTCATATATGACATATCTTCCCATGTAATATTTTCCACAGAAGGTTTTCCTACCATCTGCTCCATAGGATGTGTAATATCAATATCTAACTGACCTCCACATTTTGAAACACTAGGTTTTCTACAATTTCCATAATAAATCTCATTACCGTCTGGTTCTTTGCAATGTGCATCAAGGTCACTGTTATCATTTTGTCCCTCATTCCACATGATTGAAAATCTGAGTACACCATCGACATTACCGCCAGCAGCTTTTACATTCTGCTTCATATTAGAGTCAGTAATGTTTCCTGAATAAGCCCAAGACAATCCATTATCCCACTTAAACATTGTCTTAGCATCTGGATTAACTGGTGCAATCATAGAAACAAAGTTCTTCTCATGTTTGTTCTCTACAAAAGCTTCAATCTCCTTTGCAGTTGGAAGTACCTTATCAATGAAATCCTGTGCCGAAATCTCTTCAACCTTAGAAAACTTCTTAGGACTTACGACAACATCCTTTTCCATCTGACCAAAAATATCATCTTCACCAACCATTCTTCTTGCAGCACTCTTATTTGAGAATAGTACATTATTTACAGTAATATCATTCAGATTAGCAAATCTTCTTTGTAATGAATCCATATATCCAAGTTCTGTAATTGTCTTCTTTGCATCCTCAAGCATCTTCTTTGTAAAAATAGCCTTTGGACGCTTATAATTGCTTGGAGCGACAATCTGTTCATACTTCTTAACTGCTGTGTCAAGATCCATATCCTCACTTACATTAATAAGAAGTGTTCCAATAGAATGATTTCTAATTCTACCGATAACCATACCCGCTGTCACCGACTTTTCCCAAGCATATAAATCCTTTTCAGCATCAGAAGTTAGCTTATCATATTCTTTCTTATACTTCTTGAACTCTGTGAGTACGCCTTCCCACTCTTCACCCTTGTAAAGTGTATTTGAATTGATAAGTTCAATAATTGTATCAAGTGCTTCCATAGTAATCTCATCGAGAGAACGCTTAAATACATTTCTTGTATCTCTGAACTGCCCTTTAACTTCCTCATTAGAACGACTACTTCTATTTACGAACTTACTTGGAAGCTCTAAGAAGAAATGATCCCACCGATGAGACTTATTATTGATTTTCTCAAAGTTAAAATCTGTACCAATCTTAGGAAACTTAGTTGTATAAATATTTGTAACTGTATGAGCCTTTACAAAAGCGTCAAGTGCATCGCACACAGGCTGGTATGTTGTATCGCCAAGATTCAGTTCCCAAATTGTATGAATCTGGTTATCCTTAATAGTGACAGCAGAACCAATATTCTTAATAAACTGTCTACAACAACTACAATCATGTTCTCTACGCTCTCTGAAAATCTCATTTGTACCAGTAGGGAAGCTATCAAGATATGTATTCCATAATTCATCCTTATCTACATTTACCTCAAATAAATGTGTTGCCTCTTTCTGCATTTCATCGAAGTGCTTCTGTAAAGCCTTCTTAAACATCATAAATCCTTCCATATTCTGTACCTCTTCTTTCTTATATTTATTTTTGTTAATTGTTTCTACTGTTATATTCTCCGTTTTATAAATTAAAAGGTTTGTTTTATTACCCTTTGAATGAGTTAGTAGGCTATGACACCTACCAACTCTTGAATTATTTATTCTTCTTACGTTTTCCTACAATAAAACCTATTCCAAAGCATACACCGAGACAGATTACGAAAACTCCAATGTTTAATACAATCATTACTTATTACCTCTCTGTCTCTTCATATCATCAAGGATCTGACGAGCATTACGCTCTCTTTCAGAATTAGCAAGTCTTCTCTCATTAGCCTGTGAGCTAGAATCATATGCAATTCTACTTCCTTCAGCACGTTCTCTTGTCTTTCTTGCTCCTTCACGAACTCTTTCAAGCATTCTATCGCTCTCATTATTCGTATTAAGACTATCCATACTCTGATGAAGTTCGATAATCTGACTATCGGTTTCCATCTGAAAAAGAACCTGCTCTTTTTCCTCTTTAAGTTTCTGTAATTCTTCGGCTGCTTGATCACGAATGTTTTTCTGGTGAGCCTGTGCTTCTTTCATCTCTTCGATTTTATCTTTTAGTACATTAATCTTATTCTCCAGAGTAGATTTCTTCATTGCATACTGCATTGCCTCATTTTCTTTATTTTCATCAAGACAAGCGTTAATCTGCTGTATAACACGCATAATATCTTTATTCGCCTGATATAAATCTTTTTCTGCTGTGTCACGCTTTCCTGAAATTTCAGCATATGTAGCAGATGCCTTGTTATAAAAATCTTCTTTTTTTCTAATTGCTGCGTTGTAATAATCTCTAGCACCTTCTGGTGTCTGTGCATCCTGACGCATTACTTCATCCGTTCTTCCTTTAAACTTTACTCGAAGCTGCTTACCAAAAGAAGTAAAGAAAAGAATCAATGCAATTAATACAATCGCCACAATTATAACAAACATAAAATTTGTCATACGATCCTCCTACTCTGCATCAATCCCATACTGATTACATAATGCCTTTAGTCCACCGTTATAGCCACTTCCTACAGCTTTAAACTTCCATTCGCCATTATGTTTATAAATTTCAGCTACGACTAACGCAGTCTCGGTAGAGAAGTCTTCACTTAAATCAAAACGAATAAGTTCCTCCCCTGTCTCTTCGTCTACTACACGCACATATGCATTCCCAACCATACCGAAGTTCTGAAGTCTACTCTCAGCATCATAAATTGTGACTGTCACAACAAGAGTCTCATAGTCTGATGGGATTTTATCAAGTTTAATCTTAATAACCTCATCATCTCCATCTCCCTCACCTGTACGGTTATCTCCCATATGCTTTACACTCTTTGAACCATGTTCAAGATTGCCATAGAAAATGAAATCCTCATCCTTGCCAACCTTTCCATTCTCTTTTGTCATGAACACAGAGGCATCAAGATCAAAATCTGCTTCTCCATCATAATGATTAATATCCCATCCAAGTCCAACAAGAATGTTTTTCAATGACGGTCTACCCTTTGTTAAATCTACTCTCTGTCCTTTACTTAACGAAACTGACATAATTAAATCCTCCTATTTGTATCTTCTTGTTAATTCGCTAATACTTGAATCATTTGTTCCCTGACCGATAGCGTTAAATTTCCACTCTCCGTCTTTCTTATAAACCTCTGCAAATACCATTGCCGTCTTGCCAGCATAATCATCTGAAAGATTGTATTTACAAATTTCCTTACCAGTTGACTCATTTACAAGTCTAATGTACGCATTTTTGATAAGTCCAAAATCCTGTTTTCTTGAAATACAATCATAGATATTTACTACAAATACAATCTTCTCAACCTTATTTGTAATATTCGCAAGGTCAACTGTAATCTGCTCATCATCACCGTCTCCATCTCCTGTGAGGTTGTCGCCATGATGATACACACATCTGTCTTCTGCTGATCTGTCACCATAATAAACACATGTACGATACTTATCATCTTTTCCTAAAATAATTGCTGAAGCATCGCAATCAATGTTTGGCTTAGAACTAAAAAATCCTTTCTTAACAGCGTCCCATCCAAGTCCTACCATAATCTTTGTAAGACCACCTGCTACTTCTTTAGATAAATTTATTTTCTGTCCTTTGACTAAATTTACTGACATATATATTCTCCTTCCATATTATAAATCCAAACCAAAATTTCTACCAATAGCAGCTAAACCACCATTATAACCTGAACCAACTGCATTAAACTTCCATTCACCGTTCTTACGATACAACTCACCTGCAATAACACCTGTCTCTAATGAGAAATCCTCATTAAGTTCATAGTTAAAAAGTTCCTCATTTGTATCAGCGTTGTATGCTCTAATGTACGAATTATCAACCATTCCGAAATTCTGTAAACGATTTTCTGCATCATAAATTGTTGCTGAGAAGCTAATTTTTGTAATATTAGATGGAATCTTATTTAACTCAACAATCATTGTCTCGTCATCGCCATCACCTACACCTGTTCTATTATCACCAGAATAAATTAATGCTCCACTTGGATGCTGTGGCTGACCATAAAATACAAAATCCTGTTCGCCTGTTACCTTTCCTGAATCATCAGTAAAAAATGCTGATACATCCAAATCGAAATCTGCATTACCATCGTATCTATTTGTATCCCATCCAAGACCAAATACGACTTTGTTTAAACCTGCATTACCTTTTGTAAGATCAATCTTCTGACCTTTAACCAAACTAATTGACATATTGTTTGTCCTCCTTATTCTTGGGAAGGCTGTCAACCTTCCCTTTTAATAATTTAAAAGAAATTGGGAATATGAGTAACATCAGAAAAAATAAATGGAATAGAGCGTATAATACATGTTACAACAACACTAATTGAAAAACATATAAGAGTAATAATCTCTACTTTTTATAACTTTTATCTCTCCTTATCATGTTCTTATCTCCTCAATTACTTATTCTCTCTTTTCTTCTCAATAATCTTTCTAATAAGATCAATTGGAATAACCATAAACGCAGTAACAATAACAGTGATCCACTGCATTAAATCAAGTGATGTTACTTTTACAAGATTCCCTAATAGATTACAAATGAAAAATGTTCCAATAAAAATTCCTACTGCAATTCCAGAAAACAACTTATTCTTTTCAATTCCTTTAAATAGATTGATATGTTCTGTACGAATATTAAATCCGTTGAACACCGCCATGAAACATAGTAATGCAAATCTAGCAGTCATAGCCTCTACATCAGATACAAATAAATTTGATACTGGACTAAATGTAATAATTCCATACAGTACAATAAATACAAACGTACTAATTCCAATTCTCGTTTTAGCACCATTAATAAATAAACCAGATCCTTTTTTAATTGGTTTCTCTACCATATATTCAGCTTTGGGTGGTTCTCCACCAAAGGATAGAGAGTTAAGGGAGTCCATGATGATATTGATAATAAGAATCTGTACAGAAGCTAATAATGCACTTGTAGCAATCAGAGGATAAAGCGTACTCAGAATTAGAAGTGTGATATTAATAGGTAACTGGAACTCTAAGAACATCATGATATTATGCATGAATGTACGTCCTAGCTCTACGCCTTTTACAATACTCGCAAAGTTATCATCCGTTAGAATAATATCAGATGCTTCTTTGGCTACATCAGAACCACTCTGCATACCAAAACCAACATCCGCTCTCTTTAATGCTGGAGAGTCATTGATACCATCACCAGTCATCGCCACAGATCTACCCATTTCCTGCGCCAGAGTAACAAGTCTAAGTTTTGTATTAGGTGAACATCTGGAAACAACCTTTAAAGACGGGATGATTTTCTTTACTTCTTCATCAGACATCTTCTCAAACTCATCATTTGTCAGAGCGACATCACCATCCTTGTAAATGCCACATTCAGAAGCAATTGAAACTGCTGTTTCATAGCAATCTCCAGTGATCTCGATAACTTGAATTCCGCCTTTATTTGCAAGCTGTACAGCGTTTGGCACTTCATCTCTCACAGGATCAACTACACCGATAATTCCAGAAAATTCCAAATCGTCAGGTAAAATCCCCTCTACTAGAGGTTTTGATGACCAAGCCAGTGCAATACATCTCATAGATTTGCTAGTCAACTCTTTAATCTTCTCATTCAGAACAGAAATATTAGTATTGGCAGTCTTAAAATTACAATTCTGAATAATCTTTTCTGGCGCACCTTTATAATATGTAAATATATTTCCATATTTATCTTTTACTTCATATGCAGAATATTTATTTTCACTACTAAATACCTGTTTATGCACCATTGGACTATTTTTACAAATCTCAGCGTATTCCTCTGGATTAACAAGACTCAGAACAGCTCTATCAATAGAATTTCCTCCAGTGATATTACCATCCGCATCAAATGTGGCACTGTTATTCAATACAATATTATCTCTGATACTATCATAACAACCATTGTGATTTAAACTTGTCTCATTTCCATTTTCATCAAGAATGATTTTTGGTGTCATAATACCTGTAGTAAGTGTTCCAGTTTTGTCAGTACAAATCAAATCAACATAAGCAAGCTCCGGGATTTTTGCTGGATTTTTAGTAAGGATATTGAATTTTTCCATTACCTTAACATTCTGTTTAGTAACCAATTTAACAATTAATGGAAGTCCCTCTGGAACCGCTGCAACAATAATTGTCAATGCTACTGAGAAATTCTGTGATACTTTCTGAATAATATCCAGAACACCATTTCCAAAATATGTATCAAATCCAACCTTTGCGATACCAGTAGCCATAAGTACCACAAAAGTTACCAGAGCAGCCACAGTTCCCCATTTTGAGATAAAGTCGCATAAATTATCAAGTGCAATATCGAGAGCTGTCTTTGGTGCTTCTAACGTCTGCATCTTAACTAAAGTATCGCCATTTACAGTATTCATTCCTACATCTGTCACAATCATCTTACCTTCACCAGCAGTAACCGTTGTACCAGCAAATAAACAATTCTGGTTTGTATAAACATCTGTAGATGTGGTTTTCTCATGTACATATCCATCAATAGGAGATTTTTTACACTCTTTACTTTCTCCGTTGATAGCTGCATTACTTACAGAAATCCCACCTTCGACAATATAACCATCTGCAAAAACTTCCTGTCCCATTCTTACAATGGCAAGATCACCAACTACTAAATCATTCTTATTAATTGTCTGAACCTTTCCGTTTCGAATAACATCACAGTATCTAGTAGATGTTTTTGCTCTTAATTCTTCTGATGATTTCTGAACTCCTAATCCAGTTTTAACAGCAATTTCTGCCACAATACCTAATACTATGAGGATCATAATCGGCTCTGAAAAATCCATAACTCCCATTCCAGCTAGAACAAGGTGTAAAATAGCAATGGCAATAAGAATCATTGTGATTTTCTCGCTTAAAGCTTCTTTTGCAAAATCATACCATTTCTTTAGTTTTGGTTCTGGTAGCTTATTACTACCATGAAGCTCTCTACTTTTGAGAACTTCATTGTCACTCAATCCTTTAAAATCTTTCACTTCTGTTTCTCCTTTTCTTATTTTATCTATTTGAATCTTATTGATTCCATTTATATATTCGCTTATTTAATTTTCTCTTTTATGAAAATCTCTATTGCCGATAGTAGCTAGATTATAAATGACACGTCTCAGATCTTCAGAATGATTTATGAGAAATATTCCAAAAAAATGCAAGTAAATTATAAATCACTGAAAAACATTCCACAAACTATAATAAAAATAAATGTTATGAATATACAAACTCCATCATCTTCTCCATAATAATCTGATCTTGAATCAAAAACATCATCATATCGTTTATACCTAAATCTTCTAATTAACCATAAATAGAATCATATAAGCCAAAATATTAACCATAAAATTTTAGTTTCGTCAGCATTATTGCACTTTTATATATTATTTATATAATATTATACATTGCTAATAATTTAAAAAATTTTACAACTTATCAAATTCCGATTTTAATTTTTCAATTGTATCTCTCTGCCACATCTTAAAACTTTCCATTGTACTCATTGATAATCCCATTGGTACATCAATTTCTTCAATCCACTTAATACCTTCCATAATTTCTTTTGCTCGGTCAAAATTCTCTTTTGTCATATCATTCATCCTCAGAATCTTTATCATGAATACCACAATCACACTCAATCGCAAATCCTATTGTTACAGCCATTGCTCCAGTAGCTACAATGAAACCATACCACCACATTTCATTGTTGATCTCGTATAACTGATATAATCCAAATATTAATAAATAAAAACCTATAAACCTTAATAATTTACCTATAACATCTAATTTGCTGACTTTAATATCTATCTTTTTCATTTACATATTTCCCTTAAATGATATTCTTGATTTTGAAAACTGGGCGAACGCCATAAGATGAAGAAGCGCCGTTATATTCCGCATTACCGTAAACGTTGACAACGGAGAAGCAAATAGCGGATTCTCTGACCTTGTTCATCAGCCAGTACCACTGTAAGTTCTCATCTTTGTTGCCATCGAACGCCATACGGTTTCTGCGTTTCTTCATAGGCTTCCACTGCTTCACATACGGGCTTTCATACTCACCGTAGTAATTCTCTCCGAAAATCTCTTTCTCAGTCGGCAGACGGAGCAAGTCGCCGTTTTCAAACGGAGCCATCATAGCCTTGAGTTCTGCCGGGAAGAGATTCAGAATCTCACCATTTAGCTCTTACGCAGGTCACTCTCTTCGTAACCTCCTTCATTGGTACGGATGCTGTTCATCAGGTACTCACCAGGCAGGTAATCAACCATGCAGAAAATCATGCCATCCTCTTCCTGCTTTACCACCATAGCCTGTGTCTTTTTGTCATCGGTGAGTCTGAATTTGATTTTGTCCCCGACTTTAAAAGTATCTGTTTCGATTTTTATCGTTCTATTTACCTTCATTGTGTTTTTCTCCTATTAACCACGTACTAATATATCGTTTAACATTAACATTGATTGATATTCCGGTATTTCTTTTTTAGAATAAATACATGTATTATAAACCTTGCAAATTTTTCCATCTCTAGGTGGGATATCCAATACTTTGATGTCTTTCACTTCAATAAGTGGAATACTATCATCTAAACCACTACATCGAATCACATCTCCCACCTTAATTTTGTCTCTAAAATCATTCCAAAAATTTGCTTTAGGAACCCTCCATATATACACTTTGTCATTATATCCAACCAAATGAGTTCCATAAATGTACATAGTATTTTTAGTATTTTCACATAATTTATTCATATCTTTAATCACAAAAACCTCATCAAAGCCACATTCTTTCATAAGCAAATATGGAATATATCCATCCACTAAATAATTATTCTTGTCTAAAACAGGTAATTTCCTAAATGCCTTATATTTTTCATATGTATCACGATAGAATTTCATCTTCTCTTCGCGTGGCTTCGTTCTGCTAAACATTTCTGAAATCCTAATATCATTGATATTAATTTTTACATATACTCTCATGCATCTTCACTGCCTTTCATAATAAAATCATCCAAATCTTTCTTCATCATATTAAAATTCTCTTTCTGATCAAATAAATATGACTTGTTTCTGTTAAAGAAATCGACAAACCAATCATCCAAAGTAATATCATTCTTATATGCATAAGCGATGATAGCTAATAGAGATCTCTTATTTTCTCTATTAAGCAGCAATGTATTGTTATCTACGTCCAATGTGTATACATCCAAATCCTCTTCGTAACCTTTTAAATCTTCCTCAGTAATATTAGGCGAAATCATTTCCTGAACAAATTCTAAGTCAGTCTCTTCAAACACACATTCCTCGTTAGTTTTTGTTTCTACCTCTACATTCTCTGTTTTTTCTTCTGCATTCTCATCTGAATCAATATGTAAAAATTCCATAAGCAGATATGTTAAATACTCCACCTTTTTCTGAATAACAGATTTGTCTTTTGTATGCTTATCCATATCTAAATCATCCCATGTAACACCATCAATCTCTTTATCTTTTAAATCAGAAATAAATGCTTTTAAGAACTCTCCAAATTTATCATCTGATACATTGAATTTAGTAAAATTATCAAACACCTTCATCCATACAGGTATATCTTTAAATACAAATAATTCAGAAACCTCTTTACTCTCTACTCGATCTGAATATGGTGCAAGTCTATTAAAATAGTCGTTTACCTGTTCATATTCTTCTTCAGATGAATTATCATTTAAGAAATCACACATCTTTTTAGGATCTTTCTTCCAGTCTTCAAAATGATTAATTGCCATAACACATTCTGAAATTGTTCTTTCCCAGATACCTTTCTGTTTTTCTGACTGAGATAATGCAGTACCATTAATCAAGAATGTATTTGTATCTTTAATTTTCTTTGTTGTTTCTGCAAAATTCCCCAAATAAGTCAAAGACTTCTGAGAGACATTCATACTTACATGATTATTATACAAATTTACAAGTCCAGAAACTTCATTTGATTTACACCCCTGATATACAGTTACAGAAATTGGACAGTTAAAAAAGCTCTCTTTTAATTCTTCTGGAAGATCCATATATGTTTTGCCTCTTAAATCAAATTCAGTTTCTTCCCATACTATATTCCCCTCATCATCTCTCACAATATCACCATTTTCATCCATCTTTTTCTTAGTGTATTTAATGATCGGGTTTCTAATGGTTTTTGTAATTTTATAATTCTCATACATAAATTTCCTTAAAGAGGTGATTCTTTGTCCACCATCTACTACATATGTAATCTTAATTTTGTTTCCACTTGTTTCTTCTGCAAGGATGATATTAGGAATATATACATCATTAGAAACTGCACTAGAAACTAAATTATTAATGAATTCTGAGCTTGAGCAGAAGGATCTCTGTACTGCCTGATCGATTTTAATTTTCTCTGATTTGACTCCTGAGAGTAACATTCCTATACATGATGGGTCAATTCTATACTTTGCCATAATATCATCCTTTCTCTTTACAACAATTTTATAAGTATTTTTGTGTTCTCATCAGAACGTATTGCTTTGATACTATCTTTGTATAAATCAGTATCAATATGTAATTCTTGTTTTATTTCATCTTCTGTTTTATTCTCTGCAAGTGCCTTTAAGATCTTGAGTTGTACTTTGGACAACCTAGATATATATTTATTCATCTCCGAAGAATAGCTATTTTCCGTAATTTTATCTTCCAAAGGTCTTCGTTGTCTTGCTATATAATCCATATATTCAACACAGTCAGGAGGCAAAGCTTCTAATGAAACATCTGGATTGTATATGTATTCTATCTTGTCTTCTTTTTTTATCTTAATCGTATTGCTTCTACAGCTACGATTTCTATCTCTGATAAAAACTGTATATAATTTCTTTTTCAATACATTTGTAAAGAATGTGGAAAATGATGCACCTTTTTCATTATTTGGATTGTATTTCTTTACAAGTCTAAACAGAAGATACTGGGCAAAACTATAAGCATCATCATAGTCTTTTCCATTAAATCCACCAATTTTTTGAACAATATGATTTACTATTTTTTTAAGGTCACTCATATCATTCGCACAAAACTGTTCAATTATTTCTGATTCTTCTACAGTATATTGTATTTTTGGTCCAGCGATCACTTTACTCATTTCTCTTTCTCTCCTAACTTATTTCTTACATATATATTCTCCATATCTATATAAAAAATAGGTTTATATCCTGTCTCATAAAGACAATTGGGACATCTGTAGTATTGCATCGTTTTACATTTAGAAAAAGAAATTATTTTCTTCATCTTTATACCGCATTTATTACAAACCATTTTTATCACCTCCAAGCACGTCTAATGCCATTTGATAATATTTAGTTCTTCCTTTATATTCTGTATATTTTGCCTTACTCAGCTCCAATTTTAATTTTTCCAGACTATATCCATTATCCACAGCCTGTTCCATTACTGTAAGATATTTCATACATTGTTTGATTTTCTTATGTCTATCTCGGATATCATCTAAGAGATAACCAATCTTAGCCATCTTGTGTGCTTGTGGTTTCTTGCCACCAGTTTTCTCTTTGTAGGTCTGTAATGCATGTTCAATATCTGAATCAGCACTATCACATCTACTCAATTCATTATTCAACATATTCTTATATGTATTGAGCTGCGTTTTATTCCACCCCATTAAATTCAAGATAAATGTTGTTTCGTTCATGATTTCCAAGAAAATTCCTTCATTAAATTCGATATCCTCGTCATATGAATTTGCATTTCCTCTATAATTAAGAGACTTCTCTGATACATCACCTGTCGCTAAATCAACTAAATGATAATTTCTCATCCATGAATACTTCTTTCTATTGTTCTGAACCAACGATCTTGCCTGTTTGTATGTAAACTCCTTTGCCCTCACACTATACGTTGTATATATATACGTTCCGGGCTTGGCAGGATTTTCCATTACATAATTCTTTCCATCAGATAAAACATACATTTTACCATCTCCCTTCTGAAAATTTGAGTACAAAAAATAATCACAATTTGTATATACAAAACTGTGTCACTTTTATATTCCCCATATTTAGTTGTTACTTTTTGAATTTTTTTGGTAGAAAAACCACGATACTTATCTTGACAATTTCTTTTTAAATATGTAAAATCTAAATAAGCGGTATATTCTACCGTGTTGTTATGTAATAAGTGTAGATTAGTTCGAAAAGGTGTTACCAGCACCGTTTGGATTCACTAATCTACGCTTTTTATTTTGTATAAGTTAATAATAGAACACTTGTTCTATTTTGTCAATAACTATTTTCGAACATTCGTTCTTGTTGGCTCCTGAAGAAATTTTGGCAATAATAGCGTGTTCAACGTTCCTACTTTCTTAATGTTGAAAATATCTTGTTTCACTGAATGGATATCCACCTGAGATAAAAATCTGTTTCCAGAATAAATCATTGTTTTCGCTTTATCTGCAACTAACATTATGTCATTCTTAGACATAACTTTTTCTCCAAGAGGAATAATTGTTACACCAAGCTTAGTTTCAATTATCTTGAATTCCTTATCGTCCGGATATGAATCTAAAAGATTCTTTAATTCATTTTTAGTAATAATCTTGTACTTTTCCATAATTATGCCCTCGCTGTTATTTCCTTAGGTACATTCGCAAAATAAGCTTTTAAAACTAAAATACATTCTTTTTGATTAAGACTTCCAATTTTTGATAATATATTGGATTTATCAATAACCTGTACCTGTTCTCCTAAGATCATCGAATCCTCTCTTAATCCATTCCATTTTGTTGCACGCAGAAGTTCGTGGCATGGCATGTTTAATTTCTTTATTTCAGAGGTTAAAGGAGTCACAATTGATGTGGGAGAAAAACGATTTCCTACATCATTCTGAACGATCACCGCTGGACGTTTTCCTTTTTGTACAGAACCATTTCCAGATTCGCCAAAATCAACATATACAACATCTCCAAATTTAACATCCATCTCCATTCCTCCTTTCTTTAGTAATATCTCCTGCGTTTTTAACTATTTGCATTATACAACCTTTCGGTTGTTTTGTCAACTAAAATGTTGTATTCTAAAATTCTTTTTCTAAAAGATTGATAAATTCCCATTTATCATATATAATAAAATTCAATATTATAAGTAAAGGAGATTATATATGCCCTATACCACTCCTCATGAATTAATGCTGAAAATCAGAACTACAATGTTAGAAAAAGATATTAAAATAAATGATATTGCAACCAAGCTCAATGTATCTAACCAAAATATTAGTAAAATACTTAAAACTGAAAATCCAAGGTTAAGTACGCTTTGTCAAATTTGTAATGTATTAAATCTAAATATTGATATTTCTGTTTATGAAGAAAAAGAAAAGTAATTACATGCTCTCCAGAATATCTACCATGCCATAAACACCATTATCATAATTGCTTATAATTGTACTAGGTGAACTATGTCCTAACTGCTGCTGTGCGAAAGATAAATTCCCTTTAGACATAATAGATGCATACCAATGTCTAAACATATGTGGTGTCAATCCACACCCATATGTCTTAAAGAAACGATCAATCGAGATTTCAGTCATTCTAGTACCATCTTTTGTAATAAATATTGCATCTTTATCTATAATACCGCTAATTTCATTTCTATAATTCAACCAATCTTTAAGCGAATCAACTGCTGATTTTGTCAAATAAACCCGTCTGGCTTCCATTTCTCTATATTTTCCTTTTCCTACAGTTTTTAAAAATGGAATTTCTTCGTCAAGATATAAATCATTCATATTAAGACCTGCTAGTTCTGTTTTTCTAAGACCAGTTCCCTTTAACACATTAAAAATAGTAATATTTCTAATTCTACTAAATTCATTTTTAGAACTCAAAATCTTATCTTCCATCTGCTGTAATTTATCTTTTGTTGGAAATTTTTTCACAAGATTTTCACTTCGATCCTTTGTTGAAATTCCTCTATAAGTAACATCTTTAAAGAATTTTTCAGAAATTTCACAACCTTTTTGCCTTGATAAATACCCCCAAAAACTGCTAAGAATATTTCTTCTTATACCTATAGTTGTTGGAGAAAGACCAGAATTTTCTTCTTTAGTTAAATAGTAATCTATATCTTCTGCAATGATATCATTAAAATCTTCTGGTATAATTTCAGATATATTGTTTCGCTTAATCAAATTGCTTTTTAAAGCATATACTAAAAACTTATGAATAACATATGCATATTTCAATGCTCCATATTTACTTCTTATCTTAACAGTAAAATATTTACTCATAAATTCTGGAAAACCATATTCTTTCAACTTCTCTTCAAGCTTCTCTGCATTTTTCTTCTGTAACTCTGCCTTATAAAACATAAAATCTACCACCTTTCTAATCTAAATAATATTTATCTCTGATTTCTTTTGCTACTTTATAAACCTCTTCATAATTATCACACCACCTAACCTCTATATTTTTCGTAATTTCCATATCCCGGCATTCTGGATTGATACAATGCAAATCTTTAATATGGTACTTTTCTCGTTGTCCATGTACTCTCTGTACTCCAAACCCCAGCATATTTTCTCTCATACAATGTAAACAAATAAATCTACTTTGTTTCTTTGGGTTTCCATTCTTACATCTCATTTATATATTCTCCTAAATACAATTTAAGAGAGTAGAAAATCCACTCTCTTAATCAAATAAAATATCCATAATATAATCTGGCTCTAGTCCTAATTCACTAGAAATAATATCCTCTGATTCTTCTGGATCATAATTACACTCTTCCAACATATACCTAACTTCCCTTAATAACTCTTCTGCTTCAGCTTGAGATAAATCATCTCTTTTCATTAGAATTTTTACAACTCTATTCATAAAATCCACTCTCCTATGAAAGCAATTTTTCTTTGGGTTATATTTTTTCTCTTAATTTATTACAAAAATCAGAGGAATCAAGTAATGAGCCGTCAAATATTTTTTTACCTTCTGATTCATATATTTTCAATGAACCATCGAATCCTATAACAGCATATTCTCCGTTATATTTATTCATATCTGAAAGTTTCCATTTAACAACTTTATACTGTGTACTGTCATCCATAGGATCACAATATCCATCATATTCTAAAAGAGCAATTCCAAACATATAAACTATATTATCCATTATCTATTCACCTCCAAATTTTCAAAAGAAATCGTCATTTACTTATTTTTTACATGAACTAATTTTGTCTACACAATCATAACAATGGCAGTACTTTTCACATTTTTTACAAACACAACTTCTTTTTCTGCACTTATGATGTTTCATCCATGCGGCATTTTCTCTTTCATGCTGATCAATAATATTTTGATGTTGTTCTATTAATTTGAGTTCTCGTTCAGTTACTTGACGAAGAACTATTTTACCTTCTGGGTCAAGACACCAATTATTATCATTTAGATAATATTTAACATCATAGATCCATTTGTGTATCTTGTAGTCATAACCTAGAACAAAACCAAAGCAGTCAAATTTGTTTGGAAGGTCTTTATTATTTTTAAATTTATCAATTAACTCGTTCATTATTTCTCCAATCTTCCGAGTAAATCATTCTTTACTTCGATTATTGTATTCAACCTTGATTCAGTTTCAGTAACCTCACAAGCTTCTACATTATAAGTCATTTGCTTTTCTAGGTCAGATTCAAGTCTGTCAATTTCTGTATCAAGCTCACCAATATATTCTTTTATCTTTTCTCTCATATCTGGCTCATTAACAAAATCAACTCCACCAAAATTCTCTTTAGTTAGTTCTCTCCCACATTTAGGACAAAATCTAAAGCGATTATCATTATTAACTTGTCTTTTACTTCCTGTAAAAGCAATTCCTGTCATATTTAAATATTCATCAATTTGAACCATTCTAAAATCATATTTTCCACCACATAATTTACAGTTATTTTTCATTTACTTCACCTCAATCATAAAAATTAATTTCATTACAGAATTACATCTACTTGTTCATAAGTAAAATCATTTATTGTTAATTTATGTAAACCAAATTTGTTATCATTAATATATTTTTTCAATTTTTCACACGCAATATGAAAATCTTCTGTTTTGATTACTATACGAAAATCAAAAGTATCATTATAAAATATATGCATTTTTGTCACCTACTATTTCCAAAGGAAAGTTAAAATTCATGCTATTCTATTTCTAATTTATAATGACATACTGTATTAACTAACTCTTCATCTTCATCTTTAAATTTTACATTGCCAGAATAAATATCCTTAACTAAAATGTGAAAATGATATGGATATTTATAATACTTGTTATTTTTAGGAGTAGAACGTATATATGCTTTTCCATTAAATTTAACAAGTTCTTCTAATCTTACTTGCTTATAAATTTTCTCTAAATACTCCAATTCAGATAGATCTTCTTCATGTTGTAAACGAAATACTTTCAATTAACATTTCTCCATTTCCCTTGAAGATTAAATTTACTTGCCTTATTCTGATTCAATATCAACTGGATTTTCCAATTTTAGAAACTCTTCTCTATGTTCTACCAATGACGCATTAGCAATTGCATTGATTTTGTTCTGACAGAATGACTCAATTTCGCCCTTTGCTTCCATAACCGTTTTATCCATCTGTTCATTAAACTGGTCTGCAATAAATCCAATATTGCTTCCAATATCGTAATTTAACATATTGAGCTTTTTTAAAATATTTTCTTTATCTGCCTTTGTAAGTGTCTTTTTTGAAGAAAACAATTCTGCAACTTCATTTATTAATTCTTTTGACTTTTCCATTGCCTTATCAGTCTGCTCTTTAAATTCTCCTGTAAATTGTTCTCTCTTACTAACGAAATCACACGGAGGTATTTTCCCATCTTTTTCAGTATAGCAAATTGTTACTGGAATTCCTGTTCCTTGTCCAAAAGATGTAATTGCCTCAGCAAATTGTGAATAACTCATTTCAACTTTTACAATAGGCTTATCGCCAAAAATATCGTCACGATTTAATCCTCTTGTGATATCAGCATGTCTAAGTTCCATTGTAATTACATTACTATGTTCAATGCTGCTTCCGAATAATGGTGTCTTTCCACCATAAGCTCTGTTAAATAACAAAGTACCATAACTAGGATGACTTGTTTTTGTTCCAAATTTTGTCTCTTCTACTTTATATTCATTTTCCATATATTCCATTCTCCTTCCATAGTAAACTCAATTTTCTTGGCTTTATATCTGATATTCAGATGCACACTTGTCACATACACTAAGGTTATCTTCTTCAATATAGTTGCCACATAACTTACAATGATGTGCTTTATGTTTATTCTGTTCTATTTGAAGTAGTATATCTTTTTCTCTTTCTGCTTCGTCTAAATCAATACCGAAAAATTCAGCAAGCAATTTTTCTTTGTTAATATAGTCTCCATTTCCCATAACGTTGGCAAATGGATTTTCCCTCTTTTGCTTTCTGTCAAATACAGTATATTTACCTAAAAACCAATCCAAAAATTCTCCGCATAATTGTGACTGTTCTTGAATCTCTACCATTTTGTCCAATGTTGGCGTTTTTGATTTTCCCATAAAATATAATCCTTTCACAGTAAACTTAGATTTCTTTATATGATTCCGTTTTCTAATAAATATTTCAAATCACCTATTCTCACTTCTTCTGCATCAACAATAGTTAATTTTCCATTTTTATCATAACCAGCATTATCTGAATAATCTAACCATTCGATAAAATTCAAAGCTTTGTCCATTGCGTCATTATTACCTGTTTGAACTTTTTCTGCTACATACCAGTACCCATTATCGTCAATTTCAAATATCTCATTTATTTTTAATTTTTTTGATTTATTTTCAAGATATTTCCATAGATTATATTCGTTTCTATTGTATATTGAAGCAATTGAATGTTTTGCTACCTTTAAGACTTTATTATTACCTAAATCATAAACTATACGATTATTACCTTCTCCTATAATATGAAGATCACATTGTATATCTGTAACTTCACATTGTTGATCTAAAGTAATAATCAATTTATCTAAATATTTTATCTCCATCTCCATTTTCCTCACATCATTTCAAAAATAAGAATAAAGTTAAATTTTTGTTAATTATAAATTACAAGGTAAATACTGTCCTTCAATTTTAAAATCTCCGTTTTGCGCTTTTAAGTCAGTATTTATTTTTACCCACTTTAATAATTCATCTGGCGAAGAAAACCATTTTGCAACTGCTACGTCACAGCATACAAACAGTTCATCATCAATTTTATCCTCTACAATATTTGAAGTATCTTCTATATTCAAAATAATAAAATATTTCCATTTACACTTCATTCTGTATTCTCCTTTCCAAAATAAAACTTGGTTTCCTACGCAAAAATATTATTATCCAGTTTATCCAATTTAAAAGCAGCTTCCACTTTAAACGAAGAACCCGATTCGTTTTTTACGAAATCAACCATTTCTTCTTCTGTATCAAAATAATATTCTCTATGATGCCATATACCTGTGATTAGTTCATCGCATTTTAATAAGTAATTTTTATACATAATTCTTCTCTCCTTTTCCAATGAAACTATTATTTCTTCTAAAAATCATTTTTCTAATTTAGATACATTTTCCATGAAACGTTTCATGATAACCGTCACAAAATCATAGTATGCCATATCATAAAGACTATACAGCGGAAGCATCTTTAAACTTAGCTCCTCCTGCAATTTTTTAGCATATGAAATTAAACTCTTTGCATAAGTTCCTTTTTTTCTTGCTTCGAATATATCTTTTATAATCTCAGAAAGTTCTTTATCCGACATTTCTTCATATGAGTTTTTACTTGTCTCTTTTATGGAATTGTCCCTTTCCCTCATATCTTTTACTTCATCACATATTCTATCCAACTGGTATCCTTTATCCAAAATACCTGCGTTTATCTGAATATCCGCATATCTATCCAAGGTATCAATAATCATATCAATGTCTTCACTTGGTAGTTCTAAAATCAGTTTCTCTTTGTCCATAAAATATTCTCCTTCCAAATTTTGCATAAGCAAAAATATATTTGTATTCTTTTCTTTTTAAAATAAAGTACATCTTTTTAATGCAGAATTTAAATGATCATAAGCTTTCTCAATAGCTACTTCTCTTTTATTCTCATCAAAAACAAATAAACTTTCCCAACGAGAATCTTGGAATGGTACACTGATAAAGACTTTATATTCTCCTTGTCGAGTACATTGCTGGTCGTAATCCCAATGTTCAGGGAACCATTTGACTTCTGCATTTCCCTTATGCCCGTTTACTGTCATTTCTATACATAATTCTTCTCTTTTCATCATACCCAACCTTTTACTCTATGTCTCTTTACGTAGTCCCATGAATATGATTCTATTTCATCTACGACCTCAAATGGAATTATATTTGTCATGCCATCCTGAAATAATTCTACCGCCCTTTCCCTTATCTCTGGAATAGTTGAATATTCTCCATCGATCCAAGGTTCATTCTCAGTAAATCCATTTCCATTTTCATCCATGTATGCAATCGCAAAAATATTTTTCATATCTTACCCCTTTTCGGTAAATTTTCCATTCGTTTCTCTACTATGTGCGTGAATTTCCAATACCAATTCTCAATTATAATATAAGACTACTAGATTTACCAGTAGTCTTATATTATCTACCATCTATTACTCATACATAAATATTGTATTTTTATTCTACTTCTCCATTACATAAAGCTTTATACATATCTATATCACACATACAACTATATGTTTCTGGAACAGTCCACATTCTATCATATTCATCTTTTGTAATTTCTACACCTTTATCTCCTTTTGCTGCACGGTCATATTGCCATTCTTTTGCATCTGGTTTTGCATAAAATTTTCTATAATGTTCGACACCATCTCTAGTGTATTCCATTAATGCTACGATGACTTTACCTGTACTAAGTTCTACTGCTACATTTTGCTTAAACTGTGGATGATATATACACGCTGTTAAATGATTATTTTTTTTTGCCCGTTCAATAGCTTCGTCATCATATTTTACTCGTAAATTATCACAATTTCTTACTTTGTCACTAAGAACTTTCCCACTCTTTACACCAATCTCTTGATGATGATATCTGCCTCTATCATCTGTATAACCAGTAGAGTATGTTCTTTCCCCATTGATATATTCTCTACACTTATTATCCATATAATGAATATTTCCGTTTTCATCACACTTTTTTGTATAACTTTTCATAGCTGCATTATCATAAGTTTCTTTTGCGTTTGCCGCAATATTAAATCCAAGCCAAGCCAATAATCCAAACATATAATCAATCTCCTTTCTATTATACAAAAGCCCATCAGATTCAACTAATGGGCTTTCATAGTTTATACTTCTTATCTTCTTCTGATTTCATCGTAACGCTCTTTTAATCTCTTCTCTTCTTCTGCTTTGTTATGAAGATAAGAACTACCCCACAGTGCTCCAAATATAATAACATAAAGAATAAATTCTGCCATAATAAGTTCCTCCTTTTATTTGAATAAGTTGTCTGTTATAATATCCATCGCAACCATAAAAACCCTGTCAATTTGCTTTATTACTTTTAATTTTACCACAAAAGTCATAGAATCGCAATATAATTCCGATGGAACATTTATTATTAGGAATATATTAATTCCCGAACTAAAGTATCCACTCTTTGCTCCATTTTGTCACATGAACAAGTTTCATCTTCTCCGAAGTCTGGCATAAGGAAAACAATATTTGTTTTCTTGTCAGTTGTGCCAGAACATAGATTTCCGTTTTGTCGAATGAATAAGCCATCTATATCCAGCTGAGTTTCTACCAGATATCTCAGGTAAAAGCTCAATGTTTTACCGTTTGGTAATTTATAATCACCTTTTCGCTTATCAATCTTCCAAACACTTCTAAGTTTAATGATTTTCTTGAAGTCTTCTCTCTTTATATTTATCACTCCTATTCTTGAAATTTCCGTTTCATCCTAAAATCAAATACAACATGGTTTGTCTTACAAAATATTCTAACTGTGGTACATTTGTAAATAATTTAAGTAATTTTGGATTTGCTAAATCAGTCATACATTTTTCTACAACTTTATCATAGATTTTTCTATTAGTGTCATTTCTATAAATACTTAAATCATGCTGATATAAAATAAATTCTACATACTCTCTCACCTTTGTTTCTGCCGTTTTTAATGTGTACATAATATCTACCTCACTTCCTTGTAAATCATCGTTACTTTGGACTTTATGCATTCAAACATTTATTGTAAAATTCTGGCAAACAATCCTTTATATACATCTCATTAAACAATTTTTCCAATAACTCTTTTGAATGTAGTGTTTTTTCCAAATCTCTTAATCTATATTCGTCTTTCCAATAAGCAAAATACCATCTATTATCTTCTGTATCAAATATATAAGTAAAATCTTGTCCCAATACATCTGAAAGGTATTCTGTTTCCAATGGTTTTTCATCTTCCCATTCTGTAGTTTCACAACAATCTTCCCATCTGTTGATATCCCTGAAAGCCGCTACCGTCCCTCTTTGTTCCAAAGGCTTGTCCATATGCTCTTTATATGTTTCACTTCCACCTTCTTCAACTGTAGAACCAATGCTTGATGTATTTCCTAATGCAATCAATTCTTTTACCTTATTTACATCCTTATAATATTTGTATAAGGTAATACCCAATCCATCAATATAACTATCATGGTGGTTATAAATATATTTATATTTTCCATTTTCTTTGATTGCTACATGTCCTCTTGTACTCATATTGTTTTTCCTCACTTTCCGCAAGAAACCATCATTTCATATTATCTCTTTTCCCATGTTAAAAATATGCATTTTCCCATCTTCACTCACATATTCGTCACCATCTTTTGATATCTTTGTCCATTCAGACACTTTTTTGACTTCTTTTGTTCCATATTCCATATCAACATCTGCAAGAAGTTCTGGCAATGTATCTGTAAAACCATACCCACCATTTCCTGTATCTACTTCTATTCTAAATATATTATCCATTTTTACCTCCATTCTAAAAGACTTGAAACTCTTGTTTCATTTCATTTTATCTTGTTATTTCTTCCAATCCATGCTCATATGCATAAATTAACTTTTTTTGCATTTTTTCCGCATCGTCATATGCTAATACTCGTACACGAGATGGAGTATTATCTATTAATGTGCTATGTTTACTTTCTTTTCTACGCTGCTGATCATTGAATGTTTTATCCATCAATGCAATATGCTGGTTACCTTTTGCATACATTCCCATCCACACATTAGGATATTTTTTTGTTGCATAAACACTAAGATAATCTTTTTCAAGATTTACTTCATAATAATTGCAATCCTCATTTTCTCCGTATTTCCATTCATACTTCATACAACTACCTCCAATACTAAACTATTTCTGCATTTAATACTTCTATTTTTCGTTCTGGATTATTATGTAAATAAGAACTAACGAAATCATGTACCGCTTGTTCTATTAAACATGATAGAACTGTTTTTGTATTCTCATTTACAGCAGCATATCTACCAGTCTTATAAGTTATTCGAACCTTAATATTTTCCATTATTTGTCACTCCATTCTCTAATTCCTGATTCCATCATCTTCTTATATAATGTTCTCTTTTGTGAATTAGTCATACATCTGATAGTAAGATCAATTCTACTTTCAAGTTTTCTTTCATCAATTCCACAACTTAAAGCATATTTTTCCAACAAATCATTGATTGCAAAATCTTTTTCGCAATTACAATATGCACATGTCTCCCAATATTCCATAATCTTCTTATATAACTTATCTACTGTTTTCATAATAATCACTCTTTAATCTACCTGAATAATTAATCTAATTTGTTTACCACCAACGCAATCAATGATGATTCCATTATCTGCTGTCACTAAATTGTCTTTAAATACTCTAACTCTTTCAATATCAGGAGCGTCACCAGCTTTCATTTTATCATTGAAGAAATCATATAACTCTTCCTCAACTGATTCTTTTGTAACTTCTTTTACAATCTCAAATCCACTATGACAGAAACCAATTTCTTCAGATAACCAATCTGAAATGTCTTCCATTATACCTTTCATATCTGAATAATAATCTTCTTCTAAATTAACTGGAAGAATCATTTCCGTTGGTAAATTCTGTAATACTTCTTCGTCTCCGTCTGTGTCCCATTTAATATTTATTGCCTTTAACATATAATCAACCGTCCTTTCTAAATCACAAATCTTACAATTCCGTTTCCATTAGGTAAATTCATGAACTCACCAATTCCACCATGATATAATTTTCGTGCCTCCGTTCTTGTATAACTACATCCATCACACCAGTCCGAACAAAAATCTTCCCAATCTGAATACCATGCACATATTTCTGCTTTTATATTGTATCTATTTGCATGAGATTCTATTTTCTGCTTGATTTTATCTGTAAGTTTTATGTATCGACTTAAATATTCTTCGCTTTTCTTATCCATAAAATCACTCTCCAATCTTATTTTGAAATTGCTATTTACTGTGTTTCTTCAATATTCTTTTCCAAGATAAATACAAGTCCATCCTTGTATGTAATTCTGAACTTATACGTTTCTTCAAGCCAATCGTTAAAACCATCATCAAAATATGTTTTTTCCGTTCCTCTTCTTGGCTTAATATCATCTAATAATTCCATAAAACAACCTGTAATCCCAGATACGGATTCTGCAATTACCATTGGATTTTCCATAAATGCAAGTGTTGATGGAACTGCTATGAATCTGCACCTATTGATATTCGGGTTACTACTTTTTGTTCTTTCAACTACAATAGCTGCCTGATTGCAATTACTATTCATAAACATATTATAAAATCTATTTGCATTTTCTTTTCGTTCTTTTTTGGTTGTTCTTCTCATTCTTATCACTCCGATCTTTAATTTATCAGTTTCCTTAACTCTGCCATCAACTCATGTTTGAACCCTATAACTGCAAGTACCTGATTAATTCCTTCTGCATATCCTCTGTGATTCCACGCCTTAGTTTCCAAAATATGCCTTTCTGTTGTATCATAACTATTTCCAGCTTTATAAAATTCTTCATTTGCGGTTTCTGCATTTCTGATCGCTTCATCCAATAATTTTTCACATTTCATAGCTTCTAGCTTCGTCATTTCCATCACTCCAATCTATACTTCATAATCAAATTCGCTTAATCCTGTATTAGTTACATATGCTTGTACAGCTTCAACATATGTTCCTTCAAAATTTCCATTCTCTGTATTATAACTGCTTGACTCTTCTTCAATTTCACAATCATAATGTAAGAAAATATTCGAGATCAAGTTTTCCATTGATGTTTTTGGCTCGTATTTCTGCTCTCTAATCCATGCAGCCATATAATCGTAATCGCACCATTTTCCCTTTGGATATGTACTATAATCCTTTTCTTCCGTCCATTCTCCTCTCCACTGATTTACCATTTATTTCACCTCACTAAATTATTCTCTTTTATCAACCGTAACTGTACCATCTTATTCAAATCCTTATTTACTGTAATATGATTCTTCCCATTCCCATACATAAAATGACTACCACGACTTCTAATTTCGTGATATCCATTCGCCTTAAGGATCGGTTCAAATTCTCTTAGATTTTTCGGTTTACGTTTGCACATTTTAATCACTCTCCAATCTCTTCTGCAATTTCTTTTCGTGTTCCTCTCAAAGAACAACCTTCTGTATCATGTTTATTTAAAATATTCCAGATTGCATTTTCTTCGGTTTCAGTAAGATAAAATCCTTCCCAGTAACCAAAATCATTATCTCCATGTTCCATTACAATTCCTACGATTCTATTCATACTAATCACTCTCCCCTTAATGCTTTTTGTACTTTCTTATTGAAATCTCCGTACTTTGCTTTCCATTCAGCAATCATTTCTTCTGTAGGTTCGCCAATCAAGTTGTATCTTTCTTGTCTATATTCTTCTGGATTTTCACAACACTCCGTTACAAATACTGCATTTCCCATCTTACTTGCATCGCAGCCAAAACCTCCTGTTGCAAGTACAATTTGATATTTCGCTTCTCTAAATTCTGGCTTGAAAAACTTGCTATCAATTACCACAAGTTTACCTTCGATGTTGTCACTTAATGATTTACATTCACTTTTATCAATTATTGTTTTCATAATTTTTTACCTTCCTTTCTTCTGATAAAACGGTTACTTCTTTGCCTTTATACTACTTCATCCATCTTCTCATACAGTGTTTCGTTTACACCAAAATTGAGTGCTATTTCCTTAATCAACTCATCTCCCCACTTATCATTGAAGAATCCCCAACAACTGTCTTTCTCTTCCCAGCCATCATCTTCTGCATTGTATTCTTCCGTGATAACTCCATATACTTCACCAGTTAAATACATGTCATACTCATCAACTTCGCCTTGCATCCACTGGTATGCAGACTTCTTCCAATTTTTATCTGTGATTTTTACGTAGTTCCCTTTTTCATTCCTAATTTTTCCACCGCAATCAATAATTGTTTTCTTATCAGTGTAAATATATCCGACTTGACCAGAATCCCATCTATCACTAAATCCACCAGTATTCATTGTGATTCCGCTATGGTCATACAGATAAAGTGGAAGATATACAATATTTGCGTGTTTCTCTAACAAATGCCATTTATCTTTCTGTGGTAAAGCTTCAATCATGTCATCAACCAGCCAATCAAGCGACTCATATTCTTTAATGACATCAAATTTCGCTTCCTTGCTTGTACCAAGTGGAAACCAATAATAAGTTCCCCATAACTGCCACACTTTTTCATGTCTATCGTATTTTAACTCAAGACCATTAGAAGCTTTTTTTGCCTTCACATAATTGATGATTGATTTCTCTTTCACATTATTACGAACTAAGTCATTTAAGAAATCTTCATTGTCAGAGAACTCATTTTCTTTATAGTCACCAAGTCTATAATCTCTATGCCAACACATCATCTTTCCTATATTTCCATCCCAATCGTATCGTGGATCGAGTGGATCATTATCTTGTTCAATATGTAGCCTCATAAGCTTTCCGTTATCTTTATAGTATCTGTATTCCTTATCTGTCATATCAATCAACCTCCGTTTCTTCCCATAGATCAATTAAACTAGGTATCACATAACCCAAGTCAATATTTATATATTCGTCATATTCTTCCAAATCCTTCCATTCATCTTCTGTTGGAATAGTTGCACCCATAATCCTATATACATCTTTTGGAGTTCCACCTGCTTCAAGAATTCTATGCAGCGTCATTTCTAACGCTCCTGCAATATCATCACTGCCTTTTACTGCAATTGCATTCCGTGACCAGTATTCATTACATAAGTGATACCGTACAATTACTTCTCCATCTTCTAATAAGTCTTTTAATTCAATCATTTCACATTCTCCTTTCCAATAAAATAAGACAGACACAATTATTTGCATCTGCCTTATTATTCTCTGTTTTATGGCACTAAAAAAGCAGATACCATTTTGATATCTGCCTTAGTGATTATAATATTTCATTTTGCTCTTCCAGAAGAATTAATAATGCACTCATTGTCATTTTCCTTATATACTCATCTTCTTTTAATTCCGTTTCTTTAATCGGTTCATCTTCATCAATAAAATCATAGTTAGTGTAAATTGTAACACCTGAGTTGTCTTTACACCACACAGCCACAATAGTGTCGCCACCAAATTCAGCAATGTCTGCCTTTAATTCTTCAATCAGTTCTTCACATTCATAACTGATTCCTATTCCTTGTGAATTATAAAATGCCAACTTTATCATCCTCCAATTTTTTCTATAAATCTAAATCCATTTGCTGTAGTTTTCTTTTTACTGCCATCCTTTCTGTAAAACCAATCACCTTTTACGATTCCTTCTTCGATTGTCTCTGTCGCAGTAGGATGTTTTCTCGTTCCACCCCATTCAAGAAAAGCGCATTTCCATTTTTCTTCCATTGGTTCAGATTCTTCTTTTTTATTTACTTTATATTCATTGAGCAATTCATCAATCTTATCATCCGTAAGACTTTCAATCTCATCCTCATCTAAAGAATAAAAATCTGTTTCATTATAATGATTACTTGTATGATGCCATGAAGAATAACGTAAACATACTTCCTTTAAAATCTTTACAGGTAATTTCCGTAATTTTTCAATCGAACATTTTAGTTCAATTTCTGATTCTTCTATTGCTTCAAGTATATCTATCTTTCTCCATTTACTTAATGGCTTTTCACCATCTTCATATGCTGCCACTGCATTATTGCTCATTGACCATCCACTATATCCTGCTATAATATACCTCCGTTTTCATTATATCAGAAAAGCAAGTTATTTTCTATAAGAGATTTCGCTTGCTTCTCATATTTTGAAAGTACTCTTTCATTTGGTTTTTACCATCCACTTAAATGCATTCCTTTGTCTGTATAAATTCTTACCCATCTATATTTATTATCTAAAACATTATCTCTACAATATTGTATAGCTTCATCTTCTGTATTAAATTCTTCTGAAATTTGAACAAATTCTTCATTTGTATCATTTCTAACTCTTACATTGTAAGATTCTGCCGTTCTTTCTGCTATACTTGATCTACTTTCTATGCGATGTCCATTCATAGCAAATAACATTGGCTGATAATCTTTATCATGATTATGTCCGTTTGTTCTTTTCATCATTTTTTCATATGACATGTTTTCCTCCTTATGGTTGCTGATAAATCCAATTTCCATGCCTTACCTTATCGCTATCTTTATCCCAAAAGCCTAATTTAACCATACCTTTAACGCTCCCTGTTTTATGTATACATGAACATTTGTCTGTAAATCTTTTACCAGTTGCGTTTTCATACTTTCGTGGACTACTGTAATATGCCATATAATCACGCTCCTATTCTGCCATATCTAACATCAACATACTGTTTGTATCTGCCAGATAATAACTTGTGTTACACATTACCTTGTTGTATTCAGCTTCACCCTCAAAGTCGTTTACAACTGCCTTTTCTTCTGATGTCATATCAGAATATTTTTTCTTTCCATATGAAGGCGGTAGCCATCCTTTATGTTGTGCTCCAAATATATTGAACTTTTTCAACAGCTCTTCATTTGTGAATGTAATATGGCAAGTTCCCTTCTTATAAAAAGTCACATTAAAATACTTCAATACAATATCTTTTGATTCTCCATATTCTTCAGCAAATTCTAATGACTGTTGTAAATCAACTGCTTCCGTCAAACCGCCATCAAGATAATTGAAACATTTTTCAATATCTCTTAACTTGTTTACTACTTCCCTATTGGATGGCTTAAATCCACCCCAAGAGTATTCTAAGTCTCTCCATCCTCTTAATGGAATGATTACCTTTTTGTTGATGATCCATGCCTTATTTGTTTTCCATCCGTTGAAATAATGAATGTTCTTGCTACATTCATCATAATCGGAATATTTATTACTCAATTCTTCAAAGAGTAAAATAATTGTATCTTCAATTCCCTTTATAACTTTCTTACTCATATCAATTTTCAACTCATATATATTGTGCAATGAAAATTCATAGTCTTTCAGTTCTTCAACTTTGTTGTAATATTCTCTCTGCAAATTATTTGTGAGCTGACCAATAAACTTCGGATTATCAAACAATGCTGACCAATATTTACCACGAATTTCTCTTATATATCCGTTTACTGATGCACTATCCTTTCCAATACTAAGATTTAACACACAACCACCAGTCTGTATTGTCTGTCCTGTCTGTTTGTCTTTTCCAAACTGATATAGAATATGTGGTGACATTGCATAATACTCTTTGATAAGTTTTACACCTGCTTCGATTTCCATTTTATACTGCTCAACTATTGCCTTTAAGAAATCATTTTCTGCAAGCTGCGTGTTTTCTGTATTATATGTATATTCTCTCAGTTCCTTGGCTTTCTCTAAACTATCAAAGATAAAAGAATCTCTCTGTACATCTGGAAGTTTTACCTTTATCAATGCAATCTCAACATTTGTTTTTCTCTCTGCATCCATGAAAGCATCCTGAATATATTGAATGTCTGCGTTGTATTCTTCTAACATTCTATTCAACATTATTCTTTCATTGTTGCATTCATTCTTTAATGTCTCTGCATTAAGTAGACAAATAACAGCTCCGCCATTTCTCTGTTGCATTTCTAATGCTTTCAACAGATGTTTGCATCCATTTGAGAACGGAGGATTCATAATAATTAAGTCATATTCCTTCATTGTGTCGTATGTTAAAAAATCATCATGCACAACCCTGAAATCCTTTTCCTTTAATATTGCCCGTAAGTTCGTATCATTCTCTATGCAGTCAATATTTAACTTAATTGTTGTGTACCATCTGTTATTAAAATCTTCCTTTTTCTTTAATGCTTCAACAATATTTCCCTTACCTGCTGATGGTTCAAGAACTGTATGTATCATTTTCCAATCCAAGCCATCAAGCATTTTATCTATAAGATTTTGTGGTGTTGGGTAGAAATCTTTGTTATCTGTAAACATAATCTACACCTCTTTTCCATATTCTCTATGTTGATTTACGAATTTTTGTATCTCATCTTTTGTTTTGAACCATTCTGTTATATGTATATCATTTTTGTTATTAATGTTTGCTTTATATGCACCATATCTATAACCGCCTCTATAAGCTATGCAATTATCTGGAAGATAACTAATTCCATATTTATAATTTCCAATTATCATATTTATCATTTCCTTTCATTATAAAAGGTGGTATATTTCAACCACCTTTCTTATACTGTACTAAGCTTTTCAGTTGGATCATATTTGAATATAAATCCCTTTTTAAAACTACTGTAAAATCCCTGTAATGTTGCCATCTTTCGCTTTATATCTGTAAAGTTTAACTTTGACAACTCTGTATCAGGCTTTACTACAAATAACTTTTCACCCGTTTTTGTGTGTACCTCCTCTGTTACAGTATATGTAATTTGTGTTTTTGTCTGTTCTGTTGCCGAATCATCTATACTGTTATTCTCTTTTTCTGTCATTTCTACATTTAATTTCTCACAGGGATTTTCTTTGAATAAAAAGGCGTGCTTGAACTTACTGTAATATCCGCCAAGAGATTTGATGTACTGGTTTACCTTTACATATTCGTCACGACTTAACTTCTCGACCACTTTTACCAAATAAATCTTATCTCCTGTTCTCGTGTCAATATCTTCGGTTACTTCATAGGTGTATTTGGTCACATCTGAAGATTCCGACACAGTAGCCTCTTTGACGGGTTTAGCCGCATTTCCCTTGACTACTTTCTTTACAACCTTCTCAACCTCATAAGGAACTTTCACTTCTTTGATCTCACACCACGCAATAGCGCCTTCATTGATCCATTTCATAAATCTATCCGTCGCAGTCCCAATGTACCAGTGATTTGCCTGATTTGCATTACCCGTACATTCCTTCGTGAGCTTTCCGTTCAGCTTGTATGCGTGATATAAGCTCTTTCCGTCTTCATATGCGGTTTCTTTAATTCTGTAAACATACCCCTTATTTCTGCCGTAATTGAATGATGATTTTAATATAAAACACTGACCATCTTTGACGCATCCATTTTCTGTTTCTATAGCTTTGTTTTCCTTTTTATATTCAGTAACTTTTACCTTTTCATATACAACTCCATCTCCTTCTCCAAGCATTCCACCGCAAGTAATATCAATCTTGTTAATAAATGCTTCAAACTGATCCATAAGTGCTTTATCTTTTTCCATTGATTCAATATGACTGTCTGCCTGTTCTGCCGCTCTTTCTTCCGTATCATTCCATCTTCTCATGTATTCAGATATTAAAGAATTTCTATATTCTTCTCTTTTTGTTGTCCTGAAATTCTGCATATCCTTCATATAGTTTTCATATCTATAATAGTTGTCAATATGTGCAAATTTTAAGATTCCATTTCCCTTTGCTACATAGACACCATCTTTTTCAATATGCCAATTCATTCTAGGTGGATTTGCCATGTGACCAGGAATAATACCAGTTACAATATATTTTTCAGAGGTTTCGTTTGCTTTACTCCGTAACTTCTCAATCATTTTCTTTGCTGATTCTTCTTCCTGTTCGCTTGCTCCTCTTTCCATTGTCATCTGCTCAAGCTTTGCAATCTTTTCTGAAATACTTCTATCTTGAAGTGTTCCATCATAATTATATTTGCGTATCTCTTCTGGTTTAGCTTCACTGCTACGATTTACAACTAATGTGTATCCATTTTTTGTAGCAATTCCACCCCACCAAGCAGGATCGTAATAATCTGTCATCATGTCGCTATGGTCTGCATGATATCCGAACACTTTCCATCCGTCTATTGCCATAAGTTTATGTGCCATCATTACGCCTACATCCTGATATTCATAATAAGTGCTCATAAAATCAACCTCTCTTTCTTGTAATAAAATAGGCAGCTAGATATTTATTCTCCTAACTGCCTTTGCGGTTACTTGTTATTCTGTTCTTCCTTTTTCTTTCCTCTTTCTCTAATATGTTCACACATTTCATCCGAAACGCCATGCTGTTTTAACTGTTTTGCAAAGCGTTCATAAAATGGTAAGTCTTTCCACCGTGGTTTATTTTTAGCCATCCTATCTCTCCTCAAAAACAATTTGATTCATTCTTTCTTGTTTTTCTTTTTCTTGTATTTTTTCAAGATCTTCATAGGTTATAATTCTCGAATTGCAACCTATGCTTCTATAATATTTTGCGTATTTATTTGCATTTTCTCTATCACAACTTGTACACGTTTTTATAAATCCAGTATTTTTATCTGTTGCAATTACACATACAATATTTTCTTCCATAAATTCTCCAATCATACCAAGAAATCTTAGTTTCATTAAAAGTCTATATAGTGACATGGGGTTTGAATCTTATCTCCATGCTCGGTAGTGATCGTCAATGCACCCCATTCATCAGATTTCACTTTTTTATCCTTAATGCTGCTGCTCATTGTAAATAAATCTTCATGATCAATCCATGTTGAACCAATAATCCAGCCACTGTTTCTAAATACACACAATTCCCCAACTTGTGTTTTCTTTAAACAAAATTCTCTAACCGTCATATATTTCTCCTTTCAAAATGAAGTGCGATTTAGTATCCATTTATCAAACAATCCATAATATCAAAATGGGAAATCTGTTCACCCATAAAAAATCCACGATAATTTATTGATACAATGTGTTTTGCGTTTCTTCTAATCCATTCAATAGCCTGTTCTTCTGAATTGAATGTTTTTGTCTGTGTATTATGAGTTGTAATATCTCTCTTGTCTTTTGCCCATGTAATATCTACTGTCATATTTTTACCTTCCTTTCTAAACCAATGAAATGCGAATTTAGTCTGACTCTAAATCTGCATTCGTTAATCCGTCATTTCTTTCAATTTCCTGCACCTGTTTATCAGTTAATCCAAATACTTCAATCAACACATAGCTCATTTCAAGTAATGCTCCGTGATTATCAGTATTAAATTCATTATCTGTTACCTTTTTATACATTTTTGTATATCTAATCTGATATGCAATTCTCATTTTTTCCCATTCTTCCTGTACAGCATTCATGGTTACACCTCCATAATTCTATCCAATGTATAGGTACAATTTGCAATTCTGAACCCATTCTCAAAGTATTCAATTTCAATTTCCGTTCTTGTGTCTACTTGTAAATACACTGGCTGCTTTCCATCAAAGAAAACTAACTCATGTGGTTTTACCTGGTGTAACACTCTATAAAATGTTCCATCGTTCATGCTATTAACACGTTCTAATTTAAAAACTGCCTTGCCTTGTATCTGCTGTAATTGCTTCTTTAATTCTTTCCAATTCGTTGCATTAAGCATAATTCATCACTCCATTCTTCCAAGGAAACACGCATTTCTACTTCTCTCTTGCTGCATTATTCATAACAATGTCATCAAACCATCTTGCACCAATATTGAATCGTGGTATAACTACAGCCATACTATTTTCCATATCTTCAAGCTTAATTGAAACAATCGTGCAACCATCTGGATATTTATTATTTCCAGTTAACATATACACATCATTCATTGTTTTTCCTTTGATAATATAAGCCGTTTCACTTTTCATTGGTGTATACTGTTTTACCCAATCAATAAATTCAGATATTGAATCTTCTGCAAGTCCCTCCATTGTAAGAGCTGAACCTAAACTTTCTAATTCTTCTAATGTTGTTAATGTTTTAATTTCCATATTCGCTACCTTGCCTTTCCAAAAGAAATATCCATTTACTCTCTGAACTGTCCCATATCTATTCCTCATCTTCTATTCCAAAATATGTTTTTTCTTCATCTGTCATTTCACAAACTTCATCAAAATATTCCATTACACTTTCTCTATCATTAGAAATAAGTTCGTCTTTAAATAATATCGCAAGTTCTTCTAATCTGCAACGTGGAATATAATCTGATTCTGTTCTATTTCTGAAACAATCGAGTGCTGCTTGTAAATAACTTGCCTTTCTTGCTTCATGCCAATAAGTAAAATATATTCCACTTGACCACTGCTGATCTTCTGGCTGTGTTGGGTCGTAACCGGATGCAACTACATACTGTGTATCACTTTCACTCTTCAATAATGCATAATTTCCTTTCCGTAAAATTTCAACCCATTTCATTTTCTCTTTCCTCCTTGAAATAATATAAATCTACGATTCTATAAAACAAAACATCTCCATCCCAATCAATTTCTTCACTGTCAACTGGGAAACCATCATAAATTCCATATTCATTTGCCTTATAAGCTGCAAATCTTAACTCTTCAATTCTTAATACTGAATAAAGAATTTTATCTGTTTCATAATCTCTCACATTATATGGTTTACATCCAATGTCAACTGAATACTGTAAACCATTACTTTCACTCACAACTGTAATAGCAAATAAAGTCGTTTCTGTTCTTCTTATTTTACCATTTGCTTTTTGAAGAGTTTTCTGTACTACATCCTCTGGAAGTCCAATTTCCGCTAAAATTCCCGGATCAATGAATACAGTAAGTTTCTTTTTACCTGTGAATTCTTTATGTTCTAAAAAATCTGAATGAGATTTTCTAAAATCTGCAATAGATTTACAAATATAATTTGCTTTTGTATTTTTCATTACTTTTCCCCATCTAGTAACTTAACCAGTTTCAATGCTTCATCTTTAGTAAACGTGATTCCTTTACCCATCTTGGAATGATCTTCATTCCAATCTCTCATATCATATTTCGCTTCTTTGTCATTCCACGAAATAAGGTTTAACTCTTTCTTCCAACCTTTCTTTCCTTCAGAAATAATACCGATTGCCTTTTTGATTTCATATTTAACATCAGCCATAATCTCAACTCTCCCTTCTAAATTCCTAAATTATATTTCTTACTCAATCCATGAGCTAATGCACCGTTGACTTCTCCGTGTGCTGGTACAGCGATCGTCTGCGTTCGCTTGTAGATAACGTGTCCACCCTTTGAGCGTTCTTCCCTGAAGCCGTTATCTTGCAATTTCCGTTTAAAATCTTTGTATGGAATATTATTCATACATATATTCTCCTTTCCATTTTATTTGTGAAATAATCACATTGATGTTCCTGATTTTCAAATCAGGAACATTGTCTAATTACTTCCGTTCTGCCCGTCTTACCGTTAGCACAGCTATGTATTTGTATTTCACTTATGCAGACTTTTTACTAATAAGAATTGTTTTATTTCCAACCGCTTCTCTACACTGTTCTAAACCTAAATCTTCAACAACCATATCTTCAATATAAAGAGATACGGCAGTCGCGCTTTCAAGCAACGGATATTTACTAACAGCATTTGCCTTTAAGAAAAGCGGTGTAGTTTTACGAAGTTGTTCAATTAAATATTTCTTAGTTGTATATCTACTATGAGCATAAAGTTTATAAATATCTTTTAATGCTCTCATTACATATCTTGAATAGCCATTTGGCTTTCTGTCGAAACCAGCACCAACGCAAATATCAAATACATATTCAGCACATACACCATCATCAATCTTGCATAATGCTAATGTATCGGTATAAGAGCCAAGAACTGATGCATCTCTATTTCCTTTACTTGCTACATACTCAAAACCATATTTCTCTTTTAATTTTTCAAGTTTCATTGTAGCTGGATCGTGAAGAATCATCATAGAACCATGTCTCTGAATTGCAGTAAGCATTTTTACATCTCTATTCTGAAATGCATAAAGTTCTGCTTCAAAACCCAATCTCTCTTGTGGATCTGTTGGTGCATTCAAAATTAACTGCACCTTTAAATCTTTATATTTAACTTTATCCACAATCTGACTTGCAATCCAACGTCCATAACCATCAACAATATATACTTTTCCCTCTTCCCAATGTGGTACACCAATAAGTGTCATAAGTTTCCGTTCATCCCAATTTTTAACAAGATAATCAAGATCTCTCTGTGTTCTTTCTTCTGTTTGATAACGTGTATCGATTTCCATTAACTCTACTGGAATTTTAATAATGGCAATCTCTTCTCCAAGATCTGTATACATTTTTGTAAGACCTTCCAGCTTATCAACACTACCTTTGGATTTTCTACCTGTTACAACTTCAAACATCTTACACATAATATATTCTCCTTTTCTCTTCTCAAATTTTCTTTTCATTCAATTCTGTGCACTAAAAAAGCACTCATAATTTCATGAGTGCTTAATTACATATCAATTTCCAGTTCGTTTCCGTTTTCATCAATACTGATAACACGAACAGTTTTACCTTGTAAACGCAACGCATCTACTTTTAATTTTGCCTTGTCATAATCCAGATAATCAAATGATTGCAACGGATTATCTGTATTTATTATCGTATATTCTACAATCACAGCATCAACCTCCCTTTTTTTAATCCTGTATATCAAAGAAATCAATCGAGAACTCATTGTAAAGTAAATCAGCAAATCCTGTATCTCTCTTTACATACTCTCTCAGAAATTCTTTCTTCGTACATGGTGCAAGTAAACCGTGTACCTCTTCACGGATATCATCATCCATAAGATTAACGATTGCATCCCAATATCTCTCTACTTTTTTCATCTGCGTTTCTCCTCTCTATTTCGTTTTATTTATTGATTTCAAAATAATAGCCTGTTCCATCTTCAAAGTGAAGATATAAACTTGTTTCCGTTGATTCCCAACTAACTACTTTCTCTGCATCAATCCAGTCACTTGCGTATGCTGTAGTAGTAAATACTAAACACATTGTAATAACTGATAATAATTTAACTAATTTTTTCACAGTTTTCTCTTTTCCTTTCTGTTTGATTCTAAGCTGGCTTGTAATACGTTTTCATAGAAAATGAATAGCCCTCATTCTCAATTTTATACTTCTCTATTTTCTCTTTTGCTTCGTCCAGTGATTGAGCAATGTCAATTTCCATCCATTTACCATTATCATTTTCTTGTAAGATTACATATTTAAGAATCTTACTTTCGAATTTCTTCCTGGATTCTGCTTGTGCCATGTGTTTCGCTTTAAAATATGTTGTACGTTTAAACCTCTCAAATTCTACCTCATCAGATACACCAACATACAAACAACGACCTTGTAAAATCGTTCTATGCGGATCATATACTCTGACATAGTCCTCAATACGTTGTAACATAAAAATTTCTCTTTCCGTATTGAGTGCAATGATTCTTACACATTTACCTCTGTAAGCAATTCTCACTTTTCATATACCTCCATAACTTCATCATCGCATACATAATTTTCAGTTCCGTTGTCATTCATGACAAGCACATACTGCCCGTCAATATCATATTCACTGTCATGCTCTACATTTTTCTCTGGAATTGTATCAACTACCCACTGATTCCCGTCTGTAGTTTCAAAAGTTCCATTTCCTATATAGGTTGCATCCTCTTCTCTAATATTCACCCATATAGACTTACCTTTTGAATCTGCCTTGTAAAATCCATCAACAGATGCAAGCGAAGAAAACATAGATCCAGCAATAGCGACAACAGTTCCAGCGATTGCAGCAATACCTAAAAGTTTCATAACTAAACCTCCTTTGTTTTGCATATACAATTATATACTTTGCATACTAGATATAATTAAATCTATTTCAACCTGTCAACGAGTAACCCTAACAGACACGCATTTGACTTCTTCAGTTCGTTGATTATCTCATCGGCAATAACTGATGCTGTTTTATACGTGTCAATTATTTTATTTGCCGTGTGAATCTGTGATTGTAATGATTCATTCTCAATACAGAGCTTTTTATTTTCGCTTTCCAAATGCTCATTCCTTTTAAACATTACATCAAGCATTTCTTTTCTGTTATCGCGAGATTTATTGGATGCATTGAGCTGCGCTTGTAAACATCTCCGTTTTACAAGAGATTCTTTAAATTTCTCTTTCACACACATAAGACTTTTTTTGTATGAGTTAGCAAAATCATTATCAATGTTACTTTCTGCTATATCACAACATCCTTCAAAAGCTGTGTTTACATATCCAGTCGGATCTAATTCTGCAAGAATATTTCTGATGAGTTCCAGAGCTGCACGTTCATCTGCCTTTGTTGTTTTAAATTCTTTTTTCGTCATGATTTTATTCTCCTTTTAGCTTTTATTTTTTTTTGATTGATGAGTTACACATTAATAACCTGAAAGTCTTACCCATTCCCCATTTTCAAGTTTCCATGTCGTAGGGAGATTTTCGATATGATCGAATTTCATTGATAATTCAGATAACTCAATGTAGCGATCTTGCATTTCCGTTTTGGTTTCGAAATACTCTACATAAATTAAAATACCAACTGAATTGTAAATTTTTAACTTGAACGGTTTTACTACTTCTTTTCCGTTGCATGGTTCTGTATGTTCTGGATCTCCGCATACTGTGAAATATTTACAGTTTAAGCAAAGATTTTCTGTTTCCTTTTTGATGGTCAGCTTCTTTTCCATTTGCGTTGCCTCCTATAGTTGTATTTTGTACTTATATATTCGCCGTTTCTGTTTGTTTAGGCGAATTTTGGGTATAAAAATAGCACCTACCATTTTGATAGATGCTTTGTGTGTGGTTATGTGTGAAGTTATTTAGTTATCTTTTGCAATAATAGTTAAACCTCCCTTTTCTACTACGATTCTACAATTTCCTTCCGTAAAAAATTTCATAAGTGCTTCTAAAATAACATTAGCTTTCATGCCATATTCATCACAAGTTTCCTGAAATTTTTTTAATGTCTCTGCATCATATGTTGTACTCCATTGTTTTTTTGCCATTTTTATACCTCCATTTTTTTACATTATAGCATGATGAGGTTGTATTTGTCAAATAAGTTTACACTAATTCCAACACCGTCTAAAATCATGAAACGGATCTTTCCTACATTCATAATCTGTTATACTTCCGTTAAAAATTCGTGTACCACCTCCACCACCTTTATGTCTACGATCATGTTTCATATATTCTTCAAAGTTCGCTTTCGACTTCCGTTTTCGAATGTGAGCGCAGAAATAGTTATACATAGCTTCAGAATAATCATTTCTGATTTTAGTTCTAACCCATTTTTTAGGCGTTGGAAGCCAAACATAAACTTCCAATTTCTTTTCTCTATCGAACTTAAATTCCTTACAGATCACCTTTACATGATGATCCAGACTTAGAATTACAGAGTTCATAGGAAATGCGTGATTATGAATCACTTCTCCGTTCATTATCATATGACAAATTTTCATGATAACCTCTCTTTCCGTTCAAATTTTATAAATTACAAAATACGTGCTGGAGGAGTCGAACCTACAGTACACCTATCTCATAGTTTTATATCTCCGTTTCTAAAACGTGTTTATACCTACTACAAAAGGCGCGATCCAAAGATCACGCCTTCTAACTAGATACAAACTATTTTATTTTCACAGAATCAACCTCCATTTCCTTATTTGAAATAATGTCTGATGACGATCTTGGAGATTGTACTACCAAGTTTCGAATAATCATAGCGCATTTCGTTTGTCTTTTTGTCCTTAGTTGCACGTACAAGCGTAGTATAAGAACGAGACTTAAAACTAATCGTTCCTTTCTCTTCGTCCGCGTCCCATTTATCTTTGAAGTTGGAGACATAAACCTCATTCAGAAGTTTCTTATCTTCTGCCGTCATCTTAACGCGTGTTTTCGCCGTGTATTCAGTTTCAAACGGTAAACTGAATGTAGTCTTGATAATAGTTTCAAGTTCCTGTGAAGCCTGTTTGTATGCTTCCTTGACCTCCTTGGACATGATAATATTTCCATCGTCCCCAGCTTTAGAAGTTACATGAATAGTTTCCAGTGCCTCATACAGAGCCGGAGAACTAAACGCCGGAATAATCGCGTACTTCGTCAGTTTGGAATTATTCCAAGTAGCAAGAACACGCAGAACGGTTCTAACGACATCTTTCTTGTTACCGAAACCGTCTTTATTCTTCTGACTCATTGTACTTACAACTTTGTTATAAGTTTCATAAAGTGCTACATCCTCATCCTCTAACTTTTTTCTGAAATCTTCAGATGCTTGTAACTGAACTTTAAATGCAGCGACTTCCTCTTTGGAGTAAGTATCTTTTTCATTAGAAATCTTTTTCTCCAGTTTTTCGATCTGCTCATCTACCATCTGAATATTCATACTGTTAGCTTCGAATGTTACTGCCTGCATGAACTCATTCTTGAGTTCGTCCGTGATCTTCTCATTCCAGAAATTAATAGATAATGTCATAGTAGTTTTTTTCATAGTGTTACCTCCTAAAATTTGTTTGATTTATTAATAGTTTCGTGTTTACACACTATCGCAGAGCCGACAAAAAACAAGTCCGCTCTGCTAACTGTGTACAATCCATACAAGCGGTCTAATTTGAAATGAAAAAACATTAAATATAGACATTACTCTATCAATTAGTATTCCGGCGGTGTTACCCGTTTACCCGTCAAGTCAAAATAAACATTGCACTTTATTTATTTTACCAGTCATGATTGTTAAGACTGGAAGTAAAAAGTGTGAGTCAAACTCTGTCGTATTTTTATTCTTTATATCGCCCACACCTAGAATATAGACTTGAACTTTAATACGATCACTTTATAGCGCTTCCGCTATCTTCCGATCCCCTACCGCAAAGGGTAGATTTTCAAATCGGGTGAGGACTTCTAACCTCATACCCACTTATGACCTCGTGAGCCATAGGCGATACGGGCAGAAAAAGATTGCTAATCTTTAGGCTATCTATTATTTCAAATAGAGTCAACGCCGTTCCCATAGGTTTTTGCGGGAAAACCATATAACCACTTTTATTTAATTTGTACGACAGAAGATTTAAGAACTGCCGGAAAGTTTTCATATTATAACCTTCTTTTCACTGGTAAACTGTCTAGGACTGAAAACCAAACATACTTTTTTTCATATGTCGCATAGTGTGAAGGGAACGCACTACTCACTTTTTCTAAAAATGAATACACTTGTCACGACTTGACAAGTCTTGAAAGATATGCTAGACTTGAATCTGGTTAGGGTTCAAGCCTAGCAAGGTGTTATTAGTGATTATTCAGAATTTCATTAACTATAGCGGTAACTATAGCGATCTTCAATATGAATAGAATCATTGGTAACACCTTCTTTCATTATGTATTTACGGCGTAACATTCAAAGGAATGATTGTTTCGTCCGATCTCAAACCGGATACCGTAAAACATAAATTCAATTTTCAATGTGCTATGGTGTTTCGTTCAATTTGTTATACATATGATAACATGTTTTTCACATGTTGTCAACTACTTTTTTCGAAATTTTATAGAAAAATTTCAGATCCTAGAATAAGGATATCAGCTGTTTTGAAATGCTGTTTTGTTTTGATGTACATATCATAGCATGTTAGTTTTTAGTTGTCAACTTTTTTTTAAATTTAATGGTTTAAATATTTGAACTAATGATATAGCCAAACTTTCAAACGATATAATAAATTATCATTCATTTTTAATCTATTTCAAATAATCAAAAAAGCAAAATCTTTTGTACTCATTATCAATAAATAATAATTACTATTGTTTTCACGCTGCCGGACTACTTGAGCAGGAAAGAACTGCTCAGCCACCAAAACAAACAGGTGTTCAGTCCAGTATATTGTAATATACCATACCAAACACTCGTTTAGAGGGGGCGGAAAAAACTTGATTTTACTTGGCTTTTCCGCAGATCCCCGTAAGCGGGTCAACCCACACACTAAGTTAAAAATCAAAACATACTAACTCACAAAATTCACACCAAAATTCAAAATCAGACACACCAACTCAATCCACCTATCTCCCACTCTCTCACCTTTAGATCCAATACTTCACACACTTCATCCAACACCATCTCTACCATCAAACCTAAAAATCCTCATATCAAATATACACAATTCAAAAAAATTCAGATAATTTATCTTATCGTCACCCTTATCGGAAAATCCTTTTTGAGACTTCAAATTGTGTCTATCAGCATCCTCATTTTTAAACATATACCTATTCAAACGAATACCTACGTCATACTCAAAACATCCAATATAAATCACAAAAATTGCGATAACCAAAAATCACACTACTAGGGGGTACATTTAAACTGAAATAAAATCATCAAATCATAGAGAATATAGATACAGAACACTAGAAAAAATATAGAAAGGAATCTAAAAATGAAAAACAAAAAGCTATTACATACCTATTTAGTACCAGTCAGATTAATTCCATTAAGGACTTACACGCATTATTTGCCTGTATTTGCCGCTTCTGAGGTCGAAGCCTACAAATTGTCCATTGAACGTCTTGGGACGCCATATTTGACCCCTAGAAGCTTCCTAAAGTCCCCATATCAATGTTTTGAGAAGGTGCTTCCTATTAAATCAGAACTCTTTCGAAAAGAAGATGAGACATCAATCATCAGTAAAGCTCTCGTAGTAGCACATATAGAAGAATATGCAGAGTGCGAATAGCCTGAATCTGATTTAACTATGACTTTTCTTCATATATAATAAGAAATATCTGAATATTAAAAAGAATATTTTCTTTCCAGATGAAATTCCAACATCCTTGAATTTTCATTCGAGAGGAGGAATTTCTAAGGGCATTAGTAGGTTGCTGCTGATGTCCTTTTTGTTTTGCAAAAAATATCATTATATATTAAATACTATTGCCGCGTGTCTAAAAACTAAATCGTAGGGAATATATATGTAAGAAAATACATATCAGAAAGGAATCTTTACATGAGTACAAAATTCAAAACATCAAAAGTAAAATTCAACGAGGATACATTATTAATCGTGACTGATCTGGACACAAGCATTCATTATGTAGCAATTCAATATATCTTCAATGCGTTAAATTTAAATGAGAAGCAGAGCGAGACTCAGACAAAGAAATTGAAGAAAGATCCTTTGCTTTATACGCATATGCTTAATTTTAATCCAGCAGAATATGGTTTCTCCTTAAATAAGAATCTTCTCTGTATCTCCCTGGTCAAACTTCAATTAGCATTATCAAAGATTACATTTGCTCCAAAATTCAAGCAGATTAATCCGGATCTTGAAGAAAAACTTTTCTTATATCAGAATGAATGTGCAGATACCATCTCTTCTTCTATCAAGGAATGGACAATCACCTCAGAAGAAACAAAGGAGTCAGAAGCACTAGAAGCAATCAGATTACTAACACAATCAATTAACATTGCATTCTGCTCCATTGACAAGAGATTATCTTCTATAGAAGAAAAACTCATGCAAACAGAAATAGTTAGTAATTCAATTAATACTTCATCAGAAAAGATTATTACATCAGACTGGACAGAGAATATTTTTAGAAAATATGATTTGATTACTGAAGCATTAGGTATCACATATAAAATGCTTTACCAGCAAATTATCAAGGTTATCCAGAAAAAATACAAGAATATTAATATCAATCAGGTAATTTGTAATTACTGTGACAAACACAATGTTAAAACTTGTTATCCTCTGGAAGCAATTGAAGATGATGAAATAGTACGTAATGCTTTTGAGAATGCATTGGACAATATTATCTATAATTGTAAACTCAATAGAACAAAGAAAAATTATATAAAATAATTAATATATTATATAAATAAGATATGACCAAAACAAAAAATCCATTATTACGCGTAGCGTAGAAATAGCCCCTTGATAGGGGGCGTTCCTAGACTGCGTAAGCAGGATAGGAATTTCAGGGGTAGAGAAATCAAGAGGAAGTAAAATGAATATATTTATATCTATAATATTTTTAATGGGTATGTATCTATCTGGTAAATCTATAGAAGAACATAAACTAGGAATAACAGGACTAGGATTTGGAGTAATTATATTATGTATTATATATCTAATCCTCTATATAGATAGTATAACTTAATGATTAATAGTAATGTCCTTGCCTACGGCGTTATTCAGACATCTATTTCTAACGAAATAGCTGCCTGTCAAGTCCTGTTCTAACGAACAGTCCTTGATCTTAAAAGTCTAAAATCTATATTTTTCGTGCTCTGACAAAAAATTGACACCTGAAAATACTATATAATATAAGGGAAAATTAAGGAAAAATTAGGGTCAAAAATACTGCGGATCTTCGCTTATATTATATATATAGCGAAATTTTGAAGTATTTTTTCCAAAAAAAATTGCCATTTTTCCTATATGTATCAAGGGAAAATCAGGTGTGAATTTTTTGTCCAGACCTCATAATAATATATTATTCTACAGGATTCTACACACAATTTAAAATCATTAAATTTCTTCTTATTCTATATATGTTTATGTCAATTTTTCTTATTTTTATCCCTATCAGAACACCAACAATTCTATATAAAACATGGAGAATATATAATTACAAACAAATATTAAATAAAAGGAGACTTAATTTATGAAGAAAAATGACAACATTAAAACAGGAACCATTTCAGAGAAAGAGCTAGTGGAACTATTTGGAACACCAGCACAGAAAAAATCTTATGAGGAACATGATAGATTTGTAAGCTCATATAAATCTGCTGTGTTAAAAAGAGCAACAAGTCAATGTGAAATCAAAGAAGTTCACAAGAAGAAAGATGGAACTCAGATGTATAGAATTACTGATGTGTATTCCTATCCTCTTCCAGATACATTACCCAAGATGCAGAAATCTCTATATAAGTATATTGTTCCGTTGATCTTAAATACGCTCGTCAGTGACCATGATGAGAACAATAGCATTGAGATCACAATTGGTAAGTGGGCTAGAGAAATTAACATGGTAAATAAAAACTATAATGTTGTGAAATACAACAGAGAAGATATTAGTGACGAATTTGGTATTCAGTTAGACACCATCAATGAGTTTTATGACAAAGCAGATCAGATGATTACTTATTATATTAATAATGCTCTTGAATATCTTAGAGATGCTGGGTTGATTATCTGGCGACCTGTATACAGAATTGTCTCAGAAGAATCAAGTGGTACTACTACTATTGACTATGAGGGGAATATTGAAACAGACATCGAATTAACTCAACATACAGCATCAAAGGAAGAAATGGAATTCTATGCTAAATGCCTCAGAATCGCAGATAACGAAGCTGAAATCGAATCTGCTGGTGAAAGATATTACAGTAGAAAAGCTTTTATGTTTCAGGATGTATTAAAGAGAGAATTATATAAGAGAAAAATCAAAACTGTGTATTGTACATATGAAGCATATTATGTTCACTTAGATAGATGTGAAAATGTATTGAAACAGTTTGGTGACTTCAATGCAAGAAAGTTCCTTGATCAGTTTAATGAAGAGTTCTCTGATAAATTGATTGAGAATGCAGGTAAAAGATTTGATGCTAATACTCTTAAATATCTGTATGAAAACAGAGCAGAATATGAATTAACATTTGATTCAATGTGTAACACCGTCATTAATAATAGAGCTAAGAGAATCAACAAGTCAATTGAAGAGAAAGATATTAATGAAGATTATACTTTCCAGATTATCCAGACAAAGAAAGGAAGAAAAAAGAATGAATCTTAATACAGCACAGAAGGAGGCAATCTCCTCTGTATATGGAAATTATGCGGTAATTGCTGCAGCAGGTAGTGGAAAGACCACCGTTATTACTAAAAGAATTGAAAATCTGGTAAAAGCTCATTCTATTGCACCAGATAATATTCTTGCTATTACATTTAGTAAAAAAGCCAAGGAAAATATTCAGGATAGATTGGACAAATTAGGAATTTTAAATGTAAATGTGGAAACTTTTCATTCTCTTGCCCTAAAAATTATCATTCAAGAGTATGGTCAATCAAAATATACTGTTTGGACTACTCAATGGGAAAAGGAGAAAGCGATTCAGGATATTTGCATGAATTTAAAGGTGTGCCAGAAGAATAAAGCAGCGTATAACGAAGTTATGCAATTTATCTCTAAGCAAAAGTCTCGAATGCTTACACCGGCTAATCGGCTTATCTACGGAGAAGAACTTCCGTATGAGAAAACGAAAATGAAATGTATTTATAAGGAATATGAATCCTATAAGGCAAGACGAGGATATATTGAATTTGATGATTTCTTAAATATTGCGAATGATATTTTAGATACAGATGACGTACTTCTATCATCTCTTAAAAATAAATACAAATTTGTACTCTCTGATGAGTTTCAGGATATTTCAATGCCACAATCTCTTTTGCTAAAGAAGCTAAATAATACAGATACTATGATTGTTGGCGATCCTCTACAGGCTATTTACTCATTTAGAGGTGGGGATAGTAAATATATTATGAACTTTGACAAAGACTATAATAAGACGCACATTATTCATTTGAACACCAACTATAGATGCAGTCATGATATTGTATCTACTGCAAATGCTCTGGCATCGGATATTCCAGATTCAAAGCATAAATATTATGTAGAGAGTATTGCTTCTAATCCAGAGTATAGGAAACCAGAGTTTAGAATCTTTAAAGATGAATATGATGAGGCAAGCTGGGTAACAGAAAAAATCAAGAGTATGGCTTCTGAATATAAATATAAAGACTTTGCTGTTTTATCAAGGACTAATGCTCAGTTGACCAAGATGCAGGTAGCTTTGCGCGATGCAGATATTCCATTTGAAGTAGTTGGAGGAAAGGTATTCACGGATCTTCCTGAAATCACTCTTCTGCTCTCTTATCTTAAACTTTCTATGGATGAGAATAATAACTCCTCATTTGCTTATGTATATAATAAACCTAATCGTTGGTTAGATAAGAAGTTTTTCAAGGAAGTTGAAGATACTGCACTGAGCACAAAGACATCTTATTACCGAACAATGTTTGGTATTAGGCGCAAAAATTGGAAATTTAAGAATGGTATTGATGAATTAGAAAATGTCATTGAACGCGTAAAATCAATCGCTAATGTGGTAGATAAAATTAAATATATTAGAAGAACATTAAATATTGATGGTTATGTTTCTACTGGTAAAGTTGCAGATGATGGTAGTTCTTGTGAGCAGGTTGAAAATATGAATGCTTTTGAGAATATGGCGAGTCATTTTAATTCTTTGGAGAAATTCATCTTCTATCTTAATAATCTAGGTCAGAATAATTCCAAGTCAAAGAATAAAGTAAATCTGATGACAATTCATAAAGCAAAGGGATTAGAATATCCTGTTGTGTTTATCATTGGATGCAATGAGGGATTATTGCCTCATGAAAAAAATGATAGTGTAGATGATGAGAAAAGATTATTCTATGTAGCAATTACTAGAGCAGAAAAAGAATTATACCTCTCTTCCACTCTCTCATACAATGCCAAGGATAGTTCGCCTAGCAGTTTCATCAAAGATATAAAGTCAACAATTTGCATGAAAAAAGTAGAGAATATATAGGTAAGAGATTATATTTTTAGAAAGAATCAAAGGTATCTATTGATATATTAAAAATACGAAAAATTGTCCGTAATCTATTCACTAATTAAGAAAAATACAAAATAATAAAGGAGAAAAATATAAAAGAAATGAACAAAACAGTACATATTGAATCGAATACACATAGAGATCATACTACATATGGAGGACTTATTTTGCCAACAGATTTTAATACTTGTGTCTCAACTGATAAGACCAGTCAAAAAAGTAGTGTAGCATCTCGCATTGCCTCAGATTATGCTTTTGATAGTTGGTGTTTAAATTATAAAAAGCATATTACAAGATTTAGAGAAAGAGTTATTAAGAAAGATAAATAATGTTATATAATTCAGATTACAAGTATTTTAGGAAAGCAAGACAGGTTGCAGATATATCAGATTATAAGAATCCTCATATTGGTTGCATAGCAGTTTATCAAGGACAAATAATTGGGCTTGGATGTAATTCAAATAAAACTCATCCCAAGCAAATGTTTTATAATAAGTACAGAATACAATCAGATTCAATGCTTCCAAAACTTCATGCAGAAATCAATTGTCTTAATCAAATCCGAAATCTAAATATTAATTTTTCCAAAGTAAAACTTTATATCTACAGAATGAGAAATGATCAACCATTTGGTATTGGTAGACCATGTGTATCATGCATGACTGCAATTAAAGATTTAGGGATAAAAGACATTTATTATACAACGAATGACGGTTTTGTTTACGAATGTGTAGGGAATATATAAGTAAGAATATTAAATAGGTGGTGATATGATAATTCATGAGTGAATTTGGTATTAAAATTAAGAATATTGAAGCAGCAACTTTATATGAATATAACAAAGGTTTAAGAGATCGCTATGATTATAAAGATGCTATGTTTGTAAACAGCTTATTTAAAGATTTTATTTGTGAAAACAAATTAAAATTGAGAAAAGATGGTTCAACAAGGGATTTAATTTGTCTTGAATTTAACTTTGGAACCAGAACATATGAGCAGGAAATTGAACATATTAGAAAAATTGCAAAGAAAGCAAGATTAGACTATAAAAAAGCCATTAGTTTTAAAAGTGAAAAACTAATAGAAACGCAGAAAAACAAAAAACATAAAATTATGGAATTATATAATTTTGCAAAAGAACACAAATATCTCTACTCTTCTATTTCTGCTGATGAAATACGTAAAGAATTTTACATGAATGGGGTAGATGTTGAATATGTTACTAGAAAACATTCTGGTGAAATATTAAAAAAAGAAGTTATTCATTACAAAATGCTTTATAGGAGTACAGGGAAAGCTAAAAAAGGTACATGTACGTTCATCAGAGATAAATTATATGATAAAGCACTTAATTTTCTTAGAATGGGAATTAAATTACCTGATGAGAATCCGGATATTGTAGGAATTAGCGCATATTCTTCGCTTATTTGTAGTGGTATCATAGGTAGAGTAAGAATAAATCCTAAAAATATTTTAATTTTAAAAGATATAGATAGGTATTTTAATACAAAGATTATTTCTGTTGAAACTACCGATGAAAAGCAATGTATAGCAAAATTAATTGAAAACTATAAACTAAAAAATACATTGTTTGATGGTCAAGCTCTTATTGATTCTAATATTTTTCCAGAATGGGCTGATGGGTATATTTTATTAAGACATCATTTCTGTAAAATGGCTGCATTTGCAACTAATATTCAATTATTTTTCCGCGAATATTTTGGAGATGATTATTATGCTGCTACTGTAAAAGACATGTGGGGCAATGAACATTATGTAAAAGATATTGAATTAATTACAACTGATAATGCTATGAAATGGATTAAATATGACATTTCTTATGATTATTGGTGTAAATGGGTTTATAAAAATGATTGTATGTTCGGAATTGTAAAAACAGCACATCCAAGTAAATTAGGTAATTATCAAAGAATGAGTTATCAAATGGTAAACTCATTAGATATTGATACTATGGAAGATGTTTGTAAAGAAAGCATTGAATATATCAATAAATTAAAATCTGATAATGATTTCTTTTTGGAATATTTGAGAAAGAATTCAAATTTTTCTAATGACTATGATGCTCTAATTGCTCTATGTGAAAGAAATAGAGATTTTGTTAGAAGTTCATATTTTAGAGAAAGAAAAAAATCAATTATTATGACATATGTACTTAATTTTAAAAGTGGAAAAGTAATTCAGAATGCAGATAATTTAGTAATTGTTGGTTCTCCATATGCTATGTTATTGTATGGCGCAACTGGTAATCCTGATTCAATAGATAATGATGATACTTTTTCCGTAGAAGAAATTGCCACTCAATGTTATACTACTAGATTTTCAGATAATGAGTATTTAGCTGAATTTAGAAGTCCTTTTAATGGAAAATATAATCTTGGATATTTACATAATGTGTATGATGATAGATTTGTTAAATATTTTAAATTTTGTGACAATATCATTGCCATTAATATGAATGGTACTGATTTTCAAGACAGAAATAACGGATCGGATCAAGATTCAGATTCTTTATACGTAACAAATCAACCTCAAATTGTTTCTCATGCAAGAAATTGCTGTCTTAATTATCCAACTATAGTAAACAATATACCAAAAGATTCTAATGTATATAACAACACTATGGAAGATTTTGCTAATTTGGACAACAAACTGGCTGCTTCTCAATTAGATATAGGAGGGTCTAGTAATCTTGCTCAATTAGCGCAGACATATGATTATACATTTGGAGATCAAAAATATAAAGATTATGTTTGTATTTTAAGTGTATTAGCTCAGATAGTAATTGACAGTGCAAAGAGACTTTTTGATGTAAATGTTGGAGATGAAATAAAACGTATAAAAAAAGATATGGATGTTAAAAGAAATAAATATCCTGTTTTTTGGAAGGTTATTCATAGAGATTTCAAAGATAAAAATATTAATAGGGATCTTATTTGTCCTATGAACTATTTATACAATTTAAAATTAGATCAGTTTAGATCTTCTGAATCAACTCTTACAATGGAAGAATTTATTATTAATTATCCTTTGGAATTAGATAAAAGAGTTTGTAAAAGAACCGAAAAGTTACTTTATGATTTTTCTTTGCAGAATTATCAACAAAAAGATGATAAAGAAAATTATTTTTTATTACGTGTTGATTTTGATAAATTAATAGAAAATATTCAATCTTCTTCTATATCAAAAAACTATAAAGGTTTTATGAGTTGGTTATTAAATAGAATATTTTTAACATCTCCAAAGTTAAAATCTAATCAGTATAAGATTAAAAGTAGTATAAAGAAAAATAGAAGTTTAATAATAAGAATTCTTTTTAATGTTAATGAAAAATGTTTTATGGAATGTTTTAAAGAATTCAACTAATTTTTCATGTCTAAAATTCACTTTTTTGTCCCCCCTAGTAAATTTTAGAGCCAAAATTCCCTTATAAAATAAGGATTTTTTTTGTAAAAATAAAGTAAACTTATGAGGAGAAAGGATTTTAGGTCTAAGTACCTCGCCGCTAAAATGCTAATGCGGTATAAAAATATGCAACGATCGTAAATTTATTTCACATCTTTTTGCCGCATATTATTTTACATTCTGTATTATAGTATGCGGTTATTTCCAAAATTGTGATGTGAAAAATATAATGAAAAAGGAAGAAAAAAGATGAAATTAATCAGTAAAAGTCAAATTAATGCTCTGGTAAACGCAGGTAAAATCAGAAATAGCAAGTATGGATATATTAATAATACTGGTGAAACGATTGGGTATTATAGGACTACAACTGGAAAATGTTATGCTGAAGACTACTATGTGGATTTGGCAAATCAATTAAATTAGGAACAAAAGGAGTAAAAAAATGGGAAAAAGTAAATTAAGTTATAAGCGCAGCGTTACAGATAAATTAGATATTAAAGGTACACTTTCTGAGGATTGTGCTACTATTGTATATAAGGATAAGAATAATGATGAACGCGAAGTACCTGTAGCAGACCTACTTAAATCGTTTGCGGGTAAAGGTATTGGTTTTACAATTCAGTTAAAATCAGAAGAAGAATTAGATCTTGTAGAAGACTAAGCGGAAAGTTGGTGCTTAGTTGTACGATGTAAAAAGGAAACAAAGTGAGTCAGAAGAATCCTATCTATGGAGACTAGGTCAAGCAAAAGATTCTGGTCTGTTAGATATGAAATGGGATGAATTGGCTGTATTATTAAATAAAGAATTCCGTAAAAATGAAACAGAATATAGAACAGAATCTGCATACAGAAAAAGATACGCTGAGGCAAAGAAATTCAACACTGGTGTATTTGAAAAAAATGATGCAGATGATAAATTAAAAGAACTTCATATTATTCAAAGAGAGCTGGAAAAAGAAAGAAAAAAAATCCAGACAGAAAAGCTTGAATATCACAGATGGCTTCGAGAAGATGCCAGAGATGAATTAATTTCTGAAAGAATTAAAGAATCTATTGATAACCTCTCTCCTTTCTCATCCCCTATTCGTATCAAACCAGTTATGGAGAATAAATCATGGATACTTGCAATTAGTGATGCTCATTATGGATGTGAATATGAAATCAAAGATTTTTATGGTGGAATTGTTAATGCTTATTCGCCTGAAATTTTTGAAAAAAGAATGAACACACTATTTAACAAAGTTATTGATAAAGTTCAAAAACTTGGAATTAATGAATTATCAATTATTGAGCTTGGAGATGGTGTGGATGGAGTATTGAGATTGTCTCAGCTTATGCGCCTAAGATACGGTGTAATTGAATCAAGTATTAGATATGCCGATTATTTAGCAACATGGTTAAATGCATTGAGTGAATTTGTAAGAATTAAATTTCAAATGGTATTTGACTCAAATCATAATCAATTACGACTTTTAGATGGCAAGAAAAATAGTTTTCCTGATGAGAATATGAGCAAAATTATGATAACTCTTATTAAGGAAAGACTGAAAAATAATGAAAATATTGTTATTCTTGAGAATCCAACAGGTATGACATATTCTATAATGTCTACATATTGTATTGTTGGTTTTCATGGAGAAAAGAAAAATCTTAAAAACAATCTATTAGATATCTCTCGTCTTTATAATACCCACGTAGATTACACAATTTCAGGACATATCCATCATAATTTTATGGATGAAATTGGTATGGACTCTGCTGTATTATCTGTTGGCTCAATCATTGGAATTGATCCATATAGTGTATCATTAAATGCAGCATCTAATGCATCATGTTCTATGTTTGAATTTACCCAAGGTGAGGGAAGAACCGCAGAATATGTTTTTAAATTAAATTAATGGAAACAAGGAGAATTTTATATTATGAATAAAGAAATTTTTATTAGAAAAGTCAGCGAAAATGTAGCAGAAACACTTGGAAAATCTACTCTAAAGGAAACTACTGTTTATGTAGATGCATTTCTTGAAGAGCTGAAGAATATTTTGGTAGCAGATGAGAAAGTATCCTTTGTAGGATTTGGTTCTTTTGAGACAATTAAAAGGAAAGCAGGAGTTGGTAGAAACCCAAAGACAGGCGAGCCAGTGGATATTCAAGCTAGTAGATTGGTTAAGTTTAAGACATCTGCAAAACTGAAAGAAGCTATTAACGAAGTATAAACAGAACTTATCACGCCTCTGATTATTAAGTGCAACTAGATAAGTCTTTCATAAAATATATACATATATAGATAGAGAGGTTATATTATAGCCTCTCTCTTTTCTATTTAGAAAGGATTAACAGGAAAGAATGGAAAATAAAGGAAAATTAGTAAGTGGAACTCACTTAGATTATAAAGAAGATATTTTAGACAATGTTATTAAAAGTTATAACTCTGGAAAAGATGTTGCAGTTATTTCTGATTCAGAATTAGTTGAATATTTAACTAATGTTCTACTTAGTGATGAAGAAATTGACCCAGAATATATTGATTTTACATTTGATAGTGATGAGGAAGAATATATTATCTTTTTAGATAAAGCAGGATGGATTAGTGCTATGCCACTAGAAGATTTTTCTGTTTTAAAGAAAAATACTGTTGTTTATGTGGATGTAGATACTACAACAGATGAAACGATTGATTATTGTTGTGATAATGATTATGATGTGATGTTATTTGGCTATGCTGTTGATTCTGATAAGGAAGATTTTACCTGTGATGGCAATTGTAGTGAATGCGAATATGCGGATGATGAGCCAAAACATAATAGCGTTATAAAGAAAGACAACGGAACTTATAAAATCAATGGAAAGAATGTATCCAAAGACGTATATGAGAAACAATTAAATGATATTGATAAAAAATTAAAGGATTATATCAATAGTGTTTTAGAAGATTATGGTGATCTTGTAGATAATATGCGTAAGTGGAAAGAAATTCTTGGATGGTAATTTAGGATATTTAGAGTGTGTAGTTAAGGCTGCACACTTTTTGTATTGACTCGTAGTTCAGAGGTAGAACACCTGACTTTTAATCAGGATGTCGTAGGTTCGAGTCCTACCGAGTCGATTCACTTTGCTCAGTGATATGAATAAGTTTTGATATTTGTTGTGTGATAAATGGAGAATATAAATATAGGTCAGATGGACAATCTGATAAAGAGTTTATGGGACGGCGTTGCTCTCCTATCTCTACCTTCGTTAGTGAAACACATGTATAGGGTATGTTCCTATCGTACTAACTAGCAGAGAGGTACACATTGTGAAACGTCAGTAAATCCTCTCCTTTTACTAGAAAGTATTTTTAGAATTGGTTAGTTAATTTATCTCATAGTCAGTTTGTGGACTGTTAAAAGAAATTGTGCGTGAAACGTGCTCTGCTATGGAGAATATAGATATATGTGCTCATGATTGGTGTCATAGCTAATTGTGGGATTTATAGAATGGGACAAATCGGAGTTGCAAACCGATTTGAGTAGAGTTTATTACCTTACCCCTTTTTCCCATGCTATTTTAATTACAGAAAGGAAGTGATTTAGTGGCACATGTAACAAGGGTAAAATATTTTACCAAGGACAAGGAGAAATTCATAAATCCTGATAACTTGAAGAAATATAAGAAATATCTCCAATCAAATATTATAAAAAATCAGGATGTTAAAGATACTACATATAAAAGATATGAAGGATTGTTTCGTCATTTTCTTATGTGGTTAGGCGAAAACTATGGTGATTTAGATTTATATTCAGACGAATTTATGGAGAATGCCGTTGATATTATGGAGAATTATATTATGTTCTGCCAGGAAACACTTCTGAACCATAAAAAGATTATTAACATGAAAATCTCTGCTGTTAGTTCATTCTATATTTGGTCTATGAAACGTGGTTTTGTTAAATACCATCCTTTTGATGGAAAGCTTGATAGAATGAAAAAAGCCAATGAGGAACATATTTTAAATTCATATTTTCTTACAGAAGAACAAGTTCAGACAATTCGTAGAGAGCTATCTGAAAATGATAACTATTCAATTCAGGATCAAATTTTATTTGAGGTAAGTTTTGACTCAGCAAATAGAATTGGTGCATTATTAAGGTTGCAACTATCTAAACTTGATTTAGAGAACAATATGTTCGTAGATATAAGGGAGAAAGAAGGATACCGTACACAGGTAGTTTTCGGAGATGTTGCAAAAGAACTCATTCAAGAATGGCTTGAAATGAGAAAGAATGATTATGATCATTTGGAATGTGACTCATTGTTGATTACAAAATACAATGGAGAATATAAACCTATGGGTGATAGTGCAATCAGAGATAGAATGAAGAAATATGGCGAAATTATTGGAATTTCTGACTATAGACCTCATTGCCAGCGTAAGACTAGGTTGAATCTTGTATATGAGGAAACTGGTGATTTAGCATTGGCAGCTGAGCTTGCCAATCACCGTTCGACTGAAACCACTAGGGAGTTCTATTGCAGGAAACAAACTAAAGCAGAGGTTATGAATAAAATCAATGCTCTAAGAAGCAAAAATTCTGATGTTACTGACGAAAATACCAAATAATCCTTCCGAAACCACTCAGATGTATGTAATTCGTGAAGATACCGAGGATGCCGCTGAAGCTTTCATCTAACATTATTTTTCCCACTACCAAACAGAGAATATAAAAGTAACACATCTTGGCATTTGCTATTCATGTAGCATTGTAAGACCTACTACTGCATTTTGGTAGACCTGACTTTATAATAACTCTAATACACACGAAACCTTAATGCGGTATATCTTCTCTTCTATCAAACTCTGCAACGAATTTTATGTAATTTTCGTGGCAAAATCCCAATCAAGAGTTTTGAACTGCCAACAGACATAAATCAGTTGGATGTTTTAGGAGAAATGGGTATTCGTGCTTCTCTGCGTTAATGAGAACCCTTATTGTACTACAGTATCCTTTGAGGGCTGTGGTCTAAATAAAAATATTGAAAACTTTTCCATTAAGTTTAAAGGGATTATAGTCGCTCATTAGGATCATAATGCCAATTTTAGATATGGAATTATAGTGACATCGGGCAAGAGATGTAAAACCTTGTTCAGTAGACTTAATTGTAAGTCTGAAAAATATGGAGTATCAATACATAAGCGCAATGTAGTTTGGTTGATACGAGTTGTCACTTACTCTTCTTGTGCGTTGGTTAGCAAGAAAAACAAGTGCATGGAAGCATGAATCAGGTTGCTGATAAGCGACTAAGTTCTGAAAAACTGGATATGTACAGTCCAATATCAGCTAGTTAATGCTTTATGCTGATTTTACATATCAGAGAATTTTCAATATTCTTTTTGTCGGTCAGCTGATAACTGATTGACAGTAGATCTCATCAATCTACATAATAATGAAGAGATCGTACCTCTTCTGTTATACTGTTTTAGCTCAATTGGCAGAGCAGCTGATTTGTAATCAGCAGGTTATCGGTTCGAGTCCTACCATCATCTTCTGTTCATTGTTTTATACAGGGCAATTATCTCTGTACTCTTGTTATTTTTTCAATCATATTTTTCCTTTCTAGGAGTAACTGTTATCATGGTTGCTCTGTATAAGGCAATGAATTATTTTTTGTTCATAAAGTCAGAAATGACTTTTGAAATATATTTTCTTAAAGGAGGAACTTATTATGAGTGACTGCAAGAAACACAAAATTAAAGATGTAAATGATTACAAGCACCTGAAACCAGATACTTCTTGTACCTGTGAGGGAGCAAATGGTTCTGATCGTGGTGAGGGCATGGGTCCTGCTACTGATCCAGAACTGGTTGCTAAACGCAAATAATTATTTACAAGGGAGAGGCTAAGTCCTCTCCTATTTTCATGGAGAATATATATGTGAGGTTATAAACGGTTGGCGTTTGATGTTCTGTCGGTGGAGCGTGGCTGATCGAGAGAAGAATAGCGAAGACTGATCATCTTCGTGAATGGTTGTACTCCATATCCAACCACTCTTATAAAGGACATCATTTTAATAGAACATTGAACAATTTAAGACGTGGTACTACATATTGTCCATTCTGTGAGGGAATCATACCTTTATCATATTGGAATATGGATACATGCCAAAAATGGTTAGACAAAGAAAAAGAAGGATATAAGATACTTAATATTAAAGTCGAAGACAGTAAAGTAAAAGTTAATTTACAATGTCCAAACAAAAATCATCCTTCATATTGGGCTGATTGGAATCACATAAGACATGGTGGCACTGGATGTAAACTTTGTTATTATGATAGAGAAAATAAAGTGGATTGGACTTTAGACAATGCAAGGGAATATCTTGCTGAAAATGGGTTTACCATGATAGATGAATCTAAATATATATCCTCACATCAACCTATTTATTGTAAAGACAAAATTGGGTTTATATATCAAGTAAGAATACATTTTCTTCTTAGAGGAAGAGAAAAATTTAGTCTATTGCGAAATAACGATTATGCAATTCATAATATTCGTTTATTTATGAAACTTTATAGACCAGATTATGAATTTATAGATACAGAATATAGAGGACATAAAGAAATCCATAAATGGAAATATCTTGGTGAAGGGCTTCCTGAATGTGCTAGTCCTATTTTTGAACAATCAGTTGGAGCAATGATTTCTAGTTATTGTAAACATCCCATTTTATCAAAAAGTCAACTTGAAATTCAATGTCAATTTATTCTTGACAAATATCACATAAATTATGAAACACAGAAAACATTTGATGGTTGTATCGGAAAGTCAAAATTAAGATATGATTTTTATTTACAACTTAATGGTAGAGAATATTGTATTGAAACAGATGGGTTACAACATGATATACCAGTTGAAAAATTTGGTGGTATAAAAGAATTTGAGAAAAGACAAAAATATGACAAAATAAAAAATGATTATTGTAAGGAACATAATATTGAGCTTATAAGAATCAAACAAAAAGAATATAAAAACATGGAAAATATATTAGTCGAAAAACTTGGACTTATTAAAGAAGAGTGTGTTGTTTAACCACTCTTCTATTTTTATTGGAATGAAAGGAAGTGATTAACTATGGCTAATTTAAAGCAAGCCAAAACTGATGAGGAAATTAAGAAGCTCGGAGTAAATTCAGTCAAAAAAGCTTACCATGAATTAGCTTTAGACTACAATCACATACTAGATGGGGATTATATCTATTGTCCTCATTGTGGAAAATGGAAATCAGTTAGATGTTATTATGGTTCAGATGAATCAAAGGATGGTATTGAACATTTTGCGTGTAAAGAATGTGTTCTTGATATGTGTACATCTATTTTAGATGATGGAACTCGTATTGATAATAGAGAAAAAACAATAGCTACATTTAGAAGGCTTAATTGGTATTTTAACGAAAAAGATTACAATGCACAGATTGAAAGTTTGTCTGAAGGTGTAAATGAAAAATTGCGCGGTACAGCCGCACAGCAACTTATAGTGATGGTGAGATCTTTAGGTAGTAAAAATTGGAAAGGTCTTACATTTAAAGACTCCGAATTCATTATTGAAGATGATGAAAATAATCCCGAAGCAAATATAAAAATTGTTCAAAAAACATTGCGGGCAGCAAAAAAGAGATTTGGGAATTATAGTAATGAGGATTTAATGTTTCTTGAAAACGAATATCAGGATTGGATCACAAGATATGAGTGTAATACAAAAGCTCAAGAAACAATTTTTGAACGTTTGGCATTTAAAAAATGGGAAATTAATAAAGCTACGAAGGCTGGTCAAAATACAAAGGATCTAGATAAAACATATACAGACTTATTGGCTTCTGTTAATATTTTACCGCGTCAAAATGCCGATAACGGATTGGATAGTTCATTAACATTTGGACAATTGATTGAGCAGTGGGAAAATAATAAACCAATACCAGATCCTGATCCAGAATTTGCAGATGTTAATCATATGGCAAAATACATCAAGACTTGGTTCAAGGGAAGTTTAGCTCGTTCCATTGGTATTGATAATGGTTATTCTAAAGAATATGATGATGAACTTCAAAAATACAGTGTTAAAAAACAAGATTATTCAGCGGATGATGAATCTGATGATATTTATAAAACTGTTTTTGGAGATAATTCACAATGACAGAAAGAAAATTAACAGAAAAGGAAGTTCGTCAAAATAAGCATGATAGAATAATGAATACTGTCGCTTGGAGGGCTGCTTATTACAGAGCCAATCCCAATAGGTTCTGTGTTGACTATCTTGGATTTAAGCCTACATATCTACGTCCATTCCAAAAAATTTTACTTTGGTGCATGATGCATTATAATAAATTTTACTATATAGCATCAAGATCACAAGGTAAAACAACTTTAGTTGCTTTGTTTGCTGTTATACGATGTATACTTTTTCCAGGGGAGATTGTTGTCACAACGAGTCATACATTTAAACAAGGAAAAGACATAGTGCTTAAAATAACAGATGGTTTCATGCATGACTCACCATTATTGTGTTCTGAAATTGAAAAGACAAGTACAGGTATAAATGATTGTGGTATATGGTTTAAGAACGGCTCTCAAATAATCGTAAAAGTTGCAAATGAAAACACGAGGGGAACACGCTGTTCAATTCTAATTTGCGATGAATCGAGAATGGTTTCTCAGAAAATAGTAGACACTATTTTAAGACCTATGAACGTTCCTAGACATCCTAAATATTTAGACCTTCCAGAGTACAAACATTTAAAAGTTATGCCAAAAGAATTATATATGTCATCGGCTTGGTACAAGGCTAGTGAAATGTTTGAAAAAGTGAAGTCATATTTTGCTAATTCACTAAATGATAGTCTTAGTTATTTCATATGTTCTCTTCCATATCAGTTGAGTATATACGAAGAATTATTGATGCCTCAGATTATCGAAGATGAAATGAATGAAGCAACATTTTCTGAAGTTTCGTTTAAAATGGAACGTGAGGCAATATTTTATGGGGCTTCTGAAGATGCACTATTTAATTTTGATGTATTGAATAATAGACGTATTTTACAAGAAAGTCTACATCCATTAGAGTATTATTTAGAAACTGGTACTCAAATTCCAAAAAAACAGATAAATGAAAAACGAATCTTGTCTCTTGACGTTGCATTATTGGCTTCACGAAAACATGATAATGATGCAGCAGTTTTTACTCTTTCTCAATCTATTTTTTCAGATACAAATAATCCAATTTGTAATGTAAGTTTCATAGATTCAAAAGAAGGTCTATTAACAGAGGAATTAGGTCTTTTAGCAATGAGATATTTCTATCAATATGACTGTGATTATTTTGCTATAGATGCATCAGGTGTTGGACAAGGAACGCTTGATTACATTATGGGTGGAGACAGATTTGATCCTCAATATTCTACTACTTATAAAGTTATGACTGTTATCAATAATGATGATTTGGCAATAAGATGTAAATACAAAGATGCAACAAAATGTATCTATGCTATTAAAGGTAATGCCCAATTAAATAATGATATGTGTTTATCACTGAGAGCAGGATTTCAAAATGGATATATAAATCTATTAATAAACGAAAATGATATGGAGGAGCGGTGGAAAAAACAAATTAAAAATTACAATAAGCTTTCAGATAATACTAAAACAATTTTGAGGCTTCCATATTATCAAACATCATTTCTTATTGACGAACTTATAAATCTTGAACATGAAATTGTCAATGGAAAGATAAAAGTAAAAGAAAAATCTGGTATGCGTAAAGACCGCTATAGCAGTCTTGAGTATAATTACTATGTGGTTGATCAGATTAGATTGAAGCAGAAAAAGCGTACTCCGTCCCCATCCGACATATCAAAATATTTTTCGGTTAAAGCACCAAAAATTTCAACACGATACTCATAGAAAGGAGAAACAGTTTGGACGAACTAAAAACAGAAGCTTCCTCTTCTATCGTTTCTCCACCTAAGAGAAAACGTGGAAGACCGCCTAAAAATAAATCAATTTCAGAAAAAAAGTCATATGAGTTTGAATCGAAACCAACTGAACTTTTAATAAAAACAGAACCTAAAAAAGATGATGCTCTTAAAAGAAAAAGTATGGTAAATTTTGAGCAAGTAAAAGAAATTCTGATGCAGAATATTAAGAAAAAGGCATCACGCTCTTTTACTCAATATACTAAAGCTCTAGTTAAACAATACATGCAGAATCCACAAAATAATAAAGATAGATTACGTGGATTATCTCAATATCTATTTAGGGCGAATACGTTATACCGTAAGATTATTTTATATTATGCTTGTATGCCATTATATAATTATTATCTTATAGAGAAAATTGATCTTTCTAAAACATATAATGCATCTAAATCTGCTAAAAAATATAATTCTATTATTCAAAAATTACACCAAGTAAATTTTAAAAATGAATTTGCACAAATGGTTGCACTTGCAATTTTAGATGGAGCATATTTTGGGTTTGTTTATGACACAGGTGATAGTCTATTCTTCCACTCTCTCGATCCACAATACTGCAATATCAAAGGTAAAGAAAATGGTAATTGGGTCTTTACTTTTGATATGTCTTATTTTTCTATTGGTTCTAATTCAGAATTCGTAGAAGGTATAGATGGTGATACCAGTGGATGCTGGGATGATGTATTTGTTCAGGCGTGGAAAGAATATCAAAGTGATAAACAAAATAAACGATATGCAATTTTACCAAGTGAAAAAACTATATGTTTAAATGCAAGTCTTGAAGATGAGTTTGATTTATGTTTACCATTTTTCATTGGTGTATTTTTACTTTTAATGGATTGTGATGACTATGCGGAGATTTTAGCAGATAAAACAGCATTAGAAAATTATAAATTATTGGTTAGTAAAATTCCACTTAACGATGGAAAAGATGGTGCCATTGATGACTTCAAAATATCACTGGAACTCACAGAGGTATTTCAGTCCATGCTAGAAGCAATTTTACCCTCCAATGTAGGTGCAGTTCGAAGTCCGATGGATTTGGATGTCATTTCATTCGAAAAGTCAAATACAACGGATGATACAGATATGCTATCTAGATCAATCGAAAATGTGTTTAATAATTGTGGTGCTTCGCAATTAGTTGTAGCAGGTGGTTCTAGCACTAACTCGATTGGTTTAAAACAGGCAATTGCGAATGATGCTTCTTTAACATTCTTATGGATTAGTAGACTTGAAAGTGCATTTAATTATTGGTTATCTCAAAATGGATATGATGGATACACTTTTTCATTTCATAGACAGACTTGGTATAACCGAGAGGATTATATTAATACATTAAAAGAATCTGCTACATTAGGAAATAACCCGTTATTGTATCTCACTGCTCTTGGACAAGATCCTTATGAAGTTGAGTGTGGTTTAAGGATGACTATGTCTAGTAGAATTAGAGACTATTTAGTTCCATTAAAAACTACATATACAGACTCTTCAAATAATGGAAAAGGTGGTGCGCCTAGTAAAGGCGATGATATCACAGAAGGTGGGTTAGCTACCAGAGACGGTGATAAGAATGCTGGGACAAAAGCAAATGGATAAAGAGGAATATAGATGAAATATAATTTTATTAAAACTTCTGATCTTTCTGCAATGAATGAATTGATTAAATCAGGATTTCAGAAAGTAGATGAATCAAATGGTATTTATACTTTTTTAAATTCTGACAAGATTCAGTTTTCAAAAAATGTAAATAAATCAAAAATTCAATATAGTAATATGTTGAATATTTAAGCCACTCTTCTATTTTGTAGAGTGGATTTATTTTTTTTAGGAAGGAGGAAGTCATTAAAAGATGAATAAAAGATATTATACATTAGATGATTTGTATAAATTTTATGAAAATAAAAATGAAACATGTCATTTTAGTGTAGATGAAACTGGTTATCCATTATCTGTTCAATTACCAGCACAGTTTGAAATCAATGAAGAACAAAATGATAACTCTCTTCTGTTTTGTAAAGTAAAGCTTATGCATTCAGGTGAAAATAGAAATCACTCTTCTGTTACCGATGATGCACTAGATAAAGCTGCTAAATGTCTTGCTTATAAACCAATTTTAGCTAATTTCATGGAATATGAAGATAAAGACTCTGGCGAGATTTTGAAAGATTTTACTTCACATGATATGGAGTTGAATAATGATGGAAGCATTGAATATATCGAAAAACAAGTAGGATGCTTTACATTTGATGAGCCATATTTTGAAACAGAGGAAGATACTGGTCATAGATTTTTATATGGATATTGTGCTATTCCGCGTGTATATACAGATGCAGCATCAATTATCGAACGGAAGAAAGGTACAAAAATCAGTGTAGAGCTTTCTGTTAATGAAGCTGCATATGATGTGAACACAAAAATTCTTGAACTTAGAGATGTAGTTATTATGGGCGCAACTCTTCTAGGGAAAAATCCTGTAACGAAAGAAAATGTTGAAGAAGGTATGAAGAACGCAAGAGTTGATATTGCAGATTTTAGTACAGAAAATAACTCTGTTAAATTTGATAAAGATGAAAAAATCATTGAACTCCTAGAGAAGATTAACACTAATATTTCTGTATTTAATAATTCTACAAAGGAGGGAGGAGAACAAAAAGAAATGAGTAAATTTGAAGAACTATTACAAAAATACAATAAGACAATTGAAGATATTACTTTTGAATATGCTGATATGACTGATGATGAATTAGAAGCAAAATTCGAAGAGTGTTTTGCAGAAAACACAAAAGATCCTGTTGTAAATGGATCAAAATCTGTGGTTGTAGAGAATTTAGTTCGTTCTTTTGAGATTAGCCATGACGATATTCGATATGGGCTTTATACACTTCTACAGACAGTAGAGGATGATGATGATACCTGGTATTGGATTTCTGATGTATATGATACATATTTCATTTATGAAAGTTATGGTGTAGAAAAGATTTTCAAACAAGGATATAAGGTTGAAGATGATGTGATTTCTTTTGACGGAGAACGTATTGAATTATTTAGAGAATTACTTACTGCGAAAGAAAAAGCAGAATTAGAAAATATGAGAAAGAATTATTCTGCTCTAAAAGAATTTAAAGAAAACACAGAGAAAAATGTGCTTCACGCAAAACGCGAGGAATTAGTAAATTCTGATAAATATACTATTCTTGCTGATAAAGATGAGAACGGTGTTTATAAAAATACTGCTTTTGCTGAATTGATCGAGAAGATGGATGAGTATTCTCTTGAAGAACTAGAGACAAAGATTAAAGTTATGCATTCTGATTATGTATCTGAACATTCTAATTTCGCACATCAGGAAGATTCTAAAAAATCTAAAACGATTTTCTTTGCAAATTCCAATTCAAATAGTGAATCAAAAGAAAAAGTTCCGTATGGTGGAATTTTTGAAGGTTACAAAAATTAATATCAAATACCAAATATGACCGTAAGACGGTCTTTTTTATTACTTAAATTTAAAAATTAAGGAGGAAATTATGCTAAACGCTTATTTAAAAGAAGTAGATAAACACGTAATTGCTGAATCCACAAATCTAAGTGGAACTAAGTATGCAAGCCACATTTTTAATGTAAAGGCTTCTGAGGATATTGATAACGGTAAATTAGTAAACCTTGATGATATGAAGTATGAAAAGAACGAATATTACACAATGGTAAAACCGACCGCAACTTCTAGAGTAGGTTTAATTCTTTCTGTAGCAGTTGGTCCAGATGAGAAACCAGCAGCGGCTACATCTGAATATAACTTCTATAACGGAAAAGATGAAATCATGAGAGTTTATGAGCTTGCTAGAGGTGATAGATTCACACTTTCTGCTAATGGTTTCACAGGAGAGCCACAGGTAGGTAAGTTAGTTGAAGCTGATAATCATGACATTAAGATTGTAGATGGGGCTACTTCTACTAATGCTTTTTATGGTGAGATTATTGAGAAAATCACACGTACAAATGGTGTGTTCTACAAAGTTTTAGTTCGTAAGAATGGTTAATTTACAGAAGGAGGATAGATAATAAAATGAGAAATACTTTCTTTAATTTTAGTGCAAATGTTAAAAATGCATTTGAAGATGATGAAAATAAATATTTAGGCTTTTCTCAGCTTTTAAAAGATTATGCCAGAGGTGAATTTGAGTCTGGTATTTCAAAAGCTGACGCAGATAAGGAAATCAAGAATAGATTTAGACTTATCATGGGTGTAGATGAAAAAGCAAAACCAAAGGAAATTCGTAGAGCAATTCAGAGAAATAAACAGGAAATTTATGAAGTAATTGAAGATACTGTAGAAGATCTTCTTACTTCTGGTTGGCAAGAGAATGAGTTTTTCAATGATTTTGTTGAAATCAAGAATCTTGCTATGGATGATGCTAATGAGTTCCAGAGTGAGGACAAGACTGTTTTAACTGTTGGTAAACTTTCTGGTAATCATTGGGATCTGGACAGACAGAGACTTGGCATGGGCGAGACATTCCGTATTCCTACATACTGGGTTGGTCTGGGTGTATATGAAGAATTTGAAAGAGTCATGACTGGTAGAGCTGATTGGTCTAAGCTTGTAAATAAAATTTATGAAGCTATGGACGATTATGTAAATGAAGTAGTTTACAAAGCTGTAATCTCCGCTGGTACTCAGATTCTTCCGGGCTCCGAACAGTTCTACAAGACTGCTACGCTTAACACAGCAGCTAAGAGTCAGTTTGTTACTATGGTAGAGGACGTACAGGCAGCTAACCGTGGTGCAGAAGTTGTAATTATGGGTACAAAAGCAGCTCTGTCTAAACTATATGATGTTTCTGAGCCAAGCTGGATCAGTGAAGATGATAAGAAAGATCGTAGAAATCTTGGTAGATTGGCTATCTGGGAAGGTACTCGTACCGTTGAGATCCCACAGGTATTTGCTAAAAATGATACCAAGACGAAAATGGTTGATAGTAATATTCTTCTAATTATGCCAGTTGCAGATAATAGATTTGTAAAACTGGTTTATGAGGGTGAATCCCAGTTAAAAGAAGTTACTGATAATACCGAAAATAACGATATGAGCTATGAGTTTAAATACATGACTAAACTTGGTGTTGGTACTGTAATTGGTCGTTATTTCGGACTTTGGAAAATGGTTTAATAAGAAATAATTTTACAAACAGGGGAAGCAAAATTCTCCTGTTTGGTTTTTTGGGGAAAGAAAGGAATATTTTAATATGGCAGTAGCAAAAAAAACAACCAAACCAGTGACACAGACTGTGAAAGTTGAAGAGACTGTAGTACAGCCAGCAGAAGTAAAGAAACCTAAACAGTATACACAGCATGAACCAATTCTTTGTCGTTCAGTAAATGCTGGATGGCTTGGAGTGTCTGGCAAGAGTGGAATGTATTATATTTTTTCTAACTATGGTGATCAAGCAGAAATTGAATATGGTGATTTATTTGCATTAAAGAATGAACATTCTCCATATCTTTACGATCCTCTGTTCGTTATTGAAGATGAGGAATTATTAGAGAATCCAAGATGGAAAGATCTTGCAGATTTTTATACAGATAAAGTATATGGAATGGATGATATTAATGAAGTTTTAAATAAATCAAAATCTGTATTTAAGAAAACATTACAGTCTTTGCCAAAGGGACTATTAAAAGCTCTTACTATTGAAGTAGCAAAGAGGATCGAGGATGGTTCTTTTGATTCTTTATCCAAAATTAGAGACATTGATGAAGTATGTAATACTGATTTTGCAAAAATGATTAATATCGAATAATAAGGAGGTGTTATTTAATGCCCTCTTTAGATTATGAAACTATATATAAAAAAGCATTAACCATGATGGATGATCTGGATTTGGCAAATTATACCCAGAATGATTTCTATGATGTTTTAAAAGAATGGTTACATACCGCTACTTCTTCTACTCTTCTGCGAAAGAAATTTGAATCATTTTCACTAAATGATTCTATTATGACCGTCACATTTACATTGAACAATTCTGTAGATGATAACTATGATGCAGAATTTGTAAGATCGATTTTAGCAAAAGGTGTCATTTTGAGCTATCTTCCATCTAAACTTGAAAGCAGCCTTAATCTAGCAAAAATGATTGGTGGAAAAGAAGAAAAGAAGCTAATAGATAACTATTCAAAAAATATGGAAAGGCTTACCGATTTAAAACGAGAATGGGAACTTGAGCTATCTCGTCATAGTTATTATTTTGGTAATTATGGTGAAACAAATGGATAACTTTGTTCCGCATGAATATGGTGAATTCAGAGAAAATCAAGTTGAATATTACCAAGAAAAACTTAGAAAAAAACTTTTTTGGTTAATCTTATACACTGATGAAGAGACTAAATATAAATTTGAAAATATAGATGTAGTTAAATATCATGAGGATTTAATTCGAGAAATTTCTTCCTATAACTCTCTTCTACTATATCCAAATAATTTTGTAGAAATTATCAATTTTTTAAAAATCGCGCTTAATATTTTAAAATCAAAAAATTTTAATTTTAAAAAATACAAGAAGTTTGTATTCGATGCTGGTGCAGGACTCAAATATTCGAAAGTTGGTGATAAATAATGTCAGCTTATGACTTTTATCAACGAAAAATGAAACCTCAGACATTTTCTACTGGAAAGTCTTATTCCACTATGGGAGAACGACTAAAAAATGAATCTGATAAATTAATGGAACTCACATGGGATGCTGATATTCAGAGTAAAGTCGGGTATATTTATGATTATTTACATGATGATCAACCCGATATTAAAGACCATATGACATACAATCATACAACTAAAACTAGAATAGATGTTAAATTTATTGTGAAGTCATATTCATCTTTAGACCAAGACCAACCGGAATTTTATTGTCAGTTCAAACCATCTCAGAAGCTTGAATTTGATGTAGGGGATGACCTGTATTATTTTGAACGAGATTATAGAAAAAAGTATGATATTGAATTTCCAATATCTCTCTATCTTGATCTCCCAGATGATAGGGGCATTTATCGCAAGTGGTTAATTTGTGATATAGAAATTGGAAATCAATTTCCAAAATATTTAATTCTTCCTGTAGATAGAATGTTTACATGGATAGAGCGAAAAAATGGGCTTATTTATAAGCGTAAAATGTGGGGATGTGATAGATCTCAGAAATCGTAAAATGTATGCGCTTCATATTGGAAACAATGTGTCGAAAGTTCTCTTACGCTGGAAACTTATAAAGCTAATTACACTACAACACAAGGATGAAATATGCCTAAGTGTGAATGTGGTCGAAAGACAGAAAGAAGTAATTAGATGATATATGCTGAAACAAAAGTATTGTATTTTATACAATATGCTAAGTATCAATAACAATTAATAATCAGCTGCGAAGCCTTGAATAGAGGAACGTCCAACGAGCAAAAACCCAAGTGGGTTAATGGGAACTACCTAAGTCTTAATAGATATGGTATTGATGTGCTCTGAACTTCTATGGAGACATAGAGAAAATAAAATTAATTTATAATTTTATCTTTGCCAAATTAACGCTTTAGCAAAGTAACATGATAGGGATACAATCGGAGTCTATAGCGACCAAAAGTTTACGCGCCCAGACAACCAGCAAAAAGCTCTTTTTCCATTAAATTCAATCACTGAAAGTATTTGGTATACAGACAATGAAGATGACAATATGAGAATGGTTGTTTCTGCAAAGACAGAACATCAAATTGTATGGAAGATTACTAAATGTGAAACCACTCAACCTCTTGGAATTAAAACAGTTACATTTTATCAGAATTATTGGAATGATCATACTGATTATCTCGAAAGAGATAAGGATGGAAATATTATTGGAGCATGGGCTGATTACTATAAATCAGAAGTTACACCTATCGAACCAGACGGTTTATTAGAATCTCCTCTCTCATTAAGTGCTGTCTTATCATCTGCTACTCATATTCTTAAATCTGGTGGTACATATAAGACTATTAATATATCAATTACAAATGATACAGATGATATTACAAATGATTATTCTGATGCAGAAATCACATGGAGTTGTTCTATTAATAACCAAGATTGGACAGATAAAGTCACATGGAAATCTACTAAATTTAATCAGATGAAAGTAAAGTTTCCTGCTGACACAACTCAGCTAGGGAAAATATTAAAAGTTAAGTGCAATATTAAAAAAGACAAAATTGTTATTAACTCAAATGAGTTATTATTTGAAATAACTGAATAAAAAGGAGGTGTATGACTTGGATGAGTTAATTACGAAAGATGATTTACTTGATAAGCTCAGGGCATACAGAATAACTCCTGATGATGAAAACATTCAATATAAGCAGAAAATTAAAACTGCTCTTCTATCAAATCCATGTCTATTATATGCGTTAAATGAATCTGAATTAGAATCTGAGCTATTTACCCCTGATGGACAAATTAATTGGGAATGGAATGAAGATAAGAATGAATATGAGCCTCTTGGAGAATGGGATCGGTATTTTGGTAGTCATGCAAATATTAGACCATTCTTATTTATTCCAGAAACTCAGACTGCGGTAAAAAATTTTATTTGCTATCAAGTAAGTTTTGACTCAGTGCAAAAATATAATGATATGCAAAAATATACCGAAATTCGTTTTAATATTTTTGTGCATGAAGGAAATAGAATAGATAAATTGACTGGTATTCCAAGACACGATCTAATTGCTTCTATTATTAGAGAGCGATTTAATTGGTCGAATATCTTTGGAATGAAAACTAAGTTAATTGAATCTAGGGAATCTACTACAGACAACAACTATGTTGTTAGAACATTAACATTCCAAGTAATAGATACAAATGGAATTTACAAGACTACGAATGGTAAAACATCTGTAAATAATTATCAGATTAGGCGGTGATTATATGGATGTTTTAGAGAGTCTTGATAATCTTCAATCTGCAGCGTTTGAAGAAGAACAAAAGAAAAAACAAAATAATCCGAAGCCAGAATTTCATTTTGATAAGTTAAAAATGTATTTTGGTGAAGATTGTACACTTCATGAAATTAACATCTCTATTCCCAAGATAGGGGATATCCTTCAAATTGGGGAATCTAGTTTTTATAATTCTGTCTCTCCTTTTCTTAATAATCCTACGTCTATCCGTGTTTTTCTTTATGACACTTTTCATAAAGATTGGACTAAGACAAAGGATATAGAGGTGTTTTTTATTTTACTTCAATTGGTAAAAGATAAGGCACCTCTTAAATTAATATTTAAGGATTTTTTATTTGATGATATTCAGCTAGTGAAAGCTAAAAAGAAAGATGATGATAAAGAATATGATCATCTGGCTCTTGTTAGTCCATCACAAGGCAAAATTATTTATGATGATGAGTATTTAGAAATAGCTGAATATATAAGGACTATGTTTCATGTTCACTTAAAAACTGAAAAAGGTAAAGGAAAGACAACTAAGTTATGGATGTTACAAGAAGATAGGATGAAAGTTAATGAGATTAAAGAGAAAAAAGAAAATGATTCTACTCTTCTACCTCTTATATCTTCTTGTCTTAATCATCCAGGCTTTAAATATAAATTAGAAGAATTAAAGGATGTTAATTTTTATTACTTTATGGATGCGGTAAGTCGTATTCAAAAATACGAACAAAGTAATGCCGCATTACATGGTGTATTCTCAGGCATGATTAGTTCAAAAGATTTACCACAAAATTTAATCAATTATATGAGCAGTATTTAGCTGCTCATTTTTTATTGAAATTTTATAAATTATAAGGAGGATTTTATTATGGCTTTTAAGCTAGGTGATGTAATCGTTGATAGATTACAATTCGGCTATGGTGCAAAATCTAATGGTGCTCCACTATATGCTCTTACACAGCTCACAGAGGCATCTATTGAAATTACAGCAGATTCCACGGATATTAATGATAAGGATGGCAACCTAATTTATCGTAAATATACTGGTAAGAAGGGCGAGGTTACTATGACCAATGCATTCCTGAATCTTGCTGTTGTTGAGGCTCTATCTGCAAATGATGCTGAGATTGCTTCTGATAGTAAGGGTATTGTTATGCCAATGATTCAGCTCGTTAAAGCAGGTGAGACGCTTGATATTACTGGTTATGTTGATGGTTCTGTAGTAGTAAGTTCTCTGTCTCCAAAGGGTTCTATGGGCAAAGAAACCTATAAACTTGGTACAGCTGCTTCTACAACCGAGTTTGCTATTAAGCATACAGACAAATCTGATGTAGAACCAAAACATGATGCAAGTGATGTTCTAACACCACCAACTGCTGACGGCGAGACTCAGTATATTGTTAAATATAAGAAGACAATTACTAATGGTGCAAAGATTACCAATACTGGTAAGAAATTCCCGAAGGCTCATGAGCTGTTCTTTAAAGCACTCGTTGTTGATAAGTGTGATACCGAGACATTAAAGGCTGCCATCATTCATATTCCATCCTTTATGCCATCTCCAGAATTTACTCTTGCATTACAAGGCGGTGATTCTCAGACGATGGATTATAAGGGTGCTATGATGTTAAATGCTTGCTCTACAGATCAGGAACTTTTCTCCATCTATTACATTGATGAGGAAGAAGAGGATATCTAATATTAGATGTTTAGAGGTGGTTTATCCACCTCTTTTCTTTCATTGAGGTAAAGGAGAGGTATATGTCTAGTAAAAAAGCAAGAATTTGTGCATTGTGTGGAACTCAGTATGAGTTTTGCCCTCAATGCAATCCAAAGGATGCGGAAAAACCTACATGGTATTTTACATTCTGTAGTGAAAATTGTCATGATATTTATGCAGTAGCATCTGGATTTGAGGATGGACGAATCAAGGATTTTAATGCGAAAACACAGTTAGAAAAATTAGATTTATCAAAGTTGAATAATTTTGGTGAAAGCTATAAAACTTCTATTGCTAAGATTAAAGCAATTAGTGTTGCTCAACCAAAGAAAAAGGAAGTAACTCAAGTTGTGAATGAATCATTTTCTGTAAATGATAAAAAGAATTTAGTTAGAAAACCTAAGAATGAGAAGGTTGATAGTGTTGAATAGTGATTTTATAAAGAAGTAATGGGGAGATATAACATCACTATTTAGTTGTCGTTATATTTCCCCATTTTTTAGCTTTAGGAAGAAAAGGAATCAAAAATGAAAGTAAAAACAAATTTAAGACCACGGGATTATATTACTTCAGAGATTGTTCGCATCATCAATCCAAAGCAATATTTAAGTTATATCAAACATGGAGTTTATCCTATTGATATGTACGCCAGCATGGACGAGAAAACGAATAATATTATTTTAGCGATGATCTTTCTAAAAGAAGATACTTCTGAGGTATATAAAAAGTGGTGCAATTATGAGTTAAATTAAAGGGGAATTGTATATGAACGATTTAACATTTTTAACTAATTATGCTGTGCCAATTATTGTTGGTACTTGTTTATGTGTAGGATATGTCCTAAAAAATATTATTGTAACGGATAAAGTAGACAGATTTATCCCTCTGATTATGGCAATCCTTGGTATCTTTTTGAATATTTGGATTAATATGTCTCTTACGCCAGAAATTCTATTAGCAGGTATGTTTAGTGGATTAGCTTCTACTGGTCTTCATCAGGCTTTTAAACAAATTATTTCAGAACAAAAATAATAAAGAGTAGGTGTTGTAAATGTTGGAGAATTTAACTACTCTGGATTATAGAGCTTGGTTGATCGGGTTATTTATTATCTTGACTGGTGCAAAAGAGGGGTTCGAATTATTCTCTTACTTCGTAAAGAAGTTTAGAATCAAAACTGGGCTTCAAGAAGATAAAGATGTTTTGAATAATAGAGTTACTACTTTAGAGAAACATGATAATTGGCAATATAATCAAATTAATAAGATTTCGAAGGGGATCGAGGAAATTCAAGATTCACTGTTGAAGTCAGAAATTGAATCTATGCGCTGGGAAATTCTTGATTTTGCATCTTCTCTGTGTTCAGGAAGGAAATTTAGCAAAGAACAATTTGAACATGTTATATCTACACATGAAAGATATGACAAATTATTAGAACAACATGAGCTTACTAATGGACTTGTAACTTCAAGTATGGAAGTAATCGAAGAAAAATACAAGGAGTGCTTGAAACATGGATTCACTTAGTAACCTATATCCTTTCATTATATCAAATATTTCATAAACCATGGTTATATATTTTTCCAGTATTATACAGTCATAAAAGAATATTTTATACACATACTTATTGTATGGATAATAAAATTGGAGAATATCGGTATAAAAATAACTTAACTCTTAAGGAACTATCTATACGAAGTGGAATATCTACTACTGCTCTTTATAATTTGGAGAATGGTCTGACAAAAGATATATTACTTAGTCATGCTATTACATTGTCGAGAGTATTACATGTAGATTTGTATGAACTATTCTGCATAAGAAAATGAGGAGGCGAGGTTTATGATGTATTTTAATTTGGTGTGTGAAGAAATAGGGGTAACTGGTGGTAAAATAATTTATATCGACAAAAATGTAGGTGATATGGAAGATGTTCACAAAATTGTCTGTGAACATCTTGAAGAACATCCTAACGCCAAATGGGAACTTTATCCAATGATTATTAACAACTAACCAAGTACATATGACAATTGAATATAAGAACTATGAAAGAGCGGTTTCTTCGGAAGCTGCTCTTTTGTTATGTAAAGGAGAAAAAGGAAGATAAATGGCAGCTAGAACAAAATTTAATGTTAATAAAGATACTAGCAAACGAACTTATAATGGAATAACTTTTGATTCTGTATTAGAAATGAAATATTACAGAGATGTTCTTTGCCCATTAGTGGAGAGTGGCGATGTGGTGAACTACGAATTACAAAAACCATATGAGTTACAACCAAAGTTCATACATGACGGAAAATCTGTTCAGCCAATTAAATATGTGGCTGACTTTTTTATTATCTATAAAGACGGTCATGAAGAAGTTATTGACACAAAGGGATGTCCTGATAGTGTTGCAATTTTAAAAAGAAAATTGTTTTGGTATCACTATCCTACTGTTGACTATAAGTGGATTTGCTATTCAAAAATTGATGGAGGGTGGCAAACTTATGAGTACGTTAAAAAACAACGAGCAGAACGAAAAAGAAATAAATCTAAATAAATGGACAGTATATATTCATATTAATAAAAGTAATCAGAAAAAATATGTTGGCATTACATCAAGAAAACCAACTGTAAGATGGAAAAGAAATGGTGAAGGTTATAAAAGCTCACCGTATTTTTACAATGCAATTAAAAAGCATGGATGGGATAATTACGAACATAACATTTTATTTACTAATTTAAGTGAAAAAGAGGCAAAAGAAAAAGAAAAAGAGTTAATAAAATTTTATAAATCTAATATTCATGATTTTGGATACAATTGTACCGAAGGCGGTGATGGTGTATGTGGCTTGAAACGAACACCAGAACAAATCGAGAAGATAAAACAAGCTTTAGCTGGTAGAGAGTTATCAGAAGAACATAAAAAACTATTAAGTGAAATTATGAAAGGTAGAGTTTTTTCAGAAGATTGGAAAAATAAAATAAGTCAAAGCCACATGGGAGAACTAAATCCGTCTGCAAGAAAAATAGTATTAATTAATACTAAACATGAATTATTAAAAATCTATGAATGCATGAAATATGCAGCAGAAGAATTAAATGTGCATATCACTCATATACAGGATGTTTGTGATAAAAATTATTCAAATACAGGTGGTTACATTTTTATGTATTATGATGAATATATGGAACATAAAGAGGAGTTATTAAAAGCGGATGAAATAATAATTAAGCCATATAAAAGAGTTGTTTTACAATATGATTTAAATAATAACTTTATACAAGAATATGAAAGTATTAGAGACACTGCGAGGAAAACCAATATAAGCAGGTATTCAATTGGCGATAACTTAAAAGGAAGATTAAAAACTGGCGGTGGATATATATGGAAATATGCATGTTAAATTACGTTTTATTCAGAGTGAAATAAATAACGGAGAATGCAATAAATTCTCCCCAATAAATGATTAAAAGGAGAAAAAGGAATATGAGACTTTTAGAATTTGTAGAGAGATATAACAACATGGCAAATCAGCAGTTAAAGGATAGATTTGTTAAAGAGAAAATCAAAATCACCCCATACATTTCAATCGTTAAGAAAGATGCCTATGCACAGTTAATCGTAGATAAAACAACATTTGAGCAGGAGGCTTATGATGATAATGGTAAAACAAAATATCGTAAAACAGATAAAATCAGAGTAAATTCTGTTGCTCAGTATATACAGTTTTGTCGTGTAGTGATTGAATTATATACTGACCTTGAAATTGACGAGGATGACAAAGGTTTTATCAATGGATATGACGCACTTAAATCATCTGGTTTACTTGATATTTTAATGATTGGCTCTGATAAGGCTGATCCGCTTATCCCTATGAGTGAATTAAGTGAGTTCAAAACCATTTTAACAATGAAACAGTCAGATACTCAGTTTAATGAAACAACTACTCAAGCATTTATTAGCAAACAGATTGATAGAATCTCTGATTTGGCAAATGCTACCCTTACTCCACTCATGGATGCTGTAAGTAAGAAACTTGATGAAATTCCAAAAGAAGATTTGGATAAGATCATTGAATTTTCTAAGAAGGGTGGATTTAAAGAGGTATAAAGAAATTCAAATTTCAAAGGAAGTGAATTATGGATAATAAAAACTTGTACATATGTATCTCAAATGGAAATCCAGACTATTATTTGACGTTTAATTCAGAAGTTACAGATGATATTAACCAAGCTGCTAAATGTGTTAATAAAATAACTGCAAAATATATTATTGAAGATTATAAGAAAGAACATAATAGTAAGGATGATTTGTTTTTTATCCCAGAGGTATATTTAGATTAATATTTAGGCTCTATGGCGGTCAAATGTCATAGAGCTTTTCTTATAGAGAGTGGTTACTACTACTCTCCTATTTTAGTGAAAATTTAGAGGTAATGATGAATGGGTAAAAATAATATTTATGGTGATTTTAAAAATAAGTTAGATAGAATTCAAAATCATCTAGCAGAAGAAGTTGCTCCACAGGTGAACGAACTTCTTAAAGAATCAGTTAGATATTCTCTCATAGATTGGTATAACGATTATGAGCCAAATATGTATAAAAGAACATATAACTTTATGAACATCTTGGATCGCACACGAACTAGAGGTAAGAGAAATATTTTAACTTTATCTGTTGATTCTGGTGCAATGAATACATACCAAGGTTTTGAAAATCCTCCATATAAAGGATATGAAAAACAGTCATTACAGCCAAGTGCAGCGTTTGATTTTATGTTTATGGGTGGTGAGCATGGTCATGGTCATTGGATGATGCATCGTTCTATTCCACCTTATATGTATGTTGATAGAGATATTTCGACAGGCTGGAATGGTAGATTAGATAAAATTGTAAATGACAGAATAGATAAAATTTTAAGAAAGTGAGGTTAATAAATGGCTGGACGTTATGTTAGTGAAATTGAACTTAGAACTAACATTGAAAAAGTTTTAAGTCAATTAAAAGAGACTCAAGATAAAGTAGATAAACTTGATGGAAAAGAATACAAAGTTAATCTTGATATTGATACAAAAACACTTGAAATTACTATTCAGAAACTTGATAAAATGCTTGATTCTCTTGGTAAAGGGACTGGTGATTTTAAACAGTTAGAGAATTTATCAAAAGAATTATCGGAAATTACATTTGAAGTAAAAAATTTTAGCAAGGCATTTGGTAAATTAGATGATTCAGGTGCTAAGACACTACTTTCTTCCATTCAGAGTATTGACAGGTCGCTTTCTGATTTAAGCAAACATATTATTGGTGTTAATAAAAACATGGGTAATATGGGGAATAATGCAAGTGGTGCTGTTAAGCAAGTAGAGAATATTGGTAATGCTGCGGCTGATGCTGTAAAACAGGTAGATAAACTTGCAGATGCTCAGAGTAAACTTGGTAATAAAACGAATATTTCATCTGGAATGAAAGACGCGTTTCAGGGGGAGAAAACTGACAATGCTAAAGCTTCTGCTAAAGAAGAAAAAGCAAGTAAATTAGAAAGACAAAAAGCTCTTGTAAAAGAATTAAATTATGCACTAAAAGAATATTCTGGTTTACAAACCAAAATTGCTAAAGGTTTAGGTATTACAGAAGATGTAAGTGAATCAGAAAAACTTTTGAATACTATTCATGAGCTTCAAAGAAATGAATTATTACCAAGTGAGAAGCTAAATGAATCAAATGAAAAGTTAAAAGAAATTAGAGAGAATGTTAGCAAGATTAAACAAGGTTTAGTTAATTCTTATGATAAAAATTCTGAAAGCTATGATTCAAAATTAACTAGATATCAAGCAACAGCCAAACGGTTTGCCAATGGTGGTTGGGAGAGTGATACTTATAAAGAGAATCTTAAATCTCTTGATAATGCTCTTAATAGTTACAAAAATACATTAGCAAGTATAAAATCTCATCCTGATACAATAACAGATGAAGAGATTAAAAACATGCAAAAATATGAAGCACTTATTAAGCAATATATTTCTGCTATCTCTAATATGTCTGCTGCAGAAAAAGGATTTACTTTTCTATCTGGTCAGAAAGCATTGACTAAAATTGGTTCACTTCTTGATGAAAATTCCAAAATGTCTCGTACTGCAAAAGCTCAAATTAAAGCTTATTATAATGAGATCAAATCAGGTAATCCTAGTGCAAGTTTGGATGTTATTTTAGGAAAAGTTCAAGAAATTGTAAATGCCGAGACTGAGGCTGGTCGTGGTGGTAAAAGTATGTGGGCTGCCATCAAGGAAAAGACTTGGTATGGAGTCGCTGGTACTCTGGGAACGTATTTTGGGCTTAATGATATTGTTCAATATGGAAAACAAGCTATTAATACAATCATAGAGCTTGATGATGCATTGGTTGATTTAAAGAAAACAACAACTATGTCTAGTTCTGAATTGCAGAATTTCTATTTTGACTCCAACGATGTTGCTAAACAAATGGGTGTTACAACTCAAGCTATTATAGATCAAGCAAGTCAATGGTCAAGATTAGGATATTCTACAAAAGAACAAGCTACAGAAATGGCAAAACTGAGTTCACAGTTTGCTTCTATCTCTCCTGGTATGGATACAGATCAATCACAATCTGGTCTTATTTCAATTATGAAAGCATGGAACATCGACCCTAAAGATGTTAAATCAAAAATCATGGACCCTATCAATCAATTGGGTAATACAATGGCAGAATCTAATGATGACATCGTAGAAGGCATGAAACGTTCTGCGGCAGCTCTTGCAGCAGTTGGAACTTCAACAGAAGATGCTTTTAGCCTTTTTTCAGGAATACAAGAGGTTCTTCAAAATGCTGAAGTTAGTGGACGCGCCCTCCGTAGCATTTCTATGCGAATTCGGGGGTATGACGAATCTAGTGAGGATGGATTTGAGCAAACAGATGAAGAGTTAAAGAATATCACAGGTGATTTAGTTGATCTTACAAAGACTGCGGAACATACACAAGGTATTTCTGTTTTTAAACCTGGTTCTACAACAGAATTTAAAAGTCTTGTAGATTATTTTGGAGAAATTCATGATATCTGGAATGAAATGTCACAAAAGCAACAAAATGACTTCCTTCAGAAAGCTTTTGGTAAGACGCAGGCACAAGCTGGTTCAGCCTTGATCCAGAATTATGATGCCGTTAAGAAGAGTCTTGAAGAAATAGAAAAAAGTTCCGGTAGTGCAGATAAAGAAATGAGCACTGTAGAATCCTCGCTATCCTATAAGATTAATGCCCTCAAAGAAACTTGGGTTGGAGCATGTCAGGATATCGTTGATCGAGGAGATCTAGGTAAGATAATTACAGCTTTTACAAAATTATCAGAAGGTATTACTTTTGTGACAAGCAAACTTGGATTACTTAAAACTCTTGCATTAGGTCTTACAGCAGCTCTCTCCTTTAATAATGTCGGTAGGGATAAAATGTATTCCCTCACTTGTTTTAAATATGCCGACAACATACATAATTTACTATGGATACATAGGTTTAGAGTATGTTAGCCGTGAGATACACGGTGATAAATAAATAATAGGGACAATATTCGGGAACATAGGTACAACGATTGGGTAACGCCAATGTATCACTACTCTTCTATTGTGGTGACATAATAGAATCGTAACAACGTGACGCTCCTATCAATCCGAAGGGATAGATCTCTCAGAGATAAGCCCTCACAGTAGCGACAACTCCTACAGTAAGTTATATGAAACGATGCTTACTGAATATGCGCTCGATACTACCTGACATAACAGAGTGAATCTGAACAATTCACATAAATGCAGAAACTTATCTTTTGTTGTTTGAATACGTTTCTCCAACGTGTTATGATAAGATGGAGAATAATAAAACAGGAACTGCTCTACTCAGTTCCCATTCTATCTCGCTCATGTAAATTAACCTCTAATGAAGTATCATCATATTGAGCTTTTATGCTGATTTCTTTATATTCACAAATTTTATCTGTAATGTGTTGGATTGTATCGCACCAACAATGATTGCAATATCCAAGCAGAGCACATATAGAGATAACTGCAATAAGCTTATATAAAGAATTGCACTTAACAGCATGTTTAATCATTTTACTCATAACAGTCACCTCCTATCATTATCTTTGTTTTGAATATCGTACTATTGATAGGTTGATGTTTGTTTGAGGAACACCGTTTAAAAACGGAAGTGACTGTATTTTCATTTGAAGCTGTATCATTATTATACAACATTATGGAATATTCTGGTAGAGAGAACATATATTCCAAGAAATCTCGATTTCATATCGAGAAAACAGAGAATAATAATATAGAGGACTGTCGTGATGACAGCCCTCAAGGAGAATAAATGGAAATAAATTATGGCTTATACAAAAGAATAAAATTATTTAGATTAGTGTTTGTCTTTGGCTATCATATGAGTTATGTACTTTACTTTCTCATTACTGAGTTCAGGATGTCTACAAATTAGTATTGTGACTGCTAATTTTAGAAGCAAGGTAACATAATCCAGTACAACCTAAGACTTTAAAAAATTGTGTTAGGACTTCTAACAATTCTACCCTCCCTTCTTTGTAGTATTTATTAAAGAATGGGAAATGTATAGCCCAGAACGGGCAGAATATTTATTTCCAATTTCGTGCCAAACTACAAATAGGCACTCCCACATGGTATGAATACCAAGCACTTGCCGTAACAACGGACTGCAATGTGGTACTACAGTCGCAGTTTGCTTGGTATTATTCTACCATATATTTGCAAATGTTCACATCCTAAACATATGTTTGTCGAATTATGTAAAACATATTTTTTCTTTTTTCTGCTTAAAATATTTACAAAATTTCTCATATGTGTTATTTTAAAAATAACAAAAATTTTGTATTTAGGAGGTTAACATAATGAAAAATTCCAGTAAAGAGAAAACATTGTTATGGATAAACAATCAGTATAAGAAAGGTACTATTGCATTTGATCATCCATTACAACGTCCACTTAATCAATGGAGCACAGAGAAAAAATCCTTGTTAATTCATAGTTTATTAACAGGTGTTCCTGTGAATCCAATTTATGTCGTAGATGAAAATAATATCATCTATCCTATTGATGGTGCTCAAAGAACATCTACGTGCATTGATTATCTTAATGATAAATTTGCATTAAGTAAGAGTACCCCAACAGTATCTATTGACAATAAAGAAAATGGAGAAATAGTCAGCAAAACTTATGAAATTGCTGGTAAAAAATTCTCTAAATTAGATGAAGATGTTAAGAATAGTCTTCTTGCAGCGGCATTAACTTTCTGCACACTATCAGAATATACAGATGATGATATTAGAACTATGTTTATCCGTCAGAATGCGGGAAAACCGCTGTCTTCTCAGTTAATGCGCGTGGCGTTGCAGTCTGATAAGTTTAGTACAACAGTTTACTCTCTTACTAACCATCCAGTTATGGACAAACTTATGAGTAAAACACAGCGTAAGAATGGTACTGATAGAAATGTTATTGTTCAGACATTTATGTTGATTGCAACCAATCAGGAGAATGATTTTACATCATTTGCTAAAAAAGACATGGATGATTTTGTAATTAATTATGCAGACAATTATCTGGATAGAGCAGATATACTTGATGACGGTATGGATAAGTTGAATGATACATTTGATGAACTTAAAATTCCACAGACATCTTTGCCGCAAATTCTTTACTCATGCTATAGGGTATCAAAAGATAAGAAGTCATTTAGTAGATTGGCAGATAAGATTTCTGAGTTCTTAGAGAATTATGATTCTAATGAAGAATATAAGAAACTTCTCAATGCTGGTACTCGTAGCAGAGAAAGTGTTCGTGGTAGATTTGATTATTGGAGAAATATTATTAGAGAGATTCAGTAATATTTATGGAGAGTAGCAACCACTACTCTCCTGTTTTAGTTTAGTAATTCATCCAGAGTTTCTATCAGAACTTCATTACAATTCTGTTGAATTTCGCAATAAAATAAAGTCAATATATCGAATAATGCTTCTGGTTCCGATTTATATTTAACAATCTCGGTAGCATTGTTTATGAATTTGTCTTTATTTTTTTGAATTATATATTCACTGCATTCATGTACAATTTCTGTAATCTGTTCTTTCGTATATTCCTTCATAAATTTCTCCTGTTATTCTGCTTTAGTACACACTTTACAATTTATTATGAGGTAAAATAATTATGAACAATATTATAAAAGAAAAAATAAATGAGATTATTTCAAATATCGTTGACCAGAAGTTAAAAGAAAATAATTCTTTATCTGATGTTATTCAAAATAATCTCGAAAAATGTTTAATGAAAAGAATTAATCATTGAGTATTTTATTTAATACTTCTGTGATCGTATTGCAACAATTTTGTTGAGTCTTATGATAAATAAGCACAAACATTTCAAGAATTGTCTCGTTGTCGCTTTTACCTTTTTTTGCAATATCTAAGGCTTCATCAATAAATGATTGCATATTAGTTTCTAAAATGGTGTTGGAACAGTCTGATACTATTTTAGAAATCTCTTCTTCTGAATAATTCTTCATATTGTCATTCTCCTTCTAAATGTTATATTTGATAGGTATATTTTACCATACACTAAATGAAAGATACAGCCCAAACATATGTTTTGATATCAGAGTCACCACTTGCAATTACATTTGTTACACTTCCATGTCTTACCAGAATCACTTATTGCACCTATGACTCCAAACGCTGCCGTCTTGACAATTTTAGTTCCAGCAGAAATTTTAGAGACATCAACAGAACCACAGTTAGGACAATGTGGCAATGAATACATATTATGTTGCATAGCATATGAAGCTATATCTTCTGCTCTACTTCGAAGTATTCCCTGGCTTTGAGCCTCTTCTACAAATGAAAGATATTTATTTTCATAAGCAGTAATTTTCTCATCATGTTTTTTGTTTCGTTCTTGTTCTTGTTGTTGGTATTCTGCATATTTCCTTTGTTCGTATTTTTTACGAAGTTCGACCATTTTAGAATCAAAATTAGTTTTGATAATTTCTTTTTGGATATAATCATATAATTGTTCTTGATTAAAGTCATCAAACTTTCTTCGTTGTAAAAAATTAGTCTTCTTCATTTTATTGTTACATACTGGGCAAATATCGATTGTTTTAATTAAAGTGAGTTCGCAATATCCACATATAGGACAAAAACTTTTATAATTTACATCTATAATTCCCATAACAATGCCACCTTTCTTAATACCTTTATTTTATCAGATTTATATATTTTTTCAAGCAATCAAACAGCTTGTTCTAATAAGTATGATATTTAAAACATTTGACAGTGATATTAATAAAATAAGTTCCAAAGTTGGTATTTTAGGAAAATCATTTGATGGTATATTTGAATCGTATCAAAATTGGAAAAACAAAATAGATGATTTATCCGATCCATTGAAAGGTGGAACATTAACAAAAAATCAAGCTAAGCAACAGGTTGGTGGATTATTTTCTTATATCTTTTCAGATCATTCTAATGATGCCTTAGTTGAGGAATTTGAGACTTTTAAAAAGATGATGTTGGATTATGGAATGACTGCTGAAGAAGTTGCTAAAGATTTAGGAGATCAATTAAATCCGCACATTCAGTCATATGTAAAATCCGCAAAAAATGGAGAAATTTCAACGAATGGCTTTAAGAAAGCCATTGGAGATTTATCTTTCGAAGCCAAAGCCTCTGCTCTTGCTATGAATGTCCTCTCAATGGCAGGTAACATACTTGCGTCTGTTCTCATCTCTATAGCTGTTCAAGCAGTTATTAAATACTTCGATGACTTAGCTCACGCCCAAGAGTATGCGATGCAGAGATCATCCGATCTGACCGCTAAGTATAAGGATGAGCAATCAAGCATCCAAGACAGCATCTCCAAGTATGAAGAACTGGGTAAGAAGCTGGAAGATACTTCTCTGTCTGCGAGTGAAGTAAAATCTGTAAAGGAACAGTTAATGGCTGTTCAGGATGGATTGAATGAGAAATACGGTTCTGAAGCTACTCAGATTGATCTAGTAAATGGTAAATATGATGAGCAGATTGCTAAATTAAATGAGTTATCTAAGAAGAAAGCAAAAGATTTTGTTGCTGAGAATTATAAGGATAATAAGGCGGATACCAGTTATGTAAAAGATGTAATGAATTTTAGTACATCTCTTGGATTTTCAGGAGATAGAAAAAATCCATTAAAAAATGCAGGTTTTGATCTCAAAAAGTTTATTGATAAATATGATAATCTTGGTCTTGATATAGACAGCGATGGTTTTAATACTGAATCTGGTAATGTCAGTCTTATTACCCGTGGTACTCGAAAAGAAGCATATGATGCTCTATCTAAGCTCTCAGATGACTTATTAAAAACATATGGTACTCAGAACGAGTATGTAAATAAAGTCAGAGAACAGATCGCTGAGACACTTGATAAAGAATTTGATCTTTCTAAGATAGCTGAAGCAGAATCTAACATGAAGGAATATGCTAAAGCAGTCATCGACCAGAATGATAAAGCATCCAAATCCTACAAGAATCTTGATGATACTATTGAGAAGTATAATGATGCTCTGAGAAGTGGTAACGGTGTTGAGGCAGCTAAAAAGAATCTTCTTGATGCAAAAGATGCTGTAGAGGATGTTACCTCGTCTATTGATAATGCCGATATGGTATTACAGGATGAGTATAAAAAACTTAGCGGCGATGCTTCTATTGAAATGAAGATTAAGTTCAAAGTAGATGGTTGGGAAAATTTAGATAAGGTTTATAGAGATACTATTTATCGTTTTCAATCTGGAGAAAATCGAAATACTATTAAAAACTTTTTTGACGAAAAAGGTATTAATACTGAAGACGAGATTAATGAATTTAATCGTCTTACGACAGGTATTACCAATGCAGAAGAGGCTATAAAAAAGTTTAACTCCTATTCTATTTCTCCTATTGGTATGAAAACCCAAGAAGAAATGGATACCTTTAAGGAATCTATAGATAGTGCTGTCACATCATATAATAATCTCAATGCTGCTATTCTTGCACAGGAGACAGGTAAGACTATTACTATGACTGATGAGCTTGCTGAGTATACCGATTGCTTGGAATATAACAACGGTGTAATGCAAATCAATACCGAAAGAGCTAGAGAAAAGGCTAAAGCTACTGCTGAAGAGAAACTTGCTACTATCGAAGCACAAGAGGCACAAGAACGCTATCAATATGCTTTAAATACTGAAAAGATTCAGCGATTTACAGAAGCTCTTGGTAGTAAAAATAGTGTTGTTGTAGATGGTGTTGAGATTACTCGCGCTATGATTCAGGATTTGGAAGATAATAATTCTCAAATCGTGGAAAATGCTAAGAGTTATGAACTTATGGCTTCTCAGATTCGTCAAGCTACGGGTTCTTATCAAGCTTGGTTAGATGCTCAGAATGCACCAGATCAAGGTACGATGTTTACTGATGCTGGTAACGCAGCAAAGGCAATCATTGAAGGTCTTGGTAATGGTAAGATTGGTACAGAGAAATTTAAAGCTGCTGTTGAGTTTATTATGCCGGATGACATCGATCCTAAGAATAAAGAACAGGTTCAAAAATATCTTGATAAAGTAAAGCGTTATCTTGCAGATAATGGTTCTGGTGTAAATAACTTTATTGATGATTCCATTTCAAAAGGATTGATAAATTCTTTAGGAAATGGAGAATACAAGTTTGCTGATGGTGTTAGCATTCAAGATTTCATGGACAAGCTCAATCTCACAGAAGAAGTTGTAAGATCTATGCTTGGAGAAATGGAGACTTATGGGATCACTCCTAATTTAACAGGTGACTTTGATTCATTAGACGAAGCTCTCTTCAATGCTCAAACACAGTATGATGAGTTAAAAAAGAGTCTTGAAGATCAAGGATTTAAAGTCAATGTAGATGATGAGAATTTAAGAAAATTATTTCCTGAGCTAGACAAGGCTGGAAAAGAAATTGATTCTCTCAGTAATAAAGTATATGATTCTGTTGTTTCATTAAAAGAGAATCAAGACTTTTCTTCTATCAGAAATGATTATCAACAATTACTTGAATCTCAAAAAGTATTTAATGCATCTCTTAGCAGTGGAGATAGCCAAAGTATTGTTAATACGCGACAAGAATTAAATGATTTAACCAGTAAGCTTGCACAAAAATATGATTTAAAAATAGATGATGGTGATGCCAAGAGTGTCTTAGATAATCTTCAAAATCAGATGTTGCAAATTTCTGGATTGAATGAGTATACTATTCAAATTGCCGACACTGAAGCCAAGAAAAAACTTGAGGATTTAAAGTCTCAATTAGAAAACATAAATTCTCAAATTAATGAAATTAACAATAAACCCGTCAGCAAAAGAGATTCTGATCAGTTAAATAGTCTCAAAAAACAGAAGCAAGGGGTTATGCAGCAGATTTCTGATCAACAGGCGGTTGTTGATTGGATTGCTGATGTCAAACTAGAGCTTGATATGGATTCCGTAAATAGAGTTAAAAAAGAAAAAGATGATGTTGGAAAAGATGAAGTACAGATTAAAGTTGATAAGACTCAAATTGAAGCCGCAGAATCCGCTTTGACAAAACTTAAAGATCTTATTGCTGAAATTAATAATTCATCTGTAAATCTTGTTCTTCCTGGTGGAATGCCAAAATCATCTGGTTCTAATAAAAAATCTAATACTACTTCTCAAACAGGAATAGGTGAAGCATGGGGGACTCCTGATATTGGACAGGCTCAGACTTCTTTAATTGGAGAACTTGGTCGTGAGATCGTAGTAGATCCTGCAAATGGTAGTTGGAGAACTTATGGTGATAACGGTGCTGAATTTGCTCAATTGCCAAAACATGCGATTGTATTTAATCACAAGCAAACAGAATCGCTTTTAAAACGTGGCTTTGTAAATAGTCGTGGATTAGCTTTTGCTTCTGGTAATGCATATGCTAAAGGAGTAAAAACTTCTATTTCAAAAGAAGATATGAAATTCTCAAAAGTTGATCTTAGCGGGAAAGACAGTATTTCCGAAGCAGAAAAGACAGCAAAGAAAGCAAAAGAATCCACAGATAAGCTTACTAAATCTACTAAAGATGCTGCTAAGGCAGAGGAAAATTTAGTAGATTGGATTGATCGTAGAATCACTCTTTTGAATAATCAAAAGTCATTACTTGAAAAACAAGCCACGGATGCTTATCGTTCTTATTTTGGAATGACTGAAAGCCAATTTAATGAGATTAGTGGATTAATGGCAGATCCAAATAATCTTGAAAAATATGGTGAAGGTGTTAAAAAACTATCTGATATTGCGCGAGATACGGGTATTTCGATGGAAAGCCTTTTTGAGACAATTCGAAGTGGCAAGTTTGAGCAATCAAGATTGGGTGCAATTGAATCTCAACTAGAGATTGATAAACAATTAATCGACACTATCTCCTCTTCTATTCCGGTTTACCAACAGAAATATGAAGAGTATGCGGCGAAATTACCACAAGGTTATCGTGAAAAAATTGAGAAAGGTGATTTAACCTTAGAGAATTTTGCAAAAGAAACTTCTAAGGACGGTAATTCTGGTAATGGTGTTTATGATAACCTTCAAAAAGCTATTGAATATTATGATAAGATGAAGAGCAAAACAAGCGATCTTGAAGATGCTACTCAGACCTATCATAAGACTCTTGAAGAGAAGCATAATACCCTTATTACTTATCTTGAAAAAGAGAATACTTTATTACAAAACCAAGCAGATCTGATTCAAAAGGGAATTGATTTAGCGAAAGAATCTGGACATGTTGTTACTGCTTCTATGTATGAAGATTTAATCGCTAATAATAAAGAGCAGATTAATAATGCCGAAAAAACCATTTCTCAGAAACGAGATGAGTTAGCTGACTTAGATCCGAATGTTGATACAGAGAAATATCAAGATCTAAAAAGTGAGATTATTCAAGCCGAGGGTAATTTAAAGGCTTTAAGAACTAATCAAGCTAAACTCAATAAAGAGTTAAAAGAAATGCCCATTACAAACATGACAACCGTCATTAATATGTATAAGGACATTTCTACAGCTATCCAGAACTGGGGTGCTGAATTAGAAGCATCTGGTACTGCTCTTACAGCAGATTATTACCAAGAACTGATTAAGAATGGCTCAACCATTATTAATGAATATAAGAAGCAAGCCGATGTTATCCAAGATGTTATGGATACTTACGATGTTGGTTCTGATAACTGGAATGAGTTATACAGTCAGCTTCAGAACGTCAATGGCGAAATGTCATCCATGATTCAAAATCTGAAAAAATGGAATGAAGAATTACTCCAACTCCCATTGACTAAGATTAGCAATTATTCTTCTAATTTGAATACAGTCAAAGATGCTCTATCTTCTTTACAGGATGATTATTCGACTGTCATTAGTGCCGTTACAGGTGCTATTGACGATGAGACAAAAGCTATCCAAGACCAGCAAAAAGAGTTCCAGAAGAACATTGAGAAACAGAAAGACGCTATTCAAGATAAGATTGATCTGTTGGATAAGCAGAACACGAAGCTTCAGCTTCAGAATCAGTTAGAACAGTCATTATATGATTTACAGATCGCCAATACACAAAAGACGCAAAAAATCATAAGAAATGGCGAGGAAATTTATGTTACTGATGCTGACAAAATTCGTGAAGCACAGAAAGCATATCAAGATGCTCAATATTCTAAAACCAAGAACGATCTTCAAGAACAGTTAGATGCACTAAACGACCAGTTAGATGATTACAATGATAAGGTTGACGAACAGATCGAAGCCTTAGACAAAATTAAGGAAAAGTGGTCTGAGATTGCAGAGAATGTAACCGAGGCTCAGAATGCTACTCTTGCTACTGATTATCTTGGTGCAGGATGGAAAGATAAGGTTTTGTCTGGTAATGATGCAGATATTTATAATGCATTCAAGAATCAGTATGAACAGAATGCATCTCAAATCCAGATGTACGAGAAACAGATTGAGTCTACAGAAAAGATCTATTCTCTCCTGAATGAGTATGTGGATGCATATAAGGCTGGAACAATCAGTTATGAGGCTACGAAATCGGCTATTGAAAATCTGACTTCTCAGCTCAATAAGAATCTGGATGCTAATACAAATCTGGCAAACACACTTAAATATGCTCAGTTAGTGACTGGTGCAAATGGACAGTCTGTAGAACAAGTTTTAGCTGGAATTCAGTCTGACATTGCTACATCTGGTGCAAATCTTATCACTTCTCTCGAAAAATATCAACAGAACTCTAAGCTTATTTCTGAACAGACTTCTAGTTGGCAACAGCTTACAAATAATGTAGCTGAGATGCTGAGTGTATTAAAGGATGTTCGTAAGAATCTTAAAAAGGCTGAACGTGACGATGATGAAGATGAGGACGATGACGATTCTGGAAGCAGCAAGAAGCATCATACCAGTAAAACAGATGGTCCAGGCAAAAGTTCTTGGTCTAATAAAGATGAGAACAATGGACCCGGTGCAGAAATTAACCGTAAGAAAGCTGGTATTGCTCATGATGGTCTTGCAGCTGGTGTTGTAGGTAAGAATGGTGAAACTTCTTCTGAAGCATGGCTGAAAGCACACGGGTTACAAAAGCTTGATGCAAAAGAATATCCATATATTCTAAAGTTGGGCGAACAGGTTATTAATGAGGAGCAAAGACAGACGTTGATGAGTAATGTTAAAAATGCTTACTCTTCTGCTTATGCGGATGGTGTTAAGCGCGGTATTAACGCAGCGGCTAGTGCTATGAATCAAGTTAATAATAAGACATATACTGTTAATGCTCCTATCGGGAAGATTGTACTTGAGAACGTTCAAAACTCACAAGATCTTGCCGAGGATCTGATGAACAATTTCAAGATGACAATGGCACAACAGTTTTCAAAGTTTTATAGATAGTATTTATTGGCAGCTCTGCTCATAACAGGGCTGTCAATTTGTTTGGAGAAATTATGGAATCTAATAAAAAAATACAAAATTTTGCTGCCGATCTTCTTCTTTATGTTAAGAAATCAATCGATAAAAGTTCTTTTGATAAAACTTTCCGCGCAAGGATTGTGAAGAAGTTAGATAGTGGCAGATATCAAATTGAATATAAGGGTGCAAAGTATACCGCCAAAAGTTCTCAGACGTTAAATGAGAATGATATGGTATATGTTTGTGCGCCTATGAATAAATGGGAAGAATTATTTATTCTTCCAGTATAAAAAATTATAAATGAAAGGATGGTTTCATTCTTATGTCTATTTATCATAACGGGCAGAAAGTCGCTGGCTATACAAGTGGACGAAATTCTGCAATTTTAAGCAATGTTACTCTCCTGCCAGGAGAATTTAAAACGCAGGAAGATGGAACATATATGTGTACACTTGATAATACTCTTGTTTTAGATGAAAGTATCGTGGATGTATATTTTGCATCAAGTAGTCAAAAGGCTGGAAGCAAAGCTAATATCTGGGTGTCATCCGCTGCTGGAAAGATTTATTTTCATGCAAAAAAAGTTCCTACACAGGGATTGGTTGCAGAAACCATCCGTATCGTAAACCCATCTCAGGACGATTCATATAACGCAGATCAATCAGTAGCTATTACTGGTTTACAGCAACCAGTGTTTGAAGATTACAATAATATATTCCCCTCTTCCACTGACACAAATCATACAAACGTAGATGTATCAAAATTACCAAATTATTCCGAGACACCAGAGAATGACGAACCTCTTAATTATATTATTCCATCTCTCGGTAAAGTAAAATCGAAAAATCCGGTTGCGACCGTTCTTGAAGGTGTCAAAGGAGCATTGAGTTGGAGCGCATTTTTGATTAGTAATTTGAAAGCTAATGTGACAAAATTACAGACTGATTTGAGCAAGTTACAGACTGATTTAACTTCTCATATTTCAGATTATCGGAACAAAGCATCAGAACTCTCTAAATCATATGATTCTGTGAAATCGTCATTAGATTCTGTGAAATCGTCATATGATAAACGTCTTGAGGGTTACATCTCCGGCAACTTTGGATTTGATACATATCTTACACAAGGAAGATATAATGTCTCAAGTAATGCAGGAACAAGTAAAGGAAATCCTTATAACGGTTACTGTTACGGGGTTTTATTTGTAACCGTTAGTGATGGTTATACTTACAATGGCACAAATAATTGGATTTGGCACATTTTTATTAACACAAGCGGAAATTTTTGGGAAAGACATAGGATTAATGCAGGTTCGTGGACTTCGTGGGTGCAGTTCAAATAACTAAGCGGATTTAAAAACTTTCCATGCTGTCCATGAATCTTTACTTCCACCAAGGGCTTTACAAACCCCACTTCTTAGATTAAAACGCTCGGAAGTATTATAACTGAATACAATCTGTGTTATTGTGTCTCCGCCTCCATATATTACAAGCATTTGCCCATATGCGCCATCTGGCGGAGCGTTTGTACCTTGCGTTGTATCACTTAATCTATAAAATCCACTGGTTAAAACAGTATTAAAATCTGTATTTGCTGGTAAAGAACATCGCTTATCGACCTTAGTTTCAATCATGTTCTGATAATCTGAATTTTACACACAAAATTTTATAAAAAGGAGGTGTTAAATTGTATGCCGTAATACATCCCATTGAGCCTTTTGACGCATCAAAAGGGACAATTATTAATTTTACATGGAAAGGCAATCAGATTCGTCAAGTCCATTGTATTATTAAGAAAAATGAAACTGGTGAGACAGTTTATGATATGACTGATACTAACCAAATGAAGCAAGAATTTAATATGATTGACACAAGTAAACCAGATTTATCTCCTACTAGCAAGTTAGTTAATGGAGAATATTATATTGCATATATTACAGTAATTGATAGTGATGGTGTAGAATCAGAGACTCAGGCTATTGGCACTCCTTTTTATTGTTTCAGTGAACCAGATTTTAAATTATCACTTAATGATTCAGATATTGTAAGAGCATCTACATATGAAATCAATGTTTCATATGCACAGTCAGAAAACGAAGATCTGAACACATACAATATAAAATTGTACAATTATAGTATGCAATTATTACAAGATTCTGGAGAAATTGCTAGTGATGTAAATTCTATGAAATATGTAATATCAAAATTGGAGAATGGTAAGGAATATTATGTTCGTGCGACAGGGAAAACTGTTCACGGAATGGAAATAGATACAGGATTTATTTTATTTTCTGTACAATATATTCAGGCACAAGTATTCTCTCCTTTGGAAGTGAATAACATGGCTGATATTGGAGCAATTGAAGTTAAATCAAATATTATTTCCACGAATGCTACATCAGAAAAAGATGTGGAATATATTGATGGAGATAAAATTGATTTAAGAAATAATTCTATCACATATGATATTGGTTTTGAAGTAGCTGGAGATCATAGTGATATATATCTTTTTGAAAAACCTAATCTAAATACCTCTATTGTCCATTTTACAGGAGAAAAAACATCAGCAGATGTAATTTATAGAGAAGGATCGTATTCTAATTCTGATGGTTATAAATCATATTTTGAATTACAAGTAGAGACAGGTGGGCGGATTTATACAATTTATAGTAATTATGTAAAAGCCCCAACAGACAATCAACAGTTCTCGTTATTGGTTACAAGAGAATCAAATTTATATAATATTAAAGTTGTTTTAGTAGATAAAAAGGAGGGATAATTGAATGATCTTAGGAAGAACTTGCACTGGCGAACCATCTACCCTACTCAATTCTCTCCCAGCCACAGATGATATTGAAACATTAACATTATCAAATGCTATTCATGATGAGACATATGTTACTGTAGCTGTAATAAATGCATCAGATTTTACAGGTAAAATTCCTTCTCAATGGACATTTGATACGAGACTTCATTCAGTTTATAAAGGCGATTTATATGGTGGAAATGTAAGTTTTACTGAAAGTATTGTCGAATCTGTAAGAATCAAAAAGAGAACATCCAAAGATTCTAAATTCCAAACCATTTATGAAAAAGATATAAAAACCAATAAGGATTTTGAAATTCATTTCATTGATTATTTAGAACCAACTGGTGAGATTGAATATGCGTATGTTCCTGTTATTTCTGGCGGCGAAAACAAATATATCACAAATGAAGTAAAATCAGATTTTAATAATTTCTTTATGGTAGAACGTGGAGCTTCATATCCTCTTGTTATGGATATGAAATTTGATAGAACATTAAATCAACAAGTAAACGTAGTTGAAACATGGGGAAGGCAACGACCAGTAATTATTCGAAATGGAAACCTCAAGTATTATTCTGGAGATATTGAATGTATTTTTGTTGAACTTAAAGATTGTGAATGGGATTGGGAAAATAGTTGGGATTTTAGAAATCAATTAAATGAATTTTTATCAAATGGTATGCCAAAAATATTAAAAGATCCTAACGGTAATATTTATATGATTGGTATCACCTCTTCTATCTCTGAATCCACAGATAATTATAATAACATTACAACTAAGTTCAGTGTAACAGAATGTGGAGATGCTTATTATGTTGGAGATCTCGCAGATAACGGTTTCATTGATTCAGAAGTAGATCGGTAGGTGATTTTATGTCTTATATAGTAACACAAGCCGATCTTAATTTGTTAAAACAGGGTGAACAAAATATTTACATTAAAGTAGAGTTACTTAGTAGTAATTTTAAAGTATTAGATATAATAACAGGTAATGTAATAGATGATACATATTCTGTTGATTCTGAAAGTATGCAAAGGCGCAGTTATAAAGTTACTCTTGTTGTGACTGATAGCACATTCCAAATAGGTAAAGATAAAAAAATATGGTTAGATAAAAGACTTCGTGTAAGTTATGGTATCTATTCTTTACGCGAAAAGAAAATCATTTGGTATCAATTAGGTATTTTTGTCTACTCTTCTGTCAATTATTCTTATAGCGCATCTGATAGAACCTTATCTTTAACCTGTCCTGATTTAATGGCTTTGTATGATGGTACATTAGGTGGAGAACTGAGTGGATATGGTTCATCTCATATGGGTGACGATACACAAAACATTACTGCTCATGGTCTTTTAATTCCTGCTGGTGAAGATATGAGAAAGTCAATTATTGCTACATTGAAAGATGCTAATATTGAAAATTACGTAGTTGAAGAAATGAATAAAGAAATTCCTTATGATTTGGAATTTGACACAGATGTTACATATTCTCAAGTGTGGGAAAAGATTCGAGATTTATACGATTCATGGGAGTTCTTTTTTGATACAGATGGGACATTTATTTGGAGAAAAATACCTACATGTTTAGATGATCCCGTTGTATTGGATAATAGTATTATGCAGAGCATTGTTTCTGAAAGTGAGACTGTGGATGTAGATTTCACAAATGTATATAATGTTACAGAAGTTTGGGGAAAAGTTCTTGAATTAAGTAATAGTGATAGATACGCAGAAACTTCTACTTATGCAGATAATGTCTATAATATAACGCTGGAAAATCTTGAAAAATGGAGTGACCTTGATAATCTCACTCAAATAGGTATCAAAATTTGTTCTAACAATCTAGCATCTCCTAAATTTGTTATAAATAAAAAAATGGATAGTGGAATTACACCTCTTGGAGATCCTATCCCTATTTATGATGGAGATCAAAAAGAACTAACGGCAGACACTTTAAAAGCAGATACAATTTATGTTTTTAGATATAGAAGACTTAATGCTATTGATGCTGAAACATTAGAGGCTGGCTTATTTTTATTAGGTCAATATCAATGTCATGGATTATATAAAGAAACATCAAAAGAATGTCCATTTAGTATTCCCAATTTAGGATATGAAGTAAAAAAATCTGTAGATTATTCTAATCTTTCAGATGATGCAGCTTGTTTTAATCAGGCTGAATATCTTACTTATACTACTACCGCTATGATGGACACAGTAAATCTTACTACTCTCGTAATTCCGTGGTTAGATGTAAATATGAAAATAGAATATAAACCTCATAATCTAAGAAAAGATGATCCTGCAAATCAATATATAGTAAAATCCTTTAGCTGGTCAGTTGGCGAAGGTACAATGAGTTTGGTTCTCTATAAGTTCTTAGAGGACTTCTCTTTTGTTTGGAAACGAAAATATAACAATACACGTTAAATTAAAGGAGGTACTTATGAGCTTCAATGAAGCAACTCAACGATATGATGAGTATCCTCGAAGTCAATTTCCTGGCAAGGTAGATAACTGGGTAAATAAACAAGATGTTTCAGTTACTCTTCGACCAATTTTGGCACAATATCAGACAGCATGGGATAATATGGATGTCTCTACTATGAATGCTTTGATAGAAAAGTATCCAATTTTGACTACTTATATTTTTGGTGCATCTGATATTAACCAAATGTATGATGGCTTAAAGGCAACTCAGCAATTTTTTAAAGATGATGTAGAAGAATATCTTAAAAAGATTGGACAATATAAAGTAGGTCTTACTGATACTCCTACAGAAGATGAGAAAATTACTACGGCTTATTCTTCTAAAAAAGTAGACGAATTAACTGGTATCACAATAGGAACTGATATTTCTATTTTAACCTCTGATTGGACACAAGTTGAACGTGAAGATGGCTTCAAGTATCAGTGGATTTATAATAACGAAAAAGTCTTAAATACAGATCGTGTAATGGTATGGTTTAATAACGAAAGCCTTATTCCCGCTTCAAAAGCAAGTGTTGCGATTTCTGATGATTGTGATAATGGAACAATCTCTTTTATTTCTGTAAAAATCCCCAAAAAAGATTTGAAAATCAAATTAATAAAACTATATAGAGAATAATAAGAAAGGGGGCAATGCGATGTTTAGAGTTTTAGTTCGCAATGATAATTCTGTTATTGTTACTGAAAATCAAAGAATTATGCAAGGTTCAAAGCTTGTTGATGTTCTACAGATTATGGTACCAAAAACATATAATGAACTTAATATGCAGGAATGCACCGCATACTTAAACTTTATCACTCCAATTAATCATAAAATCGATCAAGTAGAGCTAACCATCACAGATGATAATTATGAAAATGATTATCTATGTTACCAAATGAGCGTTAATACAAACCTAACTACTGAGGTTGGTGATATACAATTCTTCCTTGAATTTATTCAGGTTGATATGACTGAAGCAGGAGAAGTTAAAACGTCTGTTAGAAAGACAGATGTTTTTATTATGAGCATTATTCCTGTTGCCGATTGGTTTGTAGTCCCTGATGAACTACTGAATACATTAGATCAACGGTTAATTGCACAGCAACAAGCTATTAAGGCTATGGCTGACTTACAGAATACTCTAGCAGAGGATAAATTGGATGATATTAAACTTGACGTAGAGGCTGGTACTTTGTATGGCACATCTGGCGGTGTAAGAAAAGGAACTGGTGTTAAAATTAGCGATCTCGGTGATGCGATAGCAAACGACACTAAAGATGGTATGGTTGTTATTAATACATACGATGTAAAAGACGAAGAATAATATTGTATAACAATAAATTGAAAGGAGAATCAATGGCTTTATCTTTTGGCGAGTCAATTAAAAAGACTCAGATGAAGTCATCTGTCGCTGCTGCTCCGACTAATCTGAGCACTTTTAGTACAGATGATGTCCAACCTATTGTTATGGAACAAGAAGATGTTTCGTTTGTTCGTAACAACAATTATGTGTGGTACAATAACTACACTGATGAGAAATTGTCCTACATTGACGAGGGGAAAAATATCTCTGTAGACAGTTCTCAGATTAATATTTCTCAAGAGGAAAATTCACAGTTCATTCCTTTTGAGATGAATCGTTTTTATGATGGAATTGACTTAAAAGATATGCTGATTCAAATCCATTATATTAATCAAAATAATGAAGAAGATTTTGATAATGTGGTGAATTGTGAATATAGCAAGGATAAGATTCGTTTTGCTTGGTTGATCGATCGTGGTGTTACATATTTATCAGGTGAAGTCACATTTGAAATCCGTGCCACAGGTACAAATGAGATGGGTGATAATTATTGCTGGATTTCTAAACCAAATGGCAAGTTGAATGTTCTTGCTTCTTTATCTGGTAAGGGAGTAATTAAACCTGCTGCTGATTGGTATACAGGATTTGCTAATACTATGAATAGCAAAATTAATGAAGCCGCATCTTATGCTAATCAAGCTGCTACAGCCGCAACCAAAGCAGAGGAAGCAGCAAAGACATTAGAGGTAAATATTGGTAATGTGACGAATACCGTTAACAGTAATGTAATGGCTGCTGTTACAAAAAAGCTTGCTACATACTATAATAAAACGGAAGTTGACAATCTAATTTCTAATATTGATGTAACAGATCAGTTACAGGATGTATATAATAAGATTGACGATATTGATGGACTTGCCAAATTCAAAGTAGAATATACAGAAGCCACCTCTACTCTCTCATTCTATAATGGTGAAGAAAAAATCAAGGATATTATCCTTAATACAAATCCTTCTGTTAAATGGACTACGGCTTATAATCAGATGGTTGATAATAAGATTTCCAGTGCAGTAAATCCAATCTCAGAAGCTCTTAACTCTTATAAAAAATCTAATGACTCTGCTGTTTCAGTTCTTAATGAGAAAATTGGTAATATTCCAGAATCTTTACAAACTGATTATTACAAAAAGACAGATGTTGACAACCTTTTGAAAGAGAAAGCATTGGCTGCTGATGTTGCTAATCTTACTTCGTCTGTAACTGCGATGGAACAGACGGTAAATACAAATAAAAAGAATATAACCACTCTATCTGATAAAGTTGCTGAGTTTGAAGATAAATTATCTGGATTAAATAAGAATGATACGAACAAAACCTATGATGCTACTTATGAAGACAGCACATATACTCTTTGGGAAATTGAGCATGAGGGTGAAAATGATAAAGAAGTTCGTACCGCTAAATCTCAATTTAAAATTGTAGGTGGTTCAGGTGGTGGAACAACTTCAACCCTAAAGATTGAATATGTCACTAAATCTCCTATTGTTATAACAACCGAAGGAAAAGCACTCATCAAATATAATTTCTCAGGTGTTGACTCTTCTGGTGATCAAGTAACAGAGGGTTCTTATACTTGGAAAATTGGTAGTAGAACTATTGCAACTGGCACTGCTGTTAGAGGAGAAAATACATTTGATGCGACTCAGTATATATCATTAGGCACACAAAAACTATCACTTAGTATTGTCGATGATGCTGGTACTCTTGTAACAAAGTCATGGACTGTGCAGATGGTCGATGTTCGTATTGAGTCATCTTTTAATGATAAGTTGACTTATAATATTGGAACGGTTGCATTTGATTATACTCCTTACGGAGCTATTCAGAAGACAGTACATTTCTTATTAGATGGCAGAGAAATTTATACAGTAAATACTACTTCTTCTGGTATTCCAATGGCTTACAATATCTCATCTCAAGAACATGGTTCACATCTTGTAGAAGTATATACTACTGCTGAAATTAATGGAGAAACCATTGAATCGAATCATATTAAAAAAGATGTTATTTGGTATGATCCAACTAACAATAAACCTGTTATTGGATGTATTCAGCAAACACTCTCAGTTCAGCAATATGATACAGTAAATATTGAATATACTGTTTATGATTCAACAACTGAAAGTCCAGTTGTAACATTGGGAGTTGACGGCAAAGTAGTATCTACTCTTACTTTAGATTCTCATACACAGATCTGGCAGTATAAACCAACAGAAGTTGGTTCTCATGTATTAACTATTACATGTAGAGATACTGTAAAAACAATTAATGTTACTATCTCTAAATTGGATATTAATGTAGAACCTATTACGACAGGATTACAATTTGATTTTAATCCAATCGGAAGGTCTAATAATGATGCCAATAAATTATGGATTGATGAAACAAATTCAGACGTAAAAATGACTGTTTCTGAGAACTTTGACTGGTCTAATGGTGGTTATCAATTAGATGAAAATGGTGATCAATATTTTGGAATCAAAGCTGGTACAAAAGCAGTTATTTCTTATAATCTTTTTGCTGATGATGCAAGAAGAAATGGCAAGGAATTTAAATTTGTATTCAAGACTACAAATGTAGCAAAAGCCGATGCCACTTTCTTATCGTGTGAATCTAATGGTATTGGGCTACAGATGAATGTTCATGAGGCATATATCAAATCTTCTGCAAAATCCTTATATGTTCCATACAGTGAAGAAGATATTATCGAATGGGAATTTAATATTAACAAGGATACTGATATTCCTATTGTAATGGCTTATGAGGATGGTACACCTGGTAGACCAATGAGTTACACCTCTGATTATTCTTTTACTCAGGAGAACCCAGCATACATTACTATTGGCTCTGATGATTGTGATGTATATATTTATAGAATGAAAGCCTATAATACAAGTTTATCTTCTCAAGCAATTCTTACTAATTTCATTTGTGATGCAAGAAATGCTACAGAGATGATCGATCGTTATAAGAGAAATCAAATCTATGATGAGAACCAAGCTCTTACACCAGAACATCTAGCAGAAGCTTGTCCAGATATGAGAATTATTATGATTGAGTCTCCTATCTTTACAAATGATAAGAAGAATTATATCAAGAATGCTTCGATGGAATGTATTTATAAGAACGGCGATCCTATTTTAGATAACTGGAAAATTGAAAATGGATATGTTGTAGGACAAGGTACTACATCTAATGAATATGGTCAAGCAGGAAGAAACCTAGATTTCATTTTCTGTGCTGATGGTGTTCATCAGATCAATAGTAAGATTCCATTAGATACGGATTATAAGTCAAAAATCACATTTGGAGATGGTTCTGTTATAGATGATGGTACTGGTAAAATTAGTCTTACTAGAAATTCAATTCCTATGAATTGGACGAATTTCAAAGTAAACATAGCTTCCTCAGAAATGGTAAATAATGCTTATATCCAAAAGCGGTTTAATGATTATATACCATACACTTCACCAGCTCAAAAAAGAGATTCCAGAATAAAGAATGACATGGAGTTTGTAAACTGTGTTATCTTTATCAAAGAAAGCGATCCAGATTTATCTACTCATAGAGAGTTTCAGGATACTTCTTATCATTTTTACGCACTCGGCAATATGGGAGACAGTAAGAAAACTGATGTTACAAGAGCTTATGATCCAGATGACATGAAAGAATTTTGTATTGAGATTAGTGATAATACTCTTGCCAATTCTACTTTTCAAACAGGTGTTAAAAATTCAGATGGAAGTATGAAATATCCTATTAGTAAGTCTGAGTGGGTATCTGGTAATACCGCTTATGATGCCCTTTATAATGACTGGGATGGCTCATTTGAATTTAGATATGATTGTTGTGGGGATTCTAAGGATGGACAAGCTACCTCTACAAATGAAATCAAGGAACAAATTAGAACAAATAATCGTCAGATTTGGAGAGATTTTTATGAATTTGTAATTACTTCTACTGATGAAGAATTTGTAGCTCATTTGAGTGACTGGTGTATCGTTGATTCAGTGTTGTATCTATATTTGTTCACGCTTAGATACACTATGTCCGATAACAGAGCCAAAAACGTGTTCCCACACTGGGCAAAACATTATATTGCAACAGAAGAAGTCACAACTATGGGCGAAAAGGCACAATATTACACTATAGATGATGACGCGGCAAAAATCAATAACGGATATCGTTTTGATTTCTGGGATTATGATAATGATACAGCTTTGGGAATTAATAATAGCGGTGAACTTACCATGCCTTATGGCAAAGAAGATACTGATTATCGTACTGAAGGCGATTCGTCTTCTGGCTATGTATTTAACGCTGCTGAATCCGTGTTGTGGTGTCGAATTCGTGATTTAATGCAAACTCAACTTCGTACTATGTATCAGTCATGTGAATCTAAAAACTGTTGGAGTGCAACATCTCTTATTAATCAGTTTGATGAAAAACAGAATGAATGGTGTGAAGAATTATGGCGGTTAGATTACGAGAGAAAATATGAAAGAACATATCGTGAAGGTAACACTCGTTTCTTAGAGCAGATGATGAATGGTAAGAAGAAGTATCAACGTAGACAATTTGAACGTGATCAAGAGATTTATATGGCAACAAAATTCTTAGGAACTACTGCTACTTCTGATCAGATTATGTTCAGATGTAACACTCCTGTAAGTGTAGTTGTAAAACCTGATTATACTCTTCATCTTACTCCATATTCAGATATGTATTTATCAGTAATGTTTGGTAACTCTTCTGCTAAACAAATCAGAGCTAAAGCAGGTCAAGTATATGATATTACATGCCCATACGAAACTATGGATGATACAGCAGTGTTAGTTTATGCTGCATCTCGTATTCAATCTATAGGTGATGTATCTACATGTTACATTCATGATAATGACTTCTCTAAAGCAGAAAGATTAAAAGAACTGATTATTGGTAATACAACAGAGGGATATTCAAACACATTCTTAACAAATCTTGTTATTGGTAACAATAAGCTACTTGAAAAACTCGACATTAGAAATACGCCAAATCTTTCCACAAGTTTAGACTTTTCCAAATGTCTGAATTTGAAAGAGCTTTATGCTACCGGTTCTGGGCTAACAGGTGTTCTATTTGCCAATGGTGGTAAAATCACTACTGCTCTTCTACCAAATACTCTTACTTCTATTAATATGAAAAATTTGTTATATCTTACCAATTTACAGATTACAGGATATGATAAGATTTCTACATTAATTTTAGAGAATTGTAATGTAGTAGATTGTAAAGGTTTGATTGAAAAATCTAAGAATGCAAACCGTGTTCGTATTACGGGTATTAATTGGCAATTAGATGATACTACTCTTTTAGATAGAATCTATAGCATGAAAGGTATTGACCGCAACGGATATAACACCGATCAATCTATCTTAGCTGGTTCTGTTCATGTACCTGTAATGAGAGAAAAGAAATTAGCTGAATATCAAGAAGCATGGGCTGATTTAGATATTACTTATAACACGTTGGTAGAACAGTTTACAATTGTATTTAAGAATGACGATGGCACAGTTCTTGATACTCAATATGTAGATAAAGGAGAAAAACCTGTTGATCCAATTACGAGACAGAATAATCCTATTTCTATTCCTCAAAAAGAATCTACAGCAAAAGATGATTTTACTTATGCTGGATGGGATAAGAACTTTACAACCGCGTTTACTGATGCTGTTTACACAGCAACCTATACTTCTATCGTGCGAAAATATACTGTACGTTACATCTCCAAGGGAATTGTAAAGGAAACAATCATTGCTGATTATGGTTCAACTGTATTCTATAGTGGCGACATTCCAACATACACTGCTGAGGAAGCTGCATATAAGTATTATTTATTTAATAAGTGGGATTCAAGTGGTTATGTAACAGGTGACAAAGACATTAATGCCGTATTCGATTCTTGTGAATATGTACAGGACTACTTCACTAACAAAGATTTAAGCACTATGCGACCAGTTGAGATTTATGCAATGTGTAGACTTACTAAAGAGCAGGAAATCGTATCTGAAAAAGATAGTATCTCATTTACTATGGGAACAGACTATTCCTTTGAAGATATAACTGACCAGACGATCATTAGTCAAGAAACTGTATTTACTGGAACAAATTATATAGATACCCAGATTTCCTTATTTGATGAAGATAAGGACTTTGTTATTGTAGTGGACTATATGTTTACAAGTGGGAATGCAAATAATGCTGTTTTAATGCAGTGTTATAAATCTGATGGTTCTCTTGGATTCAAACTTTGGAATAATACTCAACCTCAGTTGACATGGAATACATCTAGTCTCGTTGCATCCAATATTGGAAAACGAGATATTCTTGTACTTCGTCATATTAAAGGTGAAAAACAGATTCATGTTTATCGTGGTGATTTACCAGCGGATACGATTGCATATTCTACATTATCAAGCAACAAATCTGCAATTGCCAACAGTACACTTGTATTTGGTTGTTCCAAAGCAGATGATGGTGCTTACGAGAATTATGCAAAAGGTACTATTTACTGGGCGAAAGTATGGAATGCTGATTTAGGTGATAAAGCATGTCGTAACCTTGCGGCATGGACTCACGAAGAAATCAATTTAGAAATGTACGCATTTAAGCGTTACTATTTATCTGATAATTCTGGCAGTCGTACATCTATGTCTTTCATGGCTTCTCATGTACTGGCTAACCAGATGCAGCTAAATTCTACATCTTCTAATACAGGCGGTTGGGCGGCAATGAATCTAAATACTTTTCTGAACGAAAGATTTTATAAGGCTATGCCTGTGCAGTGGAGACAGCTTATCAAACAGGTTAAGATTCACTCTTCTAACGGACAGAAATCTACTGAAACAAGTACATCCAACTGTTACATTGCTATCCCGTCTGCTTATGAAGTGGATGGTAGTATGAATTTTGAGCCATATAGTTATGAGGGTTCACCTATTCCATTCATTACTTCTGATGTGACAAGATTGAGAAAAACTAATGATGACATAGCCGTATCTTATTGGCTGCGTTCACCCAATGTTATGTCCAATACTTATTTGTATGGAGTAAATTCAGATGGTTCTTTGAGTGGTTATAAATATGCTAACGGCGAATCGTATGTGGCAATCATTTTAAGTATCTAATAATAATAGGACGTTCTTCAGAGCGTCCTTGTTTTAATGGAGGAAAATTATGTTTTATAAAGTAATCAAAAGCAAAAATGTGATTGATGTCCTCTGTTCAATTCAATATGTTAAATTTCAGCTCAAGCACAAAATCCTATTGCAGTGCAGTGAAGAAGAGGCACAGGGTATTTTATCGTCTACAGGTGACACAGCATATCACATTCCATCATTAAATCCATTCCCCGTAGATTCATTCGCCACTGTGACTTTAGAGGAAATTACGGAACATGAATATAATCAGCTTAAATTGACTCATTGTATGTCACCAGAAGAAATTATTGATCGGTATACGATGAGTCTATTGGAACAGGGGGTAATTTGATGAGTGATTTTATAGAGAGTTTAAAAAGATTATACAGAAATAAAATGCTGAAAAATGAACAGTTAGATCATCTCCTCTCTATTGGTAAAATCTCAAAGGAGGAGTTTGAGTACATAAAACGAAAGGAGGGGTAAAACGTGCATACATTTTTAATTCAGAATGATAATAGCGTAATTGCTACGAAACGACAGAGAATCATACAGTGTTCCAGACTGGCAGATAATACAACAGATGGTATGGTCTATGTCAACGCATTCGATGATGAGGAGGATGATGGCTAATGGCTACCAAAACTTCCTCAAGCAGAGCAAAATTCTCACTTGTTAAGTTTGATGACATCGAGCATCTTATCAATGATGGTAAACTTGATGCAAATGATATCATCTACACTAAAGATACGCATGAAAATATTCTAATTGGTTCTGATTTATCTATTAATCCAGTTCGTTCTAAAATCTATCGTTTCCTCGATGTTGCTACAGCGGAAAGTGCATTAAATAGTGCAACTGATTCTTATGAAGGTCAAATTGTCGCCATTCTTACTGACGGAGCTTATACAGCCTATATTGTCAATAAGAATACAGGTGGCTCTTTTTATGTAAGCAGACTAAGTGAGGATGCAAAGACTTTAAACTATGATACGTTAGGGAATAGACCGATTGATAATCTCGATGGTGCTTTAGATCGTCCAATTACCATTTCTAATTTGACAACTGGCGTTTATAAAGTTCGTGGTCAGTATAAGATTTGTCCAAGTGATTTTACAACTTATATTTCTGGTAACGATCATATTTTTCTGGTTAAACATGGAGATGCTGAAGTCTCTATTCGCAAAATCACGGCTACAGATATGTTCAACTATGTCGTAACTGATGATTCTATTACTTCTCAATCTGAAATCCCAACAAAAGACTGGATTGAAAAACAGGGATACGCAACAAAATCCTATGTCGATGAGCAGATTGCTGCCCTAAATTTTGTCACACGAGATGAAATTTCAGACTACGTTAAAAACGTTATTTCAACAACACTTGATCCGATGATCGATGAACGGATTGAAACTAAATTAAATGAAACCCTCAATGAAGTTGAGGATTCAGATATCAATAACTTATTCTAATTTTTCACAAGGAGGAAAATAATATGGCAACTACGTTTACTTATGTATCTTTGCAGAACCTTCAGCAGTACGACAGTTTAATCAAACCATATATTGATGGCAAAGTGACTACTGGTATTGCAAATTCTTTAAAGACTGTGTCTCTTGATGGAAACACTCTGAAATTCTATACCGTTGCAGAGCCAATTAGCGCTACTGCTCCGGCATTTACTATCGAACTTCCACAGCAGGATCTCGCTAATTTTTTAACAAAATTCGAAGCTGCTACTGCTGGTGATGTTGTTATCGTTGGTGATGACGGTAAGGTTATCAAAGACAGTGGTATTAAGTTGACCGATCTTGCAACTCTCGCAAACGTAGATGAGAAGATTGCGGCTGCAAAGAAACTGATTGACGCTGACATCAAAAAGAACACTGATGCGATTGCTAAACTAAATGGTGACGAGACTACAGACGGTTCTATTGCAAAGGCTGTAAAGACAGCTCAGGACACCTTACAGGGCAAGATTGATGTAAACAAGAAAGAGGTTGATGGTAAGATTGGTACTCTCACTGATTTAACCACCGATGATAAGACCAGTCTTGTAAAGGCTATCAACGAGAATAAGGCTGCTATTGACGCGGCTAAGGCGGCGGATAAAGTAACACTTGACACTACAACTACTACCGATGGTATGCTCAAGTCTTACACTGTAAAACAGGGCACTAAAACTATTGGTGTTATCGACATCCCGAAGGATATGGTTGTAAAATCCGGTGTCGTTGAAGAAAATCCGGTAGGTCAGAAAGAAGGTACTTATATTGTCCTGACTCTGGCAAACGCTACCGAAGACAAGATTTATATTAATGTTGCATCTCTGGTAGATATTTACACTGCCGAGAAGAACGCTGTACAGGTACAGCTTACTATTAATCCAACCACCAGAGAAATTAGTGCAGTCATCGTCGCTGGTTCTATCGGTACTGTTGAGTTAGCAGATGGCGCAATTACTACCGTTAAGATTGCTGATGGTGTTGTAACCAAGGCAAAACTTGCTACCGAAGTACAGGCATCTCTTGATAAGGCAGATAGTGCTTTACAGGAAGCAGACATCGCTGATCTAAAAAAAGATGTTGCAGCTAACAAAGCTTCTCTAGCTGAGGGTGGTGCTACCGACACTGCTATTAAGGCAGCTAAACAGGCGGCAGACGATGCCAAAGCCGCTGCTGATGAAGCAAAAGCAGGAGTTTCCGGTTTAAACACTAGAGTAAAAGCACTCGAAGATGTGAAATATGTTGCTGCTACCGAAACAGAAATCAAAGCACTGTTCCCGACCGCACAATAAATTGATTTAGTAGGATGAGGGTGTTATTGCCCTCTCCTATTTTACTAATTGGAGGAAAATCATGGTAAACACATATATCGGCTTGGATGGACTCCAATGGTACGATTCCGAGATTAAGGATTATATATCCAAGCAAATTGAAGATTCAAAAAAACAAATTGTTATCACCGCCGATTCCTATTTGGAGTTTCCTACTCTTGGAGATGCTGAATGTATCTACATCGATAAAGTCAATAATAGAGTTTATAGATGGGACGATGCAAATCTAAAATATTATGTAATCGGCAGTGATTACAGCGAAATTGAAATTATAGATGGAACAGGTAAATAAATATGGCAAATACAACTTTAAAAACACGAATTATTTTAAATAACAAAACCACCGATGAATGGGCGAAGAACAGTACATTTGTCGGTTTAAAAGGTGAATTTCTTGTTGATACTGTCACCAGAAAAATTAAGATTGGTGATGGTGCAACCGTATATGCTGACTTAGCTTATGCTAACTTAACGCCAGAGGAAGTACAGGAATTAATCAAAAACGCATCTCACAGCCATAGTAATAAGAGTGTTCTTGATGCAACTACCGCTTCTTTTACTGCTGAATTACTCGAAAAATTAAACGGTGTCGCAACAGGTGCAAATAAGACAACGGTGGATGACAAACTCAGTTCCACTTCTGTAAATCCAGTACAGAATAAAGTAGTAAACTCTGCTCTTGGCGGAAAAGTACCTACTTCCAGAAAGGTCAATGGTAAAGCTTTAACTGGTGATATCACTCTTTCTGCCGATGATGTAAAAGCAATTCCAGCATCTCAGAAAGGCGTAGCTAATGGTGTAGCTTCTCTTGATGCAAATGGACACATTCCTACTTCTATGCTCCCGTCTAGTGTAGATGAGATTCTGGAAGGTTATATCTCAGATGATGCAGTAACATTCTACAAAGATTCTGCAAAATCTAGTGCATATACAGCAGAATCAAGTAAGATTTATGTTGATTTAGCCAGTGAAAAAATCTACCGTTGGTCTGGCTCAAAATATACAGTTATCTCTGAGACTATTGCAATTGGAGAGACTTCTACTACAGCTTATCGTGGTGACAGAGGTAAAGTAGCTTATGATCATTCACAGTCTGCACACGCACCAAGCAACGCTGAGAAAAATATTATCGTTGGTATTCAGAAGAATGGCACTGATGTAGCACCTGATGGAAACCGCAAGGTAAATATCGCTGTGCCGACTAAGACTTCTGAGATTACTAATGATAGTGGATTTATTACTTCTGGCGCAACCGTGGCAAAGGCAAACCAACTGACAAATACAAGAAAAATTGATGGTGTAAATTTTAACGGTACAGCAGATATCACACATTTTGCAACTTGCTCAACTGCCGCTGCTACTCAGGCAAAGACAGTTAGTGTTACAGGTTTTAATCTTGTTACTGGTGCAAGGGTAACAATTAAGTTTACTGTCACAAATACTGCTGCTAACCCGACATTAAACGTGAATGGTACTGGCGCAAAGGCAATCAAATATCGTGGTGCTCCGATTAATGCAGGTTATCTTGCAGCTAACAGAGTGTACGAGTTTGTATATGATGGCACTGACTACCTATTTAAGGGTGATATCAATACTGATAGTAATACTACATATACGGCTGGTTCAGGTTTATCTCTCAGCGGAAATCAGTTTAAACATAGTAATGCAGTAACAGCAGGAACAGCAAAAGGTGATGATAGTAAAACATTAGGTTTTGGTGGTACATTTACAGTCCCAAGCGTAACATACGATGCACAAGGACATATCACAGGTAAGGGTTTTACTACTATGACCATGCCATCAGCTCCGACAAGTGTATCTGGTAATGCTGGAAGTGCAACTAAGTTAGCAAATGCTAGAAACTTTAGTATCACAGGTGGAGTAACTGCTGCCGCTGTTTCATTCAATGGAACGGCTGATGTTCCATTGAATGTTACTTCTGTAAATGCAGCCAAACTAACTATTGCAGAAAGTGATACATTAATTTTAGATGGTTCAATCTAAAATCATTTATCTCTGGTAAGGTTAAAACCTTATCAGAGAATTTAAAATCTAAAAAGGAGGGAATATGGCAAATAATACTTTAAAAGCACGATTAATACAAGCCTCTAAAACTGAAGCTGAATGGAAGTCTAGCAATCCAGTGTTATTAAAAGGAGAAGTTGCTTATTCTTCAGATAAGAAACAAAGAAAAACGGGTGATGGAAGCTCTAAATGGACAGATTTAGAATATGATAAATCTGTACCAACAGCACACACGCACGATGATAGATATTATACCGAATCAGAAGTTAACACTAAACTTGGCGGTAAGGTTGATTTATCGGCTGATGGCGTAACTAAAGCTATTAATAAGCTTAGTACGGCAGCAGCTACTCCAACAGATGAAGACTATTATATTTCACAATATGCAGGTGGTGGAACCACAACCATTTCATATTATCGTAGACCTATGAAGGCTTTATGGGCATATATTCAATCTAAACTTCATAAGGTTGCAACAAGTGGTTCTTATAATGATCTAAGTAATAAACCGACTATCGGAAATGGTACAGTTACTATTAAACAGGCTGGAACTTTAAAAGGTACATTTACTCTTAATCAGACTGATAATGCAACTATTGAGCTAACAGATGACAACACAACTTATTCCACAGGTACATCGACTGCTCCTGGTCTTACAAAGCTTTATACGTCTGTTGGTACTGCAACTGATGGCACAATGACACAAGCTGCTATGAAAAGTGCATTAGATGGTAAAGCTTCGTCATCTCATACACATAATTACGCTGGATCATCTAGTGCTGGTGGTGTTGCTAATAGTGCGAATAAATTAGCTACACCGAGAAAAATAAATGGTATTGCTTTTGATGGAACAAAAGATATCAATAATGTGATTTATACGACCAAGAAGGATTATGATACCCTTGTTAAAACTGGCACATACGACAAAAGTGCTATGTATGTAACAACGGATGAAATAGATGATATGTCTAAATTTAACACTGATCTGCTAGACAGTTCTACGTCTCTTGCAAAACAAGGTAAATACCTCTCCTATTCCGATCAGAATGGCGGAAAATATCTTTCAATTAAAAATACAACAGATAATTCTACTGTAGGTCACGCGAAACTTATGGATGGTGAGTCTGGCGAAGGGATGGATGTCGATGCAGATAAAGTTAAGACAATAGATTCAAAAGGAATCCTTGTAGATGCTTTGGGTGAAACCACGGCACAGGCTTTGATTGATGAAGTTGCAAAAAGAGTGATAGATCTTACCGGTAGAATGTCTACTACTGAAAATGGACTGCAAAGTGCTAATGATGCCATTACTTCGTTAAATAGCGATATTAAAATTAAATTTTATGGCAAAGTTACAGATTTATCAGTAATAAAAACACTTTGTCAACAAGACTATGAATGTTGGGTTGGCTATATTGATTGGAAGAATACTGAAATCTTGCCCTCTACTGGTGGTACTATGCTTTGGTTTGCTTTTGATTGGATAGTATGTGGGTTATGTTATGGAAAGATGTTTTATTTAAATATGGATACTCTTACATGGTCTTAAGTTTAAATATTCTCATCTATTATTAAATAAGAAGCTGCCGAATATTATTTCAAACAGCTTCTTACCATTATTATCTCTTAACGAATATTCCTTTTATGTTTACTTTTTCTCGTTCTTCTAGTTCAAATTTTTTTACAAATTGCAAATCTTCCTGCCATTTGCTAATTGCAACTTCATATTTTGATTGAGTTTTTCTGGTTTGGATGAGCCAGTTTAAGAAGCTAATCAGGTCATGTATTTCAGTCGTTTTGTTTTGCAAAGCAATTCCTAAAATCTGTTGTCTTTCTTCGGCTGGTAAGTTCAACTCCATTCCCACCGAGTATCCCATTGCATTCAAAACAGATTGGCTTTTATAACAGAATGGCTTCGCCGTTTTTTTGTTGCTTATATCGCTCTCATTATATACGGCGCATAGTGGCGTTCCGTGTTTGAGCATTTCCTTATAATCCTCATTGAAGCAATAATATCTGTTACATTCTGAGCAATATCCAACATATATCTCATATTCGATCTGTTTGTTATCGTCGCTGAGAAGATAAACAATACCTCTTAGCGGTTCGATATAATGGTCGTGGCAAATCATAGAACGTGCGGTTACAATCACATCGGTGTGACTAATCACTTTTTTATTTAGTTCAGAAAGAAATTTGTCATTCTCCTCGTCAACTCTATGCGAGTCGATTGTTTGAGCTAGTACAACGGCTTTCTTATCGCACTTCACATCGTCTCTATTTTTATATGCATCTCTGAAGCAAGTTCCTAGTCCACCTTCGCGATTTCTGATATACAGGTCTGTGCCGCTATATGTTACCGGTTTTCCGGATGCCGACCATACCACTTCCATATCATTTGAGATATTCTCCTGAAAATCAGACTTGTTTTTAAGTCCACCGTTTATATGTAAGAACACTTCTGTCCGTTCATAAAATGTATGGTATTTAACAGTTTCATTATCATCGAATTTTTCCCATCGCAATAATCTTTGTCTTGTTGCGGTAAGCAGCTTATCGATCCAGATTCTATATCTACTATCACTAAGCGGCAGGTCTTGAATCAAGCCATCATCCATCCACGATCGACTTAGTTCTTTTTCAAATATCTTTTCGAAAATACCGTTGCAATCTGGTGCTAATAAAAATTCTGTTGGCGAAACAGAGATCATATCACTAAAATAATATGTACGAGCATATGGATATATTTCCTTTTTGTAGCCTTCTTTATATTCTTGTGTAATCGTTATGGGCGTTTTTAAATATAAGTTATATATCCAGCGGTCTTCGCCAGTTCTCTTCTTGGATAAAATATAAGAAGAACCTTGTAGAGTTGGTATTACATAGTCGTCTATAGTTTCTATCTTTTTATATTCGGCTATTTCTGTGGAAAAGTTAATACTATCTACTCTTCCGTCGTCGCTAAAAGTCAGAAAAGGGTTTTCTAAATATGACGAAGACATTAACTTGGCATATTTTTCTACAGTCTTTTGTGGCTCTCTGAAAAATTCTCGGCTTGAACATTCTAATGAAACAGCAAAGTATTCTATTGCATTTTCAATCGGTAAAATTGTATTGAATGACTGCGACAAATCATACGCCTCTTCATTTTGTTCCGCAATTTCTAGTAGTATCTGTAAAAAATTTACATTCTTCTCTATACACTTTAACAATATATTTCCAATTAAGTGATTCTTTTTATGGTAATTGGTGTATTTATTCAGTTTTTTTTCAATTAATGGACACATCTTTCCGTTATGCTTCTGTCCACACGCGAGACAAGCTCTGTTTGTGTAGGAAATGTTTTGTTTAGCCATATTCAATCCCCCTAATCATTTGATATCAACAACTTTATTTTACATTTAGACATATGGAATATCAAGCGCTTTGTTCCTAACTCTTGAAACAAATCCTCTACTCTCCCGTTATAGGAAGACACAAGGATTTCATAATAAATTTCTGAGCGGATAAAGAATGACCTTTGTCTGCTTTTTTATTACCTAAAACCTTATTAAATTCAACACAAGGAGGACTTTAAATGATAGGATCTACAAATTTAAGCGGTGGTGGCGGTGTCGGCTCCGATGAATTGACTGCTACCGCCGCGAATGTACTCGAAGAAACTACATATGTCGGCGCGGATACTGATGACGAGCTGGCAGAAGGTACAATGCGGCATCTCACCAACCGCGCTACGATTACTCATACGGCAGAAAATGTTACAAAAGTAATCGAGGGTGATGCAGCTTTTACATCTACTAACAGCGATGGAACGGCGCGTGCGGAAATCAGATATAATGGAACAGAAGGATTTATTACTCCTAATACATTATTCGCCGTACCACAGGGAGATATGGCTACTGCTGGCGGACTGACTGCTGAGAAATTATTAGAAGGACAAAGTGCATTTGGAATCACTGGTGCTGCCACTTCTGATGCGACTGCGACAGCAAATCAAATTTCAAGTGGAAAAATTGCTTATGTCAAAGGTTCTAAGATTACAGGTACTCTTGCAGAACGTGGACAAGCTCAATATGGTAATTTCGGACAAGGTAATGGATATGTAGCCATCAATGCACTTCCAGAGGGCATTTATCGGTCAAATGGAGCTGCTTGGGCACCAGAGGCACGTATCGCAACCTCAACATTAGCAAGCGGAATTGGGCTTAATGCCAGTGTTATTAAGAAGGGTGTTTCCATATTGGGTATTACAGGAAGTTACGAGGGTTATTATTCTGGCAATGGAACTATATATAATCGTGGTTCTTGGGGTTCAGGATATAACATAGGTTGGTTTTCAGCATATACAAGCGATTCTGGTTCTTCTTTTACTCAATCATCTACCTCTATTAAATTTAACGCCGCTAGTGCCTCAGCATTGAATTTTGGAGCTTTTTTATTTGGAAATTCTAATAAAACTATTATATTAAATGCATTTAATAAATTGACTATAAAAGTATTAGTAGATATGGCAAGTAGTTATAATGACTGTGGTTTTGGAGTAGGAATATATGGAACAGGAAAAAATATGATTACACAGAATGGTATTAGCACTACATCAGGAACCAGCGTTGAATATACGCTAACAATAAATATATCAAGTGTTAATACTAATACTTATTTCCTCATGGAAGCAACTCATACTGGGAGAAATAATTCTTTGGCGTTTCATGGTTTTACTTTATTGTCTATAATTCTCTCCTAGGTTGTAGTTAGATAAATTTGACTTACATATATTACCTGGCTATTTGCTCTATAACTTGCAGAAAATTTAACATATATCCAATAATTTCCTGAGAATCCAGATATGTCTAATATAATGGTACCGACTCCATTGTTATTGATATATGCAGAAAAATCATCTTGCTTCATATTGCTATTTGTAGAAATGCCGAGAGAAATACTACTAGTACTTCCTGCACTGTAAGTAGCTTTTAAATAATTATACGATGATATATTTTGGATATTGTTTAATCTAATATAACAGCCACAACTATTCAGCATTGACGCTTCTAATCTGCTACCTATCGTTGGAGAACAATTTCCATATCTATCAGTAACACTTGCACCAGATTGTCCACCAGCATAAGAACCGTTATTAAATAAGTAGCATGGGTTAGTAGCAGCACCTTCAAATGTTCCGATAATACCCACTTACAGAAATAAAGGTTTAAATGGGTATTACAGGAACTTGTGAGGGATATTTTGAGAATCCATTATACGTCTATAACTATGGTACTTGGAAATATGTATCTTCTGGCGGAATGTCAACAACAAGTATTACAGGGAAAGAGACTATGGTAGAAATGTATATGTACACCAATTCTAGTAATATTCAATTTTATGGGGTAAACCACAGTAAGGGAAGTTATATTGCATCAGGATGTGCAAGAACCAATAGTCCAATGAATTTGTCTGGTTATAGTATGTTGAATGTTAGATTTAATGTAACATCTAGTAAAAGTAGTAGCATTGGATATTGTCAAATTGGAGTAAGTACAAATTCATCAGATAGTATGGGGTATACCGCAACGGCAGCATCTAGTTCATTAGGAGAAGTTGTTGTATCATCGAATATAACTTCATTATCTGGATGGTATTATATTTATGTAGACGCAGAAATTAATAGTGCTGGAACAGGAAACTTTTATATTTATCAAATATATCTAACTTGATTAAGTGAACCATATTTTGTAAATGCGAAATGTTATCATAGTTCCAACATCTAGTCCATCATATGAATCGGTTTCAATCATTATTCTTCCTGTTAGATTTAACCTGATAAATTTATGATATATTTTAATTAGTCAACCATGCCTTTAAAATGACAAGAGATATAGTCCTGCTTTTTGTAGGAGCTTTTAAATACAGATAAGCAAACACTTGATATGTTCCTGATAAATTTGAGACATTCAAACTATATGTAGTATCATTAATCCAATTTATACCTCCTGGTTTGCTCGTATTTTGCGCGAGATCAACAGCTACAGTAAAATTGTTACCTGACATATTAGGAGAACCTACACCAACTCTCATAGTACCTGCTGTACCGTCTGTATATGTTGAAAGAACTAAATGAAGTGTTTTATATGGTGTTAAGATAATACTATTAGAATATCTTGACAAAACCCATGATACTGAGCCTTGAGAAACGGGTCCAGCAGAAGTTTCATCGTTATGTACTTTATAATAACTACTAGCACTACTAACATGCTGTGCAGATATCCATCCATTAGTTCTATTTCTACCGTCATATAGCCAAAGTGTGCTGGAAGCACTACCTTCGAAACTTCCAGTAATACCCATTATCTAAATAGCGCGTTCAGGAACATATGTTCTGCAAAATTCTTGACAACTTAACTAGCCTGTATTATGATGTATTTAAAATCATAACACAGGAGGATCGAATAACGTATGAGAACATCGCGCCAAATAAAGAATTGTTCTAAATGTGGTCAAGTATATATAAATTCTACGGGACAGAACCTTTGTCCAAATTGCAGAATAAAATATTATCAGCCAAATTACAATAGACACCCCATCAAACGCACAGAATTAGTCCTAGAACGCGGCAAAATACTCTCATTGAATATTTTTACGTCTAACGAATAAATCCCTCAAATAAGGCATTCTGAGAGCTTACCATGTTACTACCCTGTCTATGATCGCCCTTTGTTCGGTTGATGTCTTTCTGAGATATATTCTGGTTGTATCAATGTTTTCATGCCCCATCAAATCCGCAAGTAAAGCTAAGTCATTATGCTTATCCAAAAAATTCTTAGCATATCTGTGCCGGAATGAATGCGGATATACCACTTCGGCTGATACTTTTGATTTTTCAGCATATCTTTTAATCTGTTGCGCTAGTCCACGCGTTGTAATTTGATTTCCAAAACGGTTTAGAAATATAAAGCCGCTCTTTCTCCCTGTTTTTTCAATCCATATCAATGCTTCTTTTTGAAGTTTTGCTGGAATAAAGATTCTGCGGAGTTTGCCACCTTTGGTATATAAATCCACATATCCCATCTCGACATTCTCACCCTTAAATCTGATTAGTTCACTAACACGCGCACCTGTCGCAGCCATGAACCAAATCGCAAAATACCATTGTTTGTTCTCCATTTTCTTAAATTTGCGTTTTAAATAGATATAATCAGCGTTGCTAATTACGTTCTCAAGAAATGTCTTACGCTGAATTCGAACGGTCTTTAATCTGAGCTTTTCTTTTCCAAGATACTGTAAATACTTATTGATTCCCAAAATTCTGACGTTGACAGTGCTGGGCGCATAATGCTCCATTAAATACTCTTTGTATGATAAAAGATTGGTCTTATTTACTTCTGGATAATGTCTATCAAAATAATTTGCCGTCCAAACATAGTTCTGGATTGTGCTGTCGGTTAAATTTTCTCTTCTTAAAAATGTCTCGTATTTCATAAATGATATTCTCCTTTTTCTTCCGTATATCATTTATGTTCTCTTATTCTCATTGCAATATAGGCGAATCGCGCCAGAAAGGAAAACCACATGAAAATTTATGTTAATGAACGATATGAAATTGTGGATGTAAATACCACAACTGATGAAACCCTGAAAGAATACGAAATTTCCGATGAACAATTTAAAGGAAAATGCATCGGATTTATTCGTGGCTATAAATATGAACCAGTTTGGAAAATTGCCATTGATCCTGAGACGAACCTGCCACAGGTCGATGAAGAAGGTAATCAGGTTTATGAACTGGATGAAGATGGAAACAAAATCAACGCTGGATGGAGTTTGTATCCGTACTGGGATTACAACCAGCTCTGTCAGATGCAGCTTGAATACGAAAATAAACAACTTGTGCTGGCTATGGCAAATATGATTGGAGGTGTTGCAAATGATTAATAATATGCAAAAAAAGATTCTGGTAAAAGCAATCGAAATCGGTGTGGAAAGTGGTGAGGATGCGCTGGAAATTTTAAAGTCTTATCCAAACTTATCCATCGCAGAGAAACAAGAAATTGGCAAAGAAGTTGGCATTGAATACTCTCCTACTCTCGCGGAGGCTCTGACGGAGAAAATCGCGGAATTATCTAGTGCTTGCAATAAAGCCATTGAGGACGGTGTAACAATTCAAATTGATGGAGTAGATGAGCATTTTTCTTATGGTATCGCATCTGGAGATCAGAGTAACATTGATTCCTTGTTTCTAATGGCAAAAACGAGCGGCTTGTCTCAGCCATATCACTGCTCTGGCGGTGGCTCTTGTAAGCTGTATACCCCGGAGCAGATGTCGGCTATTTACGTTGCAGAAAAGATGAATACGACAGCGCAGACTACTTACTTCAATCAGTTAAAGGAAATGATTACTGATACCTATAAATCTGAGAACGATGTCGATGTTGTTCTTGGTGTTACATGGGGAACGCCTCTGAGCGGCAAATATCTCGATAACTACAATTTGATCATGGCACAGAGTAACCTTATCGTAAAGGCGGTGACGAAAAATGAGTCAAAGGATGCAGAAAACACTGAAGTTACTGTTTAAATATGGATTTCTTTATTGTGTAGGTGGTAGTATTTATTATGGCATAGAAATCTTGTGGCGCGGTTTCAGCCATTGGACGATGTTTTGTCTGGCTGGAATGTGTTTTATTTTTGCTGGGTTACTTAATGAAATAGAGTCTTGGGAAATGCCGTTGTGGAGACAAATTCTACAAGCATTGGTATTTACTTTGTGCGGAGAATTTACTTGCGGTTGCATTGTGAACTTATGGCTTAAATGGGATGTTTGGGATTACTCAGATATCCCATTTAATTTATTCGGTCAGATTTGTCTACCATATGCTTTATTATGGATTCCACTTATTTTAGTTGCTATTGTTTTAGATGATTATATAAGATATTGGTTTTTTGGCGAAGAAAAACCAAGGTATAAGTTGTTTTAAGGAGGAAAGTGAAAATGAAGAGTTATTCTTCTGTTACAAATGCAATTGATGCGGTAATTAAGATTGCTTTTGCTGAAGTTGGTTATTTAGAGAAAGCATCAGGTGTTAATTTATATAATAAGACTACAAATGCTGGCGATAAGAATTATACGAAATACGGATATGAAATGAATAAGATTTATCCTGCTGTAATGGATTATCCGGCATATTGGTGTGATAGTTTTGTTGATTGGTGTTTCTATAAAGCATTTGATGTATGTAATGCTAAAAAGGTTTTATGTGGAGATTTTGATGATTACACTATAGCTTCTGCTCAATTATATAAAAATAAAGGAGCATGGCACACTTCTAAACCACAGCGAGGGGATCAAATTTTCTTCACAAACGGAAAACGTATTTGTCATACCGGATTAGTTTATAAAGTAGATTCAAAATATATTTATACTGTTGAAGGTAACACATCTGATGGAACTGCTGTTGTGCCTAATGGTGGTGCTGTGTGTAAAAAGAAATATATCTTAAATAACAGTCGCATTGCAGGCTATGGAAGACCATTATATAGTCTTGCTGTGTCAGAAGGTAGTCAGTTGGTTACATATGATATTAAAACTGGTTTTAGGGGTGTCTCAGTGTGTGTAGATAGTGGTTTAAATATTCGTTCCTACCCTGTGTCAGGTTCAATAATTGGCACTGTACAAAATACTGTACTGGTTCATCCAACGAAAAAGACATTTGTATCAAATGGAGATGTTTGGTATTATCTTCCAGACAAGGATGGTTGGATCTCTGCAAAGTATATTGATGGTGGTTGGGTGTACGAATGTTCAGTAAAATCATCGCGTAAATGGTGGTATATTCACAAAGGATATACTTGTACTACGAATGGATTTGAAGTGATTAATGGGCTTAATTATGCTTTTGATGCTGAAGGATATATGTATGAGAACGAGGAAATTCCGGCAAATGCAGATGCGGATGGTGTAGTAAGAATTAAATAA